AAAACCTTGTGTTATCAAGTATTTAAAGCAAAACCAAAAAATCGAGAAAACTTGAATAAGTTGTTATATCTTGATATAAATTGGTATATTTTGATGTATTAATGGAGACAAAATGGAGACTCTTCAAAATGCGTGGAGACAAAATAATAAAGAACTAGAGACAAAGAATCTTTGCAAATCGTAAAAAAATAGGGTATACAGAAATTAATCTGTATACCCTATAATTATTTTATCCCTTATAGCCATAACCGACCATAGCGGTAGGAGAGTATGTAATCTGTATTGTACATGCCCTATTCACAATAATTCGATTTTTAACAATTTCATCATCAGATTGATAAGTATTAATCAGTCTTGGCAATAAAAAGTTGCAATCCTTACCTAATTGTCTACCAATCACACTGCTCGTTACAAGCTGTGATAATCCATTAATGGTAATCACTTCATCCATGATACAATTATCAATTTTAAACTGCCTGTCAAGAATTAGTAACCCATTCTCCTGATCTACATAATAGCTAGAAACAGTTAAATCGCCAGCTTCTTTGCATGTAATGACATAATCAGCATGAATATATCCGAATTCATCACCACTTACTTCAAATTCTGTTTCTCGGTTACTATCAGATAAATCACAATTAATCACTAAATCATCCTGTAATGCATATGGTGTATTAGCCGTAAATGTCAGATTAAAGCCAATAATAACATCATTCAACATAACCTGTTTGACGATGAATGTGCCGATCCAATATAAATGCTCAAATCCTTCACAATTAATTCTGAAGACTTTATTGCGTTGAGATAACCATTTTTGGATTTTCCTTGCCTGTGTAACTGTTAAATAATCAATATCAGTTTCACACGGATTGAAGCAAATTGATAATGGGAGAGTGAATGGTTCATCGTAAGTTGTAGAATATAAATTAAATACATTTGACCCAGATGGTTTCTCTTGGTTTAATTTAAGCTCTGCACCAACTTCAACCGAGCCAGATGAACCGTCAAAATTACAGCAAATACAATTAAAATCCGCAAGTTGCTTCCCTGCAAAAGTAAAATCATTAACCTTCATTTGATCATTCACCTCCAATTATCTGTTTCAGTTTTTCAATCTCTTTATGCTGTTCCTGTATCAATTTAAGCATTGCTGGAACAATATATTGCTCGTTCCATGCGTCAACAAGAACTTTACCAGATTCTTCATCTACATGCCAGTCTGCTGCAATTTTGTAATTATCATACACGTTCTCAGCAATTAAACCGATCATATTTTTACGATAACGAATATCATCTCTGTTGGTAAAGTAATCTTTTTTATATTTAAATTGTACCACATCAATATTATAAAGATGTTCTGGATTTAATTCTTCATCTAAATCTGTTGTTATACTGTCTTTGAATCTTCGAGACGATGTTTTTGAGGTTTTTGCTAATACACCATTTCCATCTGCTGAAATGTATGCATTAGCCGCAGAGGTAGTTGATGCTTTTGTTGCGTATGGTACATATAAACACGTTGGAACTTGTAATGTTGATGGGACAGCTACCGCACCTGTTGATTGGAATGTAATATAATTTGTCCATGAATTTGCGTTACCATTCATTATATAGAATGAGCTACCATCGTTTCTGAATCTAATATATGAATCATTATATTCAAGTATTAATTGAGCAGTTGCTAAACCTAATGAGTTACCATTAATAAGTAAAGGTACTTGAGTATTATATTGTGCACCATAATTATCTCTATACGAATTCTGCAATGAGTTCCATACGTTTGTATTAACATTATCTATATATGTTTTAAGTGATTTACCCTGTGCTGCTGATAAGGCAGAAGTAGTGCTATCAGAATCACAAGAATTTTCAATAACAGTAACCGTATCTGTAAACTTTGCGTCACTTGGTACTGATTTATTAATTGTAAACCCGTTAAAGTTTGTGCCATTAACACTACCTGTTGCCGTAATTGAGCCTGCCGCCCATGTATTACCATCCCAATCAACTGTGAAAGCATTGGAACGGGATTTTATTGTATTGGCTAAAACTAAATCTCTTTCATCTTCATATGAGCCATTGCCTATAATAAATACATATTTACCTTTTGCGAATCCATCTTTTGTATCTATGATATTAAGTTTACCAATCACAGTTTGAGAGTTGCCATTTGCGATAGTTCCCTTACCGGTTGCAAATCCGTAGTTAACATATTTGGTTTCTCCCCCACACGATGCATGACAATAGTTTCCATATGATGTTCCTCCACTATCTCCATGACAATAGTTTCCATCTGATGTTCCTCCACTATCTCCATGACAGAAAACTCCCATCACATTGCTGCTACTTAAACTAGATGAACAGCTTCCACTAACTCTACCACAATGACAAAAAGATCTGAATCCACTAGCTTCTTGACCATTAATTAAAACTGCTCCATATCCCGAACAATTGCCTTTATCAAACGAGTTAATAACAACATTTACTAACGGAGTCATTGATTCTTTTATTTCATCAAATGTGGGATATTTAACGAATATATCACATCCAGTAGAAGCCTGAATTAGATGCTGATTTGGGTTTGTGTCTGAATTATGCCAATACTGAGGTATCGACATATGTAAACCGTCATGATTCAATATTAACTGAGTAAACTTACAGTTCAGCACTTCAGAATCATCGACCCATGTATTTAAATATTCTGGTTGATTAATGTCACCTAAAACCAAACCTGAATCAGTGATAGTATCATCATTATATTTTAAAAAGTCCGTTTTAATACCAACTTTATAATGTCCATCACTATTTTTGTAATACTTTAAATAATTATCATTATTACCAAAAATTACTTGCCCATCTTTACCCATAAATATTCCATATTGCTCATTATCAAAACTTGATTTAGAACCAGTATACAATGAACTATCCGTTATATTAAAACCACCAATCGTGCCCGAAGTTGCTGTGACTTTTCCGCTTATATTTGCATTACTTGCATATAAATCACCGCTTGTAGTAACACCAAATTTACTACCTGCTGTAAAACACCAACCATTAATAGAAGATGAGCCACCAACTTCTTTAGTTGTAGTAGTGCCCGTACACATTAATACAGATTTGTCAGTTCCCCAAGCTCCATTAGTCAATGCATTAGTGGTTATATTAAAACCACCGATAGTACCAGAATGACTTATAATTGTACCATTCAGATATACATTATCCGCATATAAGCCATAACCGACACAATCATAAGTGCCACATTTTAATCCGTCAAGATACCCTAATCTCACACTCGGAACAGTATATACTGTATCAGGATCAGAGTTTGATTTACTGCCCCAAATATCAACATAAGGTGCAGAATTTGCACTGCCTGTAGCAGACATTCTAATGCCGACAGGGGAATATACATTCTCAGTAGTTGAGCCAATTTTTTTACCATATCTCTGATACAGCATAACACTAATATCACTGTATGACGCACCATTTTTAGCTGTAGCAAAATGATCAGCGATAGAAGATTCGACTGTAAGTGTTAATGACATAGTGTTAGCAGTTGTATTCAATTTAGCAGCCATAACACCACTACATCTAATATTCAATCCGTCAATTTTACCTTGGAACTTAATCTTAGAATTTTTTGCCCAACGGACACCTTGAATAGAATCAGAAGTAATAGCTGTTTTGTCTAAGATAGAAACAGTAATAGTTGTAGCACTTGCTTTAGATACATTCACTGTTGCACCTGGCTGTATGTATATTGTAGGAGCTACACAGAATTCTCCACCTAAATCTTGAATAGTATTTAACTCGTATTTGAATGCTTTCAGAGTATCATTAACCGTTACATTGGTTGCTGTGATATTATTAGCAGCGAGAGAGTTATTTATCGTTACTGGAACGGTAAACTTGGCAGAAGACGTATTGAATAATACCTTATCTCCATTATTACCCAGCTGAAATGCATTGTCGGTTCTAATTAAACTTCTACCAAAAAACACGCCTGATGTTAACCAAGATTCAGCATAACCATCATTTATTCCTAACCAGTTATAACCATAGTCTCTGATAACCACTTTTCCATTAACTGATATCTTACCATTAGCTTGTGAGTTACCTACATTCAACGTACCTGTAGTAGTAGTATTGCCATTAACAGTCAATCCACTTGTCATTATATTATGAGCAGTTACATTAGTAGCATTTAATGTTTTTACAACCAATGAATCGCTGATATTTATATCCTCACAAAAAAGCTTACCAAGTAATCTACTCGATCCCATGACAAGCAAATTTCCTAATTGTGCCAAGTAAAATCACACCCCTTTCTAAAGAGAGCAATTTACTTGCCCTCCACAACTGTATCTTCTTTAATTTCTTCATCTTTCTGAACCTTGTCCATAAACGAAAGCATATCAATATCACGGATATTTAATTTGCAATCATCTGGAAGAGTATCATATACTGCATCCATATCGAATACAGCAAGTGTCACTTCAGTTCTATCATTCAATACTTCATCCAATTTCTTCTGACATTCAGCCGCTTCAGTCTGGTATTCCTCTGCAAATTCCTTCTTAATTTCAATCTGCTTTGATCCATTTACTTCAACTTCCTCAGTTTTGCCAGCTTCGATGTATTTATTCCGTAACGACTGTACTAATTCGTTTCTTATTTCTATTAAACTTTGAGCAGTCTTATTTACTTCCTGCATATTTGTACGAAGTGCCAACTGTACTCTGAACGGCAGAACATTAAACTTTTCCCTGTCTTCCTGTCTACTCTGTGCATACCACTCTGCAATATTTACCAGTTCAATATTATAAAATCCCTTTGTTTCAATCTTCTTATTAAATGACATAATAAATGCTCCTTTTCTTTCAACTAAATTTTTAACTTAGGGCATATAACAGCCCATTAACTTATTTCTCATACGGTCTGAATATATGTCCGAACACGACATAGTAAGGTTTATTCTCGTCATGAAGCACTTTATATTCAAACCAGTCCAATATAAAAATTGATATACATACAATCACAAACCAAGCACAACAAAAGAGGATATTAAGTTGATTCTGTGCGAATGTTCCCCAAAGTCCTCTATAGTCCCATATGGTAAAATCTTGATTGAATGTAATACCAAATAAATATTCCAACATGATAGAAGTCAAACCACCAAATAATACTTGCCATGCTAAATCCATATCATATGTGAACATATTGTTGTACTGTGAAATAATAATTCCTACAATAAAAGCGAGCATGAACATCGTCCAATGTGTCCAACCTCGCCATAAAATTTCTAATCCGCAATATATAAAACCAGATACCATGCCAATACTAGTTAGCTGTAGTATCTTCTGTAGTAGTTTCTGTATTTTCGCCATCTGAATCACCACTTTCTGATGTAGATGTGTCTGTATCAGGTGTATTATCTGAGCCATCTGTACTTCCTGAACCACCCATAAATCCAGCAATAAGCCCCTGTATAATCTCAAGAGTATTAGCTATAATCTCGTTATACTGTGTCTGATATGATTCATTAAGAGGTGTGTCATATGTATAAGACATAATTGTATCTCTATCTGTCTCTCCGTCTAACTGTACACGAAGCAGATTACATTTAGTAGTTTCCTGAGTAATCTTTAACTGCATCTGAAGATAGAGTGATATAATTACTTTAGCAGGAAACATACGACATTCGTTACCATTTGAGTGATACGGCAAATATGCAACTGCTGGATTCTGCATCGCAGTCAAACAGAGAGAAGAGATATTGTTCTGATCATGTTGTTCAAGACTGAATGTTTCTGTACCACGATCTGTTTCTATTTGTATACCATTTGATATTTCTGTCGTACAGGTATTATTAAGAATACCTTTTTTATATGTCTTAATTTCCTCGTCAGACATTGTATTAAAATCTATAACAGGACTAACAATATCCTGTAAACTCTGAACTTGTTCAGCGAGATTACTCTTTGTTAGTCTAACCGCCAAGCAATCTACAAATTGATTCACATCTTCATTATACTGTGCGCCACAGTCTGTAATGTCAGAGTATGTATCGTATATTTCATATAAGCCAACAGATACATCATTCTGGAATACCTGTATAGCTGTTATTTTCTTGAAATTCTCTTTAACTCCATGTAAGTAATCTGTTTGTAGATAGAGTACAGGATCATTGGCAAAATCCTGTGCCGAAAACTTTATAAGAGTATAAGTTTCTTTGTTATTAACTAGAACGTAACTTCGCATTTAACGCTCCTTTCTGCAAAATAAAAGAGCCTACCGAAGTAGACTCTATGTGTGTTAATTATTCTATTTTAAAATTCCCATATTTCGTTAACTTCTATATGATGTGGACAAACATTAAAGGAATTCCCTTCTATAACTTCTTCAGTTACAAAATTGCCTGTCTTATAAATTTGATTACTTGAGTCATTACCAATAAATAATTGCACATTTTTTAATGCCATCACGACCGATTTGCCAGTATTATCAACTCCTCTGACATTTATACCGATATATGATGATGTTGACATGAATTTTTTCTTGTAATGAGTCCATTCTGTTACTTTTGCAATATTACCATTGGAAATACCGTCATATCCGTTGATGTTTATAATCCAACAATTCGACCAATTATCAGTAGAAATAAATTCGTAATCAAATTCAACCGTAATATCTTTGTTTTTAATTTCTGGAATTGTCCAATAAAAACTTCTCCATCCATTTATCGCAGTTAAAAGTAAGTATTTATTTTTATTATCAAATGATGGTGAACCACTCCATCCAGATGATTTAATTTTAGAAATATCAACCCAATCATTTAAATAATTCATTCTTCAACTACCTCGCCAGCTAACATTAAGTTTCCACTAGAATCCACCGAAGCCCCAACCTTGTAAAGTTCTTCAATAGTTTGGTTATCGAGGGCGGTAGCATAGATGCGGAAATCTGAAAGTTGCCCATTAAGATAATTTGAAATACCATCTCCACCTTGAGAGGATGCACCAATTGTACCTACGTTTGAAATTAATTTCATATCTCCAACCGTATTTACCGTTTGTTTTAATATTCCATTAACATACAATTTTTTACAGGATGACAATCTAGTTACAACTACATGTGTCCATGCGTTTGCTGATATTGTATAGTCTGAAAAAGTAAACTGTGCATTATCGTCAAACCTAATCTTATTGCCAATTTTAAATAAAGCAATTCCATTTCCAACGGCAGTTCTCATAGTGCATATAGTTGAATTACCAGTTGTGTCATCAAATTTTACCCAACAAGATATTGTAAAATCTGTTGAAGAAGATGTTATAGGATTTTGAAATTTTAAATATTGGTTGTTTCCATTAAATACATAACTTCCTTTGTATCTAGGCGTATCACTTGACCAAGTAGGGCATGTAGAATCTGTTACACTACCATTATTACAATAACCACTTGTATCATAAATCATATTATCATACATTACAGGATCATCCGTTGGACATGGAGTATAAGCAGTTGCTTTATTCCCTTTTTCAAGTTTGAGATTTGCGATAATTACAGATTCTCCTGCTTTTAAGTTATTTGTAAAATATACAACTTGTCTGCTTTTATTTAATGCATCTTTCAAAGTTATATTTACAATATAATGGAAACCATATGTTTTTTTTATAACAGTTTCCTGTGCTGAAACTATAATACTATGCGTTGCACCACTATCCCATAAATTTGAAAAACCTACCTTAATATTTCCAATCACATCATAAGACAATGTATAGATTGCACTTGGTTCTAACTTATCAAAATTCTCCAATAGACCATTGAAAGTAAACATTTTCCAAGAAGTAGTAGGAGTAGTACAACTCATTTTTACAGCATTTATACCATTCCAATTAACAGATTCACACGAATATGAACCGTCAGCATGACTATTTGACCAATTGATTTTACCTTGATTTGTTTTTACAAGTAAGTTCCTACCACCAATTTTACCATCAACATTTCCCATAGGGTAGTGGCAGACCAATCCTTTTGATATTTCCTTGACTTGGCGTGGGGATAAACACTCATTATAAATGCGGAAATCGTTTAATTTTCTATAAGCATTTTGCCAAACAACCCTTGTCTGATATTCAAAAGATGATGAATTACTTACGCTACTATATGTATATTTTTTGATACCATTAATATAAACTGTCATAGTTGGATTATGATATGTTATGGCAACATGTGTCCATTGATAAGATGGCAATACTCCCTTGTAAATTGGAGTCATCATAAATGCGTTTGCAGCATCATTCATCCAACTTAAATGTAAATCATTACATGTAGGATATTGAAAAATAGAAAACTTCCGATTATTAAATTCTACATTAGTATTAATATTTCCAAATATTGTGCCACCTTTTGACCCTTCTTCTGCATTTACGTATATCCAAAAACAAATTGTCAATGCTTGGTTATTTAAAATTTTAGATGTCATTGTAGCACTCATATCAAACTGCCCTTGTTCAAGACATTTTCCTAACTTACCATCATTAGAAAATGTTGGGTCAATACTGGTAATAAATTCATCATTAATCAATCCTTGATTTTTCGTTGTCCCATCTGTGAATGGCAACCATAAACATAGCAATCTATCACACTCCTTTCTCTAAAAATAAGAGAGTAGTACCGAACCTACTCTCCATAATATACTATATATGCCTATGCAAAAACGAAGTTTAAGCACTGTAATTCGGCGTTATACTCTAATGTAACGGCATCTCCAATCATTGTCTTATCTGCGCTTATTTGCCCCTCAGAAGCGATTCCTCCCTTTACTTTCAGTGCGCCAGTGGTCTTACTGGTCGAAGCTGTGGCAGATGAAATCGTTGTTGCCTTCGAGAAGGTTTTTGATCCTGATATAGTCTGTGTTGTATCTATTGTGACATATTTAGATGTAATTACATTGCCTGCACCATCTTGGGTTGCTTTAGTGGCTGAAGCTACTGATTGAGAACCAATATTTGCAGATGTAATTATAATATTACCATTATGAGTAAATCTATTTGAGCTTGTTGTGGTAAAATTAATACCCCAATAATTAGATATATTTAACCAGTTATACCCATCATCAGCTCTATATGTACCAAGTCCGTACCAACTACAGCCTGTAGAATTGACACTAGTAGCCGAAGAAGTCCATCTGAGAACTTGAGCCGCAGATGATGAGATGATTGTACCAGTCATACTTCCACCAGTAAGAGGAAGATATGTTGAACTAATCACATTACCATTACCGTCTTGAGTAGCTTTAGTAGCAGAATCAGCAGATGTAGCCTTAGTTGCGGTAGCAGCATTACCTGTTATACTAATTCCCCATGTACCACTAGCTCCTGTACCATCTTTTTGAGGAACATAATCAGTGTAATTATTACTTGATAAAACGGTCTTCCATGAACCATATACACCTGCTTTTTGACCACGCATTTGTAATTCTGGATTATCACTAGCAGACATAAACAACTGACCATCATACCCTGCTGTATTATCCCAATAGAAATGTAAAATATGTCCATCAGATTTTGGCTTATTTGCAGTCATTAAATTTGTTGCTTTAAATGTAGCTAATCCACCACTACCTGTACCAGCAACATTTGCATCTGTAGGACGACTACTGAATAAATTAGCTAACAAATTAGCCTTTAAAGCATTGCCACCAACACTATCACTTAGAGCATACTTCGTACTTGAACTCAATGCATCAGTAATACCATAACCACTTAGCGTAGTAGGATTTGTACCAGCCGTTACATGACCATAAGTGTCAACAGTAACAGATTTATATGTACCAGCTTTCACACCACTTACATTGTGTGTAATCGTAACTGTCTTATCATCACCTACTGTAGCAACTAATGCACCACTTGCAGTTACACCTGAGAAGTCGATTGTACCACCGCTAGAAACCTTGATAGAATCCAGTTTACTACGTTCCTTTTCGGTCATAAGACCAAGACCAGTTGAACCTATTGCGGTCTGAAGATTAGCCTTTGTAATAGTAATCGCATTGCTTACACATGAATAATCCGTACCAGCAAGAATCACCTTTGAAGCATAATTATGTGTATGACTTGATGAAGACGCTCCAATATCAGCAAGAGAGAATGATATATCTGCCGTTCCATCAAATGACTTCTTAGCTGAACCAATTGTAATATTTCTAGCAGTCGTCAACTTACTTGCCGATAAAACATTCTTGGTTGAGTCAGCCGTATTATCTACATTGCTAAGACCAACTTTAGATTTTGACAATGCAGGAATATCAGCCTCAACGAGTGTTCTAAATGTTGCCTTTCCATCTGATCCATTGGGAGCTGCAAGTACAGTATTTTTTGTTCGAGTGCCTTGAGCACTATAGACATAAGTTTCCCAATCAGATATATTAGCCATAGTATGTGTGTGTGCAGATGGTGCAAATGTACTTGGTTTATCGGTGACTCCACTCCAAGGAACATTAGATGCAGTTCCTTTTAAGTTACCAATCAAACCATTGGCGAACCTAGCTGCACCACTAACAAGAAGTGTTCCTGCTGTAAGATCATCTACATCAACCGAGCCATCAAATGACACATTCTGACTAACAGAATCAAAATCTTTTCTAAGGTATGTGTCTGAGATTATATTGCCGTTTCCATCCTGAGTTGCCTTTATTGCACTTGCTACATTAAGAGTCGATGGATTTACCCATGATGGGGCAGAAGTACCTCCACTTTGTAATATATAACCAGCAGTTCCAAGAGATAACTGCGACAATGTACCGCTTGCACTTGCATATATAATACCATTAGCAGTCCAAGATGATTTACCAGTACCGCCATAAGCAACGCCCATAGTTCCAATTGTCAAATCAGCCGAGCCATTCCATGACTTACCATTGATACTTAATGTATGAGTGAGCTGGTTAGCCTTACTAGCTGTAGCAGTAAGAGTGCCGCTAACCGTTAAATTACCTGTAACTGTACCTCCTGTAAGTGGAAGATATGTACTACCTACAGCATCCTTACGAGCATATTTATCTGAAAGCTTTGTACCATTTTCATAAATAGTACCATCTTTGTCTACCTTGAATAGATATTCCCAAGTAGACTGAGAAGAAGACGGATCTTTAACTCTACGAATATACAAGAATTTATTATCCCATTCGTTCTTAGAACCGAAGATAGGTTCAACCATACCCATATCATAGTATTTCTGTGTCTCTTTATCGAAGACATAGTTACCACCATTGATGGTTGTCCATCCCGATTGAATACCGAGACTACCATCTTGAGACATAAGATACCAATGACCAGCCGTAAGAGCAGCGTTGCCCTTAGAAATCAATGCACTATATTCTACACTGTTCACAAGTGCATCATCTTTGTTCCTGATATTATCAAACTCAGCAGAGCCAATATACCAGTTATTATTGGCATCCCCAAAGTAACCTGCATCAGCATTGACTGTACCTTGATAAAAGGCATTGCCAACTGAATCTAAATAGAATCCAGGTGTGTGAATTTCTCCATTAGATAAATCAAGAAACGTACCAAATGCACTATATGTTCCATCATTCCCAGCTACATAATTGTTTGACTTCAAGGCGTCTGTTTTGAGCTTTCCACCTTCAATAATCGTTGCTGAACCATCAGGAGATTTGATGATGAACTGTTTTGTGATTGCCGCAACAGCAGAATCTGTAAGAGTTAGAGAGGTGGAAGATGAACCTGATTTTACGAGCCATAAGAACTGATCTAAGGACTGTTGAGCCTTTGTTTCGGCTTCTTTTGCAGTTGTATTAGCTGAAGTAGCAGTGGTCAATGCATTAGACGCATTTGTATTAGCTGTATTAGCCTGTTTTCTTGCGACAGTAGAAATAGAAAGAGCACTATTTAATCCATTAGATACGATAGGGGTAGTTGTCTCTTGTGTATTGTCGTCATAAATAACAAGTGTTCTTGTCCATATATATTTTCCCTCATACCATTCTGGTTCTTTATCCGACCAACCTTCATTTGGTTGTAAAACGTTGCTATCAGAAATGGCATACTGAGGAGTAATAGATTTTACACCTTTACCCTTTACACCATTTTCACCTGGTTTACCATCTTGACCATTAGCACCTGATATACAAATAGCTTTTGCTGTTTGAGAATTATCTGTTCTGTCCTTGTAGTATGTAATAACTTTCTGCCACACATATTTTCCGCTTATCCATGTAACACTATTTGTTGTCCATTCGCCACCAACTAATTCTGTAGCAGAATCAGATTGGTAGAAATAGGTTGTTACATGATCCACACCTTTTTCGGCAAGTTCACGAATTTCATTAGTTTCAACCTTTAAATCTTCTGTAGCTTTGTTTGCTTTATCAGCAGATGCTTGTGCTTGATTGGCTGATTCCTGTGCTTTGTCGGCTGCTTGTTGAGCAAGTGCTACTAACTTTTGAGCTGTATCAAGGTCAATAATAACCTCTGATATGGTCTTTCCATCAGAGCCAACTTCTGTGCCTTTAATCTTCAGATATCCACCATCAATCGTAAGTCCAGTTTCGTCTATAACAATAGATTTGTCTTCATTGTAGATTTGAAGTTCCTTACCTATTATAAGATTACCAACTACAGTCTTAGCGATGATGCCGTAATCTTCAACAAGATTACCGTTGATATCAGTATATGTAAAGCGTCCAACGCCTGTTTCAATTGTCTCCCAACCATCTTTAGTGAGATATAGTCCGTTGTTTACAATCTTTAACTGCTTTAACGAGAACTCATTATACACATCATCCCAAGATCGAGCTAATAAACCATTTTTGGTAAGTGTTACTGTTTGCTCTTTAGAATTACTGAATGATATATTATCACCAAGTAATCCATTATTTGTCCAATCTGAAACTGTTTTTGTCGTACCTTTTGACTTATCTACTTGATCTTTAACAGAAGAATAAGATGTAGACATAGATTTTGCTGACTGCAATACAGACTCTACATCTGAATAACCAGAATAGATTTTTTCTACAGTAGAAAATTCTACAGATATTTCTGACAGATTATCGTAATCAACCTGATAAGAGAGCAGACGAAGCGAGTATACCCTCTCATCAATTCCGACTTTGATAAAATTACCAACTTCAAATTTATCTACAATTGGTTTGAATTCTGGCAGAGCAAGTAGATTACCCATTGTTGTGTTAATGGAATACTGTAAGTTTCCTGCCTTATATAATTCTCTATGCGCTGCCTTAAATAATTCGGTGGCTCTCTTGATAAGTTCCGTATTATTTAATCCAGTAGAAGAGTAGTTTGAATTATTATAATCATCTTCACGCCGATAAGAATAGAATAAATTCCATAAGTCAGTACCGAGATATTTCTGTAAGTCTAATTCCTTTTGGATTGACTGTTTCAAAGTTTGTAGGACACCAGTTGACTTGGTGGGATCAAATATAGCTTTAACACTATTTAATTCGTTAGTCCTTATTTTGATCTCATTATTGATCCACGTTAATCTGTTTGCGTAGAATTTTTGATACTTCTTTTTAAGCTCGCTGTTATTATATTGTACATCTACAGAATCTTCTGTGAATCCATTTGTTACTATATCTTGGCAAGCTTGGAATTCTGTATACATATTAGTAAGCTCAGTCAATGAATAATATGTCAATTCCTTTTTAAAATCTGCATCTGATAAATCAAAACTTGTAATCTGCTTATCTTTTAGCTTCTTTGATTCAGCAGTCATACGCTTAATTTTTTGCTCAATATACTTCTCGTTATTTTCTAGTACAGAACATGTAACATCAACAGACCCTGTCAGATATTCTTCATTTTCGTCCTGTTGAGTTAAACTTGTAATTGTAACAGTACAGGAATATGTTTTAGTTTTCGTGGAAGAGTTGTAAGCAGACAGCGATTTCGTTTCAACCGAAATATCGTAATATGCTGTGCTGCAAAATACTTGACATAATTTTTCCAATGTATTCCTTACTACACTGGATTCAATGGAAGATACCTTTGTTACAGCAACTCCACCCAATGCTTTGATACCATTTTTTATTGATGTCAGGCTATCTTGAACACCTAGTCCATCTATATCAATTACAGGCATCATACTATCATTAATGTAATAATATAAATCAGTAGCATCATACCGAGCAGCGATGAGAGATGAATAACCCACAAGGGGATTAGCCAACTTATTAAAAGTAACTTTATCTTTATCATCATCTGAAACATTAGCAAATTTCTTGGTTACGGAAGTAACGACATTATTGTAGTTTGTAACTTTCGTAGAATCCAAAGCCATTTTTCTTGTTGTCTGAATTTCGTTATACAGTGTATCATATGACTTTAATTTATTTTTGAGATTGTCAGGCATATCTGATAAAACATCGTCAGAAAAGTAATAAATATACTGTGATCCGTTTGGATTAATATTACGAATAGTAGCATTCATTAAATCATCTGCACCAGTCACATAAAAGCAGTTCTTTAAAGAGTCTTGATTTGACTCCAAAGTAATACTTTTTGTTAAATTGGTACTGTTGATTAATACATTTGTATCTTCGCCATATTTATTAATTACTTTTGTTGATCCGCACTCAGGACATGTATCAAGAAAATCTCCCCTATATTCACATGCAGTACATGTGCTATATAAATCATATACTGAAATAGTTCTTTGTTCAGAATTAAAAGAGAATAAACAATGATACGCTTCGGCAATATCATTTTTTAGTGCCGATAAGGTATCTGTTCCATCAAATGTGAATTCGTGTACTGTTGATAATTCCCTAAGAGTAGAATCCACATGAGCAATTGAATAATGTGGTGCTTTTTCTAATACACGATGCAGAAGAGAAGCATGTGTAAGAATATATTTCTTTCTGGCAATTACAGAAGCAGTTGTTGGATATGCTGTTTTATCTTTAAGATAATCATATTTTGACTTTGCCCATATTTTTAAATTATCTTCTGAATCATAGTCATCAGGATCTCGATATAATACAGTTGGGAAGTTCTCATCGTACAAATCATTTGTCATGTCAGTTTCCGTATTAATCTGTACTCCATGTAGATTAATATTCGATAATTCGGATTCACACAATGCTGTACCTGTAACAGATTTTGATAAATCATCTGGATCTTCCTCGTCAACCGAAACAGCAATTTGAAATCGTTCTTTCAATTCAGGTATATATATAATTCTAAAATCCACTAACTGATCCCATAGTGGATGTTTTATTCCATTGTTAAATTTATGTATTTTAAATGATATTTCATTTGCATCATTAAAATTGTTTTTATATGTTAAGCCAGAGACATTAGTAATTCCTCCATTACCGATTGTTTCAAAATTTTTGTGCTGTAATAGGAGAGTAGGAGTCTCTATTAAACCTTGGCTATTAAATAATACTTTCGCCATTTACAAAATGCCTCCTTATTTTAATTTTATTTATTATCCATTTCTTGATTCATCTGTTCGTGATATTCATTTGCGTCAAGTTGTAATTCATTTATCATGTGTTCGTAGTCAGTCTTGAGCTGTTTACACTCATCTAATAAGTCTTCATATTCTTCCTTCGCTACGAGAGTAGCTTCGATCTGTGTGGCGAATTTTCGCACATTATTTTCCCGTATATACTTACGCAATTCTTCATTTTCTGCCTTTAATTTTTCAATTTTCTTTGTCTTGGATGATTTATATCTCACAAATATCCACCTCCGATTTAATGTGTTTTGATGAGAAAATAAGCATAATAAAAGAGAGGAATTATGACCTTCCTCTCTGTTACTATGTTCATATTTAATTTTTAGTATTTCCGTATTCCAAGAGAGTTGTGATTTGATGATAAAGATCCTACTGTGGTATCTTTAATCATATTACGAACTCCACCCGTATTATTTTTAATAGCGTCCTTCATAGAACTAGCAAACTGCTGTGGATTCTGTACTCCCTCTAAGTTTACATCACCAATAGTGATATTGATGTCATTATCCGTCCGATTCGTAACAGGCATATTTGGCATTCTAAATGCATTACCAGTATACATATTACTAAACATCATAGGGTTCTTTGCAAAATCCATAAGCGTCTTAGCCTGTTCAGCGGTGAATATCATATCATTCTGACCAACAGATTTCAGAACACCTTTCGATATATCATACTGTAATTCTGTGCCATCTTCTCCGAGATTAGCAATCATATCATAAGGGATTCCCTCTGAACCACGTCTGAATCCTTTAATACCAGATTTGTGAAGTGTCTGCCAGAATGGTGAAGATGCCTTATTTGAGAAATCATATCCTACCAATTTAGCAAGCTTATTCAGATTGTCCTTAGACATAATGCCACCATTATATAATGTATATAATCTTTGGTTAAATGCTCCATATTCAGAATACTTCTTTTTATGTCTCATCAAATTGCTTTCAATGAAGTTTTGAATATCTGCCGCCTTTGACTTAGACAATTTCTTTCCAGATGTGGATGTCGCATTTGAAAGAATCTTCTTGGTTGTTGCGATCAATGATGTCACTGAACCTAAACCTGATGATGGTGTAGACGTAGCTGAACCATTACTTGTACTTCCAGATCCACCGCTAGTATCGTTACCGCCAGTGTTGTTTCCAGTATCCTTATTATCAGACTTGCCATCGTTGCTATCTTTCTGAGATACATTAACTGTATCAGCCGTTACATTGGTAATACCAGTTGTAACATTTGTATTTTTGGCATCCTGATCATATTTTTCCCATGCCGTCTGTAAAAATTGATAAATACCATTAATCGCTGTGGAAGTATTGGATGAAACTTCACCATCGGATGACATCTGATTCCATGTTCGTGTTGCACTATAGCCAATTTGAGCCAATAACCTATTGACTGTGTTGTTCGAATCAGACCAATACTGATTTACAGAATTAATCAGTTTTGTAAATTGGTCATCTAAGCTATCTATGATATCTTGGATACTTTCGTCCAGATCATCCTGGAAATCTGATAGCATATCCTGTGTAGCTGAGATATACTGGTCAAACTGTGTATCTTTGAGATCTTTCTCAGCATCCTTGAGAGATACACTTAATTCCTGAACTTTTGCTCTTGCTTCTTCAGAAACATCACCAGAATAAGCTGCAAGTTGTTTGCGAAGATTTGCTATCTGCTGAGTCTTATCACTAATATTGTTTGCATAATCATAGGCATTCTTTTCAGAACTAATGAGATCATTATATTGGTCGATCAAATCAGAAATATGATTCTTGAGTGAAGCGTAGCCATTTTCAATGAGATCGATCACAGCATATTTTTCATCTTGTGCCCCTGCAATTGCATCCTGATATGATTTAACCAATTCTTCTTTGTGGGCAATCAATTTTTGATTATATGGATCGCTCGCAAGTTGCTTATTAATCGCCTCAATCTCATCACGATAAGTTCTTGCTTGCTCAGAGTATGTTTGGTAACTTGATACATGTAATCCAGCCACGGCATTACCTTCGTCAGTCAATCCACCAGTCTTGTCAGAAGTTAAATCCCTACGAGATAATTCATTTATAACGAAGTTTGTTTCAGAAACAAGGTTATCAAGTTTATTAGCATATTCATCTATACGATCCCAATGTACCTGCATAATCTGATTATCATACTCAGCCAATGCTTTTGTAGAAGCATCTATTGAGTTAGTGACATCGTCAATCTGCGACTGCATTTCTGCCCATTTTTCACTACCTTCCTCGATATTACCAGCAGATACAGCTTCATTTAATGACTGAATTAAAGCATTTCGCTTATTCACAAGTTCATTATTTGTCGATTGTTCAGTAGCTTTAAGTCTCTGATACCATACGGAAGATGTATTATTACCACGTTCCTCTAAAATAGACATCTTATTATTTAACTCTGTGGCAGTTTGTTCATATTTATGACGCTTATTGTCCATCTCTGTTGAGATATTAGAGAACTTCTGCTGTACTAATTCTGCTTTCTGTGCTATGGCAGTCTGCTTGTCAATTTCTTTCTGTTTATTTGCATGATCTAATGACTCAACGGCATTATTATATCGAATACAAGCAAGGTAGAACGCCCCTTTAATATATCCCTTCTTATAATACTCGGTCAGTTTTGAAATTGTAGAAGCAGAAATTGCTTTGCCAGACTTTGCTTGTTTTTGAGCATTTGAAACAACTTTGGATACGGCTTTTTTCGTACTAGCCTTTAATCCACTATATGCTTTTGCAGTTGCAGACTTACCTATTGTCTTCTTTGCAGATTTTACAGTCTTCGTATACTCATTAATTTCTGCTTGATTATCAGAGGCAATTCTATCATAGCCTGCCATCTGCTTGTCAATGTAGTTATTCTTCGATTTTGCCGTAATGGCATTATCAGACTTCGAACTATTGAGATCCATAGCGTCATTTGTGGCATCGTCTTTGTTGCTATACTTCTCTGCAATGTTCTTCATCGTATCAGCATAATTGCTAGAGTAAGCTGTTGCGTATTCCATTCTAGCTGTTTCAGCGTTTTCAAGTGCAACATTATATGCATATAACCGATTATAGACATATGTAGAATACTTGCTGATGACAGATAAATCGGAAGATGATACTGCTTTTTTATTTTTAATGGCTTTCTGTGCATTCTGCAAAGCCTTCTTATACTTCGTGTTCTTGACTTTTTTAAGAGCGGAAGATATAGATTTGCTACCAGATTTCGCCACACCATTCGTATCGCTAGTTACATTCTTAACATATGTGCCATAAGTGGAATTCTGTTTTTTCAGAGCTGAGTTCGAAGCATTAAGCTGTGAATTCTTTGCACTGGTAGAATTAGCCACTGTACCTGTTGCAATATCGTTATAGCCTGTAATCGAATCGAGTTTAGTATCACGTTGTTTATCACGTACATCTTTCAGATCCTGAATATAAGTACGGATATTTTTGTGCAGTTCTTCTAATGCGTCAGAAGCATCCTTGCCTTTGTTATACCATTCCTGATAAGCGGAGATAACATCCTGAATCTCATCTGAGTATTCGGAGATATTCATACTACCGTTCTTAACACGAGTTGCAATTACATCGGCTGTCTTTTGTGAGACAACTTTTTCTTTAACGGCACGATCGAGGATCTTATTTGCTTGTGCATAGTATTTATCTCTAGCAGTTTCCTCATAACCAACCTGTACATTTGTTGCGTCTATAGCATTGTTGTAATTCTTGGCTGAAGATGAATACTTCTTATCATCTAACTGAGATTCAGCCTTTGAGATGTATTTGCTAATCTTATCCGTCTGGCGTTCCAGTTTGATTTCTATCCAGTCGAAGAGAGTAGAGAGCCAATCTTGAAGTTTTTCAAGTGGGGTTTTCTTTTTGGTGGACGAACCTGTTTTGTCAGTGCCGCCTGATTTACCTCCACCAGGGGTATAGTTTAAATCCGTACCACCAAGTTCAATTTCGATAGCCCCATTAATAAACGCATATGCTTGATCATAAGCCTTTTGCTGTGCTATAACCTGATTACTATTTGCTTTATCATTATGAATCGTACCATTTTTATCAATAGTAGCACCACTATTTAGAATACCTTGTTTAACATTCTGAAATGTTACAATGGCTTGTGTTGCAAGTTTTAATCCCTTGCATAATGCTAATAAGTTTTTAATATCTCCATCTGTTGTTAATGACGGATTATTTAACTTTTTAGCTGCGAGCATAATTAAAGCATTCGCACTAATGCCTGTTTGTTCAGCTTCTTTTGCTAACTCAGCGATTTCTCCAACTGTTGCATCTGCAAATAATTGTGTTGCATTTTCAGCATTAATTTTAACACCATTCAAACTCAGTCCAGCTTTCACAGCTTCATTCGCAGCAACGGTTTCTTCTCCAAGGTTTTTTGCTAATGCGGTTTCAACAACTGATGCGGCATTGGCTACACCCATTTTTGTAAGCTGTGATTCATAATACTCTCTATTTGAATCATTTAATAAAGAAAGGGTGGCATTCTCATTAACATACTCAGTTGCAAGTTTATTTGCAGCTTCCTGACATTCAGCCATAGAAGAAGAGGAGTCACCAAGTAATTTTGTGAATTCATCCCATGAATCTAATCCCTTGATTGTAGCATCGAATCCTGTGAAGTCATCTACGCTAACAATGCCATCAGACAATTTTGTTCCTAGAGCACCAGTAATATCCTGAATGTTCTTACTCATTTGTCCAAGTTGGGAGTTTTTGTCGGATAGGCTGTTGATGTAGTTAACTGCCTCTTCGGCAGACATACTTAAACCGTCAAAGTAATTCTTTGCTCCATCAGTCTCAGAAAACGTCTTGATCGTAAGTTCGCCCTTATCTGCTAAAGCAGTCAGAGCATCAGCTACACCTTTTGTAGAATCATCAGTAGAAGCTTTAAGTTGTTTCCATGCCTCTGCCATAGAGATTGGAAGCCCTTTGACTTCTCCACCAGCTTCTTTTACATGATCCGTCCATGTTTGGATTGCTTCATCAGCATCTGTGATGTCGGCAGTTACTTCATTAAATTCCGTGAGAGAGTCTAAGTCCTGACTAATTCCGTTCATATCAAGGAAGGTGGAGATTTTGCTTGCATCTTCATTACTTGGTCTATCTTGAGTACCGTTTTTAATTTGCTGTACATCTCTAGCATCGACTTTTGTTTTGAAACGGTTAACGATACTATTATAAGCAGCATTAATCTTTGGTAGTTCTTTTTCATAGTTAGATGCGTCATCATCTACAAAACTAAATCCTAATCTAATTTTTAGATCTGCCCAATCTTCCTCTCCAATGGCATTGGCGAGATTTTGAACTAATTTGTCTATTTGTTCTTTTATCTCTATTGGGTTTAGTTTAGTGTCATCAACATCGAATGTAAATAATTCAGTATATGCCTCTACAACTTGTCCCTTATCTGATTTGATATCATTAATTAAATTATTTACAAATTTGCGAGTTGCGTTTTCACTATATAACTGGTTTTTATCAATTACATCTTGAGACAAACTATTTACATAAGTGTCAAATAATTGTTGCTGCTGATCAGTTAATGTATAATACGCATCACTTGATTGACCAATAGCGGATATTACATCACGAATTGAAGCTACACTAGCATCTATTTCTGATTGATACTTTTGAATTAATGCTGTCTTTTCTTCTATATCTTCGTTTGTTAATTTATGTTTTCCGAAAACGCCATCGTATCCCGAATCAATTTCAGCTTGCAATTGAGCAATCTTTTCGTAATTACTACTACCAAACATCTTGGGATTTCCAACTGTCGTTCCTCCAGCATTTACATGATAAATTTGATAACCATAGTTTTCAAAAACATCTTTAACAGAATCTCCGTTATCATTTTTCCCAGTGACGAGATCCAATGCTTTTTTCTTTTTATAATTATCATATTCAGCACTAAGATCTTTGAGTTTACCTTGAACAAAACCGATTTTGTTACCCTCATCATCATAGCGAGCAAGAAGACTTGGCATCATATCTGAGATTTCAGATATTACCTGTTTGTAAGTGTCATACTCATCAGTTGTAAGGCTAACGTTTTCTCCTAATGAATTTACACCCTTAGATAATTTATCATATTGTTTTTGTAAATCAGATAATTTGCTATCATTAGAAGTAAATTCTTCATTCATAGATTTGAAAGAATTAGAAAAGCTTTCTGCCGATTCTTTTGCATTATCTGCTGCGTGAGCTAAATTATATAACCCCTTAATTGCTAATGAGATGATAGCCGATATTCCGAGAGATACTAACATATTTCCTGCCATAGCAAGACCTTTGAGAGCAACATTGGCAGCTTTTGCACCTAAAGTCTGTTGCTTTAAAGCATTGTTATGAGCGATAGCAGAAGCACGAGCCTTTTCATTAGCTGAAATAAGACCGTCTTCTGTAATTATCTGACCTTCCATTTGCTTACCTAATTCAGCAAAATGTTTTTCACCAACTGGTAAAACATCAAATAGCTCTTGCCAAGTTTTTTTACCATCTGAAACAGACTTAGACATTTTAACTATTTTTGTCTTTATTTCATCTACATTAGATGTATCTATTTTAGGGAACACAGAATCTACATCAATTAATTGTGATTTTATATCCTTTTTAGAATATAAATATGAGAATAATCCACCAATTTGCTTTTTAGCGTCTGAATGACTTGCAACCAGCCCAGAAGACATTAAATTATCAATATCAAGTTTTCTTTTATTTATTGAATCGATAACATCATTAAAAGATTTCCCAAACAGTCCAATCTTAGCTGTCCATTTGTCAATATCATTGTTTTCAAATGTTCTGAATATCATACTATTTTACATCGTAATGGTTGTTTGATTACCATTTTTTTGATAAAATGAACATGTACTATTTAAATGATTGGAGGGTTACTTAAAATGTTATGCTATTGCAAAAAATGTGGAAGAATAGTGTATTTTATGCTGGAATCCGATGATAAAATATGTGACTGTTGTAAAAGTACAGTATATCCTGTTCCAAATGAATATCTTGATTGTGAGTTTTCAGTTGATCCAAATAAAAAAGAAGAATTTGTTGAGAAATATATAAAACCATCTCCTGAGTTCGATCCATATCTTTTTGAACATAGAGATGAAATACTTGCTAGAGAAAATATGAAACTTAATACTGCATTAGCACACGGAGCTTCTATATTAGAAGAACAGAGTAGAGTACCAAAATGTCCTACTTGTGGTTCAACAAACATCCGTAAGATGGGTGGAGTCGAACGTGGTGCATCAATAGCTGCGTTTGGTATTTTTAGTAAGAAAATTAATAAGACATTTAAATGCAGTAACTGTGGATATACATGGTAGAGATAATAATAAAGGGAGTAAAATATTTACTCCCCATTTCATAAATTTAATAAATATATTATTTGTTAAATTTATTTTCTAAAATACATTGACTTCCAATGAATTTTGCTTCATCCCAGCCAGAGTTGCGTGCTTCTTCAATAATCCAATCCTGTACTTTTTGTGTTACTTTTTGCATGTCTTCTTCATCACCATGGCACTGATTATAAAGTCCAATTACTTTCTTTGTTTCAAGGATAATACACGGATCATTTTTTGAACGATCGTCTGGATCTGGTAAAATATATTTAGCCACTTTCATATGTCCCCCTTTCCTGAAAATTCGACAAAATATCGTATCTTCATTATATATTATCTTTTCATAATTTTCTATGCAAAACATATGTTTTGGATAATAGTAATATAATACGCATTTTACATAAATTAATGCGCATTAAAATTTGTTACAAATTAACAAATCATTAAACCCAAAAAACGAACTCTAGTTCTGCTCGTCCTTCACACATTTTATTGGATTTAATAAATAATTAATAGTGTCTGTGAAATCATTTGTATTAATTTTTTTATATCCGTTTAAATGTTTTGTAAACATATATTCATACAATAAATCCAGTAACTCATCTGTAATATCTGGGTTTATTGTATGGATTTCTTTTTGAATTTCTCCCAATGTTTTCATGTTTATATACCTCTGTTTCATTGATTTAGTTATTCCGTTCGATCTAAATAGAAGATAAATAAAATAAAATCATTATTATTTTGGATGGGCGGTGTATCCATCATCTCAGGTACTCTTTACAGAGTGTGTCGGGAACCATTTCCGACCTCAAAATAATGAATGAACATAATAAAAGAGCAGGAGATTAACTTTCCTGCTCTTGTGCTTTTGTTTATAGCTCATAATTACCATACAATAAATAAAATCTTAGTTTCCCATAATAAACCTTATAAGCCTTAAACTTATTCTCCTTTCATATTATATGATATATTATATGTACCTATGGACATAATAACACAATCTTATTTTCTTGTAAAGTCCCATTCTAAAAAATAATTATGTAAAAACGTTGGAGATTCAAATGTATATGTATACCTTGTAAAACTACCAACTCGTTCCCCAATTACAGTGGTTGGCTGTTTAACGATGATTTCTCTTGCAACGTCTGCATAAACAGACGCCCTTACATTTTTAATTAAATTTAACTTGGTAGGAACTGTAATATGTAAAGTTAGTCGATCAATCTGATATTTTATCATAAATGAATAATGTGGATTCATATCATGATCATCGTCAGAAACACTGGTTTCGGTCGTAAATTTTATGAAACTACCATTGGTTTTTGCTTCATTAAAATTAATCACAAATTCATACGGAGACGCTTTTCGAACTGAATCTTCTATAGTATAATTACCATTTGTGTCAATTAAAGTTGTTCCATTATATTGATTACCCGTCCAAGTTAAACTTCTATGAATCGAATCAATTGGATCAGGAGACGACACAGTTAGTTGATAGGTAATTCTCGATAATAATGATTCTCTGCTCTCAAAATATAATTCTGCTTCCATCTCTTTAGCGTGAAACTGCTTAAACAATTCATAAGATTTATCTTGTGGTTTTAATGACTTTTGCTCAATTGACAGGCAGATAAGTGCAAATATCAATAAAATAATTGTGACGATATCAAAAGCAGATAAGATGCCTTTACTAATATATATAAATACATTCTTTAAAACCAACGTTAGTAAAGAAGCACATGTAGCAATGATGCCCCATATGAAATTTTTAACAATAGATGTTATAATTTCATCTTTATGTTCTGTAAATTTCCATGTCATATTCATAATTTTAATCTCCTCCTATACAGAACCCATTATATACCAATAATCGACACAATACTATCAGAACATTTGTACGCATTCAGAACTCTTATCTATTTCTTTGCCATACGAATGATATAATGTATATATTACTTATTCACAAAAGGGTAGTGGAGGCACATATGATGACAATTTCATATCCCGAAGGGACTACAGTTTCTGGTGAGATTATCAAACTTGATAACTTTGTTGTGATCACACGGACATATTCAAATGGGGTTAAGATTATGCTTCGTGAATCTGAGAATGGAGTGTCAATTAATATCACTGGGCTGGAAGAAGAGTAGTACAATAAAAGACACCTTAGTTGGTGTCTTTATTTATATTCAACATATTAATTATTCCGTCTATATCTGGTGTCATAAAATGTTTATTACCAGATTCACATTGTTTTAAATATTCCTGACAAGATTGTATTATATCTGATTCGTTATCGTCAATTATTTTCTTTACCAATATATCAAATGATTCACTTATCAAATAAGATTGTACATACATGTCATCAATTGGAAACAATTTAATATAATGTATTCCATGCGAATGACGAGGCTTTGTTTTTGAATTTGGTGGTAATGAAAAATATTGATCTTTTGGCGTTTTGGGTGATATATTTGAACGAAGAGGTACAACAAACTTATGATATTGTTCCTTATACTTTAATTTTACAATTAAAACACTTGGACGACCATCTTCGTTAAACATAAGTTCCTTATGCACGTTGTTTTCTTTACATTTATTGAAAAATTCATTAGATATTTTAACTAACCTCATCTTTTGCTCCTATAAAGAAAGAGCCATCTCTGGCTCTTTCTAACTTACAATTGGATAATATTCTAATTTTACATCCCGTTATCCACGGAGATATACTTACAATTGAATGATATTCTAATTTTAAGTCCCGTCATTCACGGAGACAAACATACAGTTGAGTAATATTCTTGCCGTTACTCACGACTTACTAGAAACATCTGATTTCTTACTTATATTATATATTGTAACACATAAAAAATGTCACCAAAACAAGAAAAGTTTTTTGTGCAAAATTACTATTTGCTCAACATTTCCCTTATTTCATCAAAACTCAAACCTTTTTCCTGAATCAGCTCGTCCAACTCAGAAAGTCTTTGCTGATGAATCTGTTCTTCAAGTTCTTTCTTTGCTTTTTTCATTTCTTTTAATGAATTTTCCATGTTTTCGATTTCAGTTGTAATTTTTGTTAATTGTTCATCTAATGTGAGATTTTTGCGTCCTCTTGCCATAATAGACCTCCTGCCTAACTTTTTGAAAAAAGTATAGTGCAAAAAAGTCTTGATTGTCAATGGTTTTCGCATTCCATAAATCGACAAGAAATCGAGATTCCTTGGTTTTGTGCTATTAGCCATTATTTTATTTCTCCATTAGCACGAGAGAGAAATCAAACAAACTAAAATTTCTATTATAATAGGCTATTCATATAATAAAAATATTCGAACCGTAGTCTTTAAACCACCATTCTCATATTGGCATATTCAATTTTACCAACGTTTTTGGACTATCTATTAAATATTTATCAAGCATGTATGATAAATACCGAGGATTATAGTCTCTGGACGTTCCACAAGTGTTTGTGCTTCAAGATTTACCCAATCTTTATAAGTGTACAATACTTAGTAATATTATACGCCTTATGCGCCTTTACTAAAATGCTCACGCATCTTACCTACAATAAAATAGGAGTGGCTTCGCTGCTGATATTGTGCTTATCGGATGATAATTTTATTGAACCGAATATATAGAGGGTTTGCACCATATACAATTCTTATATTGTTTTACATATTTCTATGATTGGATTTCCAACACCACCAAATAATACAGGGTAAAATAAGTATTATTTGGTTATAAGTAATTTCTTTTCACACATGAATGTTACCATTCTTCCCAGCAATTTAACCTATTATACGATTTAATACTATTATGATTTATATTCGTATAATTAACTTTGTATATGAGACTTTACCTTCTCATACACCGCACCATGCTATATAACGCTATATAGTTTAGGTGAAGTGGGCATATAGGCAAACAATTACAAAATGATATGTAACGATTGCGTTAACCTACATTTTTAAAAGATAGTGCTGCTCCAATTCCTGTGAGAATAGTTGGTAACAATCCAACCGTATCTACAAAATCAGTAGCACCTTTAAGCAAAGTGGATAATAAATCAATACCATTCTTGATAGTTTCTGAGTCGATCACCTTGAACCAGAACTCCTGGGCACGATTCTCCAACTGTGCAATTTTACCATCTATACTATCAAGATAAGAGTTTAATTCTTTTTCTGCCGATCCCTCTGAATTTTGAGCATCTTCATATACAGAACGAAGCATATCTCCATTCTGAAGAATACTTGCGGCAATGTTTGATCTGTTTTTCCCTGCGATTGTCTCCAACAAAAGATTAAGATTATTTGTCCCTAATTCTTTATCTTTTTTTACAATATCGTCATAGAGATCTGCCAATCCTTGCATGATTTCATATGTACTTTTATAATTTCCATTAGAATCAAGAATATCAAAACCTTTTCCATCTGATGATGCGGCTTTAGTTGCATCCATGATTGTATCTCTAAGTTTAGAAACGGTTGTAATCATTCCATCTGTTTCTTCGCCTAAATCTGAAAGCTCCTCCTTGGCTTCCTCTGTACCAACCAATCTAAGAGAAATCGTTCTTAAACCTGCTCCTACCTTAGATGGATCTTGAGTTATAGCATTGCCAGCCGTAGTCAACGAAACAGCTTCATTAAGATCGTTGTTTGCAGTTACTAATGCACTTGCGGAATCTTTAAGAGCAGTTGCTAATCCATCTGTAGAGATACTATAATTGTTGCCAATATTATTGAGAACATCAATTATATCCATTTTATCAAGATCTTTATACGCCTGACTCATTGATACCAGAGACTCCGTTGCTTCGTCTATTCCTTCGAACTCTGATACATTGAAAAGAACATTAGCATCCTTCGCACTTTCAGCAGCTTGATCCATTGACTCTCCGAGACGCATCCAGTCTGCTGTAGAATTTTGTATCTGCTTTGCAGTTGTACCAACTGCATCTGCCGTATCGAAAGTAGTAGCTTGATAATTTTTCAAACTTTGAACAGTCTCATTAGACACTTTCCGCATTTCTGTAAGGGCAGTGTTAAGTGCTCTTACAACATTAAAACCTTTTTTACCAAGGTTAATAACATCATAAAATCCAAACATACCTGCCATCTGAGCAGCTAATTGATGGAATCCACTATTCTTTAATGTATCAAAGAAACTTCTACCAGCACGACCAGCAAGTTCTTCGGCATTAACAATTTTCATTATTTCGCCATGTATTTTTTCCAAACTGACACTAGGATTCCCAGAAATAAGTTCTTGCTTATATGCTTTAATTTTAGCTTTTGCTTCTGAAGACATTGCTGAATTTTCACGAAGTATTTTATTGATTTTATCAATTTCTTTTTGTCCTGACAATTGACTATATCCCTTTTCAGAAGCTGACATATTAGTGACAGTGGCGATAGTATCTTTGATTTTCTTTTCATACTTGTCTAAGTTCTGAATATCCTCATCAGTAGCGATACCATTTTGATTAGTCTTTATATTGTCGAGAAGAGTTGCGTACTGTTTGACAGCATCACGTACAGCCTGTACATTTTTCAAATATGTATCACTTGTCCAACCACCATCATTAAATCTGTCAATAGTGGCTTGATATTTATCAACCTTACCATTATAAGAGTCTAACCGTTTATCATACTTATTGAGGTTTACATTGGCATTCTGTGCTTTAGCCTGTGTATTTTCCTTAATTTTCTGAGTATTCTGCGCTAATACATTATTCTCTTCTTTGATGGAATTAGTAGCAGACTCTACAGAAGCAGACAAAATATTCGTTTTCTGTCCATTAACTTTTGCTTGGGCTTTAGCAACATCTTCAAGAGCAGAAGTAGCTTTCTTACTCTCATTAGTTATGTTCTCTACCTGTTTAACAGCACCACTCGTATTACCACCCATATTACCCATGTTTTTATTAACATTGAGAATATTCTGACTCAGTTCAGAAAGCGATTTGTCAATGTTTTGAATAGAAGAGAGTAGTGTCTTCGTACCAGAATCATCTACTTTGCCAAAAGCTTTACTTAAACTCTGCACTTCTGAGACAACACTTGATAATTCTTTTGATAAATTCTCAAACTGTTTAAAATCACCTGTTCCTTTACCAAGAGAATCAAGCATTTTTTCGAGATTAGAAATTACACTGGATAATTTCTTTTCATCGACATTTAATTTGATTTTATATTCTTTGCCCTCAACAGTGTCTAATCTGTCTTGGACTTGTTTCATATCTGAAAGTAGTTTTGCTACATTCGATTTGATTTCTACATCATACTGATATATACCTGGCATTTAATTACCTCACTTTCTTAAAATCTCATCAATTCTTTTGTTGACAATTTTATCCAAACGACCACCAAAACCGTCCTCAATGTCTCGTTCAACATACATATACGGAGGTAATGATTGATGCATCATCCATTTTCCATGACCATGTTCTCCATCCACAAACATATAGTCGAAAGCTGTACTTGGCTGTAAACTTTGACCAAACCAACCGACATATGAATCCATTGCACCTGAATCAACCGAAAAACGAAGAATATTCCCTCTACCTCTTGTTTTTGTAGAATCGAGAATTTTCATAAAATTATATGTTCTTTCATACGACTGTGGAGTGTAGTCGTTGTACCAATCTATCAATGAATATCTAACAGATTCTTTTAGAAGTTCATTTACTTGTGGTGCGACTTCTTCTGCAATGTGATTTTCAATTCTGTCTAACTTCTTTTTAAAATCTGCATATATATTTTTTGCCAATTTCATCACCTCCAAAATTTTCACTATTTTTACACTAAAATAAGAGAGCAGTAGTAACCACTCTCCATAAGAAAAGCCCTATACGCTTTGACACGCATAGAGCCTGTTTATCTCACAAGAAATTTGAATTTACTTAGACTTCTTTGAAATTGCCATTCTTTGCAAACTCAAGAATTTTTCCTTCTAAATCTGCTTTCGGAAACTCATCAAGCTTTTTACTTATAACTTTAACAAGCGGTGTGAGAGTAGCATTCGTCAAATCAGAAATCCTTCCAATCTGTTTGCTAATAAACGCCTGAGCGGTTGTCTCATTGAACTGAGTGTCTGACTGCTTCATTGTTAAAATTGTCTTGAATTCACTCAATTCACTCATAGGAATAAGTGGATCGGCTTTATCAGAACCAACCATTAAAATATCGAGTAAGCCAGATGATTTAAGTGCATCATATCCCTTGATAAAACCTTTATCGTCCTTGTCAATCTCAAGATCTGTATATAATTCAATTACGGCACGACAAAACTGTATATACTGAGCAACAGAATTTACTCTAATCTTATCTGTTTTACGATACTTTGTTTTTCCATTGTCATCATAAGCTTCTTGCTCAAATGTTGTTTTATCTACAATTAACTGTGCATAGGCATCTTTCTTAATGATTGATACATAAGGGGTGATTTTAACTTCCTCCTTGATAAATCTATCCTTTAACTGCTGAGTTGCCATGTTGTTGTATCTCTCTACAAATTCCAAAATTTTCATAATTCCTTTTTCTCCTTTATTTCTTATTTTTCTTCGCTTCTCTGCGAAGTTTCTTTAAAACGTCATATTCTACCCAACCACCATATTTGAGATTTCTGCAAATAAACATAAGGTTGGTTTCTGGGTACTTAGCCCACATCATTTTTCTTTTTAAAAGTGACATACTATCTGGATTGCCCTTCACGTCAAAAACCTGTAAAGTTCCATCAGACCAGACAACATTAAAATCACTTCTATATTTAATAGGTAGAATTGTTTTACCTTTATATTTAAATTTATCTTGAAGAACATATTCTACTTGGCGTTCATATGATAATATTTCTCCACTTTTCATCTTAGGTTCTATATACTCTTGTAAAAATTTAAGTTCAGTGAGACTGTCATAAGTTACACCTTTATATGTTCGATTTTTCTTACCTTGTTCTGAAATATCTACATGATATTTCGATTTAGCTTTTGCTATTCCCTTTCACTCCTTTACATAACAAAAGAGCAGCTTCCGAAGAAACTGCTCTTTCTAAAACATATTTATTTAATTTTTTACATCGCTAATTGCATAGGGTATAACTCCCACTTACCATTAGGATATTTAGTTACATTATCCATGACAACCTTATGTACTTCTTCCAAACTTCCCACATTTTCATCAATATGAATCACTTTACCACCCAAAATTGAAATTTCCTCACAGATTACATTAAAGTAACATCTTTCCATACTTATTCCTCCTCATTTAGATATACAAAATAACTCGTATATATCAACTTTAAGGACACGAGATAATGTGATTGCATTAGTAAGAAGTATATCACTTGTATTATCATTTTCTATTTTGTTAATAGCCGCAACCGATAAGCCGGTAAGTCTTGATAGCTCTTGTAATGTGAATCCTCTTTGATTCCTGTAATACCACACCTTGTTCTTCATAATGTTAATATGTACAAATGTATTTTATTTATGTACTATATTATAATATGAGTAATTTTTACTGTGGCAGAAATATTTAATCATCATTAATTGGTAAACTTAATACTTCTGGTTTCAATTTTTCGTGGTAAATATCATCGCCCCCAGCGGCTTCGTAAATTTTCCCTAACTCCGTAAAAGTTTTTAATCCAGAATTGTCAACATAACCTTTTTCAGAAAATTTAGCATGTAATCCATATAACTGATTTCTTAATGTCGCAACTGTACGCTCTTTATCAGCTCTTTCGTTTTCAGTTAATTGACATTTTATATCATCTATACCCTTTGACATTTTAGATATTTCTTTGTATTGCCAATTATCGTGTTTTTCTAAAGTTATAAGTCTATTCTCAACATTTTCTTTGTCCTGATCAGAACCAGTTTTAATTCGTCCCTTCTCCTTAAAATAAGAAATGAGATCAATTATTTCTTTGATTGCAAATAATAATAAGAACACTGCTAGGATAACACTTATATAATTTTGATTAAATACTGCTTCTATATATTTCATTCAAGCCACCTTTCTAAGAACATAAGTCCTTGAAAGTTTTCTTAACAGCTTTCGATGTTCCACAAGCTTTCTTTAATCCTTGACCAAACACACCAGGATATTCAATCCCTTTTGGGTCTTTTCCTTTGAGTGCACATAATATCTCAAGTGCGGTTACCAACCACTGCCTTTCACCTACTTTAACATAGTGTGATCCAAAAGCTTTGTCTGTAGCAGAACCCCAAATTCCGTTAACTGACAGTTTTGCTCCATAATCCTTATTTAAAGCGGTCTGAACAACCTTAATGGCAGCTTTCTTTGTTTTATTTCCCCAGATACCATTAGCAACAATATTACAACCCACAAACTTATTAGCTGCTTTTTGCCCATTTGCCACGATCTTCTTTTTTGCATGATTAGATGTAGAAGTAGAAGATGGGGTTGTCGTAGATGCCGATGGTGTTTTTGAAGTAGTATTAGAAGATAATTTATTATAAAACTCTGTTTTCCATAAATTATTTTTTGTTTCATTTCCACACCAATATGCCGGACACGCTTTGCCTGTACGGTCGAAATGCCTAAGAACATGGTCTTGTGGGATATGATACTTTTTCATTAATTTCTTCGTAAGTTCAATAGCATTTTTGATAGTAGCTTTTGATGGATAAATTGTTCCATCTCTTTTTGTATCACACAATTCAATACTAATACTATTACTGTTAGTACAAAGAGTATAATATTTTCCTCCCCCAGTTATATTACAGTTGCTATATCTTGTACCACCAACAGACCATGCAACATAATTATCTGGGACTGATTGTGTTACAGAATCATCATCAACAAAATAATGTGCAGATGCCTCTACATAATTATTAGAAAAATATCTGGCATTCGATTCATCAGAATCTCCATCATTACCTGTGTAATGTATGAAAATATATTTAATTGCAGATGTACTTCTTTTTGCTCCGTAATTTCTTTTATTAGCTAAATTCTTTTTCATTTTGTAGGACATTAAATCACCTCCTACTTGTTCTTTAAGTCAAATAAACTGGATTCAATTAAAGAATCTAAATATTCGTCAAAATCTGCATTTGCCGTTTTAAGGCATTCAAAAGCAGAAGTCGATAACGCAAAAATAATCTTACTCTTTGCAATCTGACGAACTTCTTCTTTTTTATCCTCCGTCCATGCATCAGTACCCTTAACTCCCTTAACTTCTGTTTCATATACATCTTTAACTACAGATAAAACATTTTTCTGTAGAATTTCGGTATATTTATCAATCTTTTTTGCCTCTGTATACTTCTTAATTTCGTTTCCAATATAAGTCAGTACAGGAAGTAATATAACTGTCCAAATTGTCACAATTACCTCGTCCCAATTTAATGAATTTAATAATTCTTTCATAATTCTTTCTCCTTTCCAAACAAAAAGAACGGGTTTACCGTTCTCGTCATAGTTACTTATTTAATTGTCTTAATATCTCAACACATCGTTTCAGATTACTACATAAATAATCCAATTCGTCCTTTGTTTCATGTCCACTAAATGTCATACGAATACCACTATGTATTAGTTTTTCATCTAATCCAATTGCCGTAAGAGTAGAAGATGGGGTTAAATCACCCGATGTACATGCAGATCCAGTTGATACCTGTATATCTGCCATGTCTAATAATATCATCAATGACTCACCTTCAACACCATCGAAACAAATATATAGATTATACGGCAAACGATTATCAACATCTGCACCTATAATATGAGAATCCACTATATTATTGATAATGTAATCATGAACATAATCTCTATTCTCAGATGTAACAGAAGAGTAGTTATAATTCTCAACTGCTTTCCCCAGTGCAGCAATACCTATTACATTTTCAGTGCCACTAAATAATCCCTGCTCTTGTGAGCCATATATAAGCGGTTCTAATTCAATTGATGATTTCTTATATAGAACACCAGTACCTTTTAATGCTCCAAGTTTATGTGCAGAGAATCCTAAACCATCAACATTCAGTCTCTTTATGTCAACGGGAATTTGACTGATAGATCCTGTGCAATCAACATAAACAATAGCATTGTACAAGTGGCATATATTAATAACCTGTTGTACATCCTGAATTGTTCCTATCTCAGAATTGGCATATTCTATAATAACAAGTTTTTTCATAGGGTTCATAGACAAACACTCTTTGAGATCTTGAAAATCAATTTTTCCTGTATGATCAACTCTAAGAGGGCATTTATATTTGAGAGAATCTACACATTTTAATACTGATTTGTGAGAAGTAGGAGAGTATAAAACCATACAATGATGTTTATTTGTATAACCTTTAATAAATAACGTGTTATTGGCTGAACCGCCTGATGTAAATATAATATCTTTAGAATCTGCATTGATTAACTTTGCTACATTATTTCTTGCAGTAGTAATAATTTTCTTTGCTTCAACACCCGATTGGTACATTGACGATGGATTCTGATATGTATCCAAAAGAGATACTATATAATCTTTAACTTGTGGTAACAATGGGGTAGTGGCTGCGTAGTCAAGATACATAATTCATACCACCTCCTGAAGAAGTATAAATTTATCTCCAAAAGCTAATTCAGGAGTAGAATCTTTTATTTTATTAAAATCTATACGTGATATAAATTTAAAATGTAAATTTTTATACTTATTCCTTTTACCATGACAAACCGCTGATATAGCTCTAACATCTAAGTGTTTATCATATAAGTCATCAGATAATTTTTGTAATATTTTTGCATTTCTGAAAACTCTTGAATCTTCGATACATATAATTGGTTTCGATCCCTTTTCTGAATTATTGGCATGATTTAATTTTAATATTTTTTCTTTTTTTAGTACGGGATTATAATCACACATGCCTAAAAGAGAAGCTTCCTTGAGATAATAAACAATAGTTGGATTTGAAACATGAAAAAGATTGGACAACACAGATATGTCTTCTGAATAATTATTATATCTTTCAGATATTAATTTAATAATTGGTGTAATAGTTTTTTGATGAATATATTCCCAATCAATATCTCTATCATTTAAATATAACAACTTATTCAATTCGCTATTCAAAATAGATTGCTTAATATATCCAAATTCAGACTTTCGTGCATTAATGAGAATATATTTTTTTACATTTTTATGACCTAGCTCCATTTTTTTTATATCAATACTATGTATATTTTCATAAGAATACCATGTAGTATTACGATAATGTTGATCTCCTTGAACTTCAATAATACAATCATAGTCTTTCAAATAAAAATCATATCTATATCTACCACACCATTTTGCATTTTTAGAAGAATACTGAGTAATATATTTTATATCCAGATTGTCTAAAAAATTCATTATAAAACGTTCTCCATAACTATACCCACTAGAACAATGTGGACATCTTAATCCATACTTCTTAATATATTGGGGTGACTTCTCAACGATAAACCCACATATAGGACACCTAAATTCTGTGACATCAGGAGAATTGTCATGATGAGTATAGGCAAATTCCTTATTTTTTATCATTTCAAACATTGCTTTATTTGTAGTAGAAATATCATTTATTCCTTTTGCAACCTTTTGGTTTATACAATAAGGACATTTGGTATCAACTTTTGATGTTGCCTTTATCATTTCGTGACCTTTTTCGCAATTACAAATATACATCCCCTTACCATTTTTATTAACCGTTCTACCAACAACTGTATTATAAGAACCGTCTTTACATCGAATTTTATCTCCAATACAATATTTTCTTTTCATTTAATCACTCTAACCTTTCACTCTAATATTATCTGTTGTTTATTTCAAATTCCTTGCTTGAATACATTTCTGATAAAGCGTCCCAAAGTCGCTTTTCTTTTTTATATTTCCATACTGAAACTTTTTCCTCGTTCATATATACCCATGTATATCTAATTCCTTTATCTCGGAGAAATTTCATTTCCTCTACAAAAGAAGTAGAGTATTCCTTATCAAATTTCATTTCCTTTTACTCCTTTTTAGCGTAAAAAATAGGGAATACAAATTCATACTATATGAAAATGTATTCCCTAAAATTTCACACTCTCATATATCAATCATTTATTACAGCAATAGGTTTCTTTTTATTTCCGTACTTTACTTTTATTTCATTTTCTTTTATTTCTCTGTTTTTAATATCTTCCTCATTAATATCATTAATGAGCTTTTGAATATTATTTTTGAAAACACCAGAAATATCACATTTTGATAGTCTTACTTTTGCCGATTCTTTAGTAATTGCATTTTGTGCATAATCACTAACTGTCTCAAACACAGTTTTACAGTTTTCTGTATCAAAAATATTTTTCCATACAGGGAGATTCAAACTGCTTGGACAAGAACCGCAATACTCATAAGGTTTACCACAAGTAAGACAAATTCTATTATTTGCCATTTTAGTTCTCACTCCTTTGCATAAATAAAGAGAGTGGTAATAATCCACCCTCTAAAAATTATTCTGCATCAACTTCATCAGCATCATAAATGTTATAAAGTACCTTATCTGTTCCACAGTAATCAATCTCAAGATCCCCCTTAAAGTCCATTTCAGCAGAATCTGCATTAATTGGAACTGTTGTCTCAGGAGATACCTGGAATGATGGGAATTCAATATAATCTGCCTTTAATTCATTCTTCTTACATGGATTGTAATATGTAGCCTTAATAATGAATTTTACAGAATTTGGGAATTCATCAGCCTTATTCTGAATCATAGCACCTGTTTCAGACTCTCTAAGATACTTAATAAAGAACATATCAGCTTCTGTATCTGTAGGAAGAGAGAGTTTCCCAGAAGTAGACTCTATTGCAAACTTTTCTGTATCTGCCGCTTCACCCAATGTATATGTTTTTCCAATAGAACCATCACCAAAATACTGAGCAACTTTTACACTACCTGCTACATAATCTTTGATTGTAACATCAGCACCTTTCTTAACATGGAACATTTTTGGCATTGTTACCTTATTGCCATTAGAAGCAAAAATAGGTGTTGTACCTGCTGAAGCAGCTATAATGTTTGTGTTAACGAATGCATTTTTAGCAGAAAATGTACCAGCCTTTGATTTCCAAATTTTCTTAACTAAATTACCATTCTTATCCTTTACTTCTGTAGATTCAGCAGTTACTTCGACACTACCATCTGATAACTGAGTAAGTACATATAAAGGATTTGTTGTAGTTAAATCTTCTGCATAGCCATAAAGAATTTCTTTGTAAAGTTTATCGCCTAATCTAAAAGCCATATTTTTATTCCTCCTTAAAATTGTTTTATAAAATAAAAAATCATGCAGTGATTTTTACATCACGCATGAAATTAAACTCGTTTTTATCTACCTTACTTAAATCACACATACCACTATATAATCCACCAAATAGAGCACGAGTTGATTCATATATTTGAAGTCGTTGGATATTGTACATAAATTCAAAATATCCGACTTCACGTAACTCATTTTTTTTGTAATGACAACCAGGATGATTAAGATAAAAAGCAATCATTGATAGAAGACTTTGCTGATTTTTATTTTCAGAGGCTTCTTTTTTCTTTTGAACTAATTTCTGTCTATCTTTATTAATCAAATCCTGCTTAAGTATTTTATTCGATGTGAATTCTTCTTCTGGTGGAAAAGAGTTAAACATAAACTGTATATATTTACACATCTTATTTCTTGTATCTTCGTCTATTTCCAAATCTAATTCTTGACTATATAAAGTTAATACAGGATCTTTATCAATCTGTTTTTGATATAAATTAAATGTGGAAAAATCAATATCTCCAAATATTAATTTTGAATAATTGAAATCTATTGATTTTATGAGAATTGAGAACAATTCAAGATTACTGATTTTATTCCAATCAATACCCATATCCCAAAGTTGAAGTCTATAAGCCGTTGTATTTGATACAAATGGTGTAATCACTCCATAAATATCAGACTCACTATTTGAATCAATAAAATCTTGAATAGATGGTTGATGAATTGTAATTTTCTCATTTATTACACAATCCTCACCAAAATACATTTTTAAAGGATTAAATCCTAATTCTTCGATCTCTTGAACTTGTTCATCTGAGAATTGCTGTTTTATGGTTTGCTGAATAAAAGAATTATTAGAAAACATTTCATCCATTATTACCACCTCTTATTTTTATAAGAAGTAGTACCATTTGAAGAAACAACAAGGTCGTTTGGAAGCTTACACTGATATTTTAAAGTACGAACAACATAATTGTTGTCTGTCGTAGATTCTTTATTGTACACTGGAGTAGTTGTAGGTATTTCTAAGCCAATCCATGCAAATTTTTCTCTGATAATAGAAGCAATTAAATCATGTCGTGGAATACCAGTTCTTTTATCTATTCTGTCATTTCCATGAATGAAAATAGTAAAAGTTATATCCAGCAATTTTTCATTTTGATTATATCTAACATTTTCTTCCGTACTTACTTGATAACAAATATAATGCTTCACATCTGTTTGTGTGTCTGGAATGAATATGAATGGTCGAATATTGGCATCACTTCCAAAATACCTATCCCATTCGCCTAAATGTTCATATTTACCCAAATCTTCATTCCATTCCCAATTTAGTCTACATTCATCTGTAGGTACATTTATTTTTCGTTCTTCATCCCACTCCCAATGTTCTTTGTCACTTGGATCAAATAACTCGTTGTATAAACTAGGTTCATTTAAAGCATATAAAATTTCAGGACATTCCATAAAAACATCCTCTATTTGCTTTTTAATACGAATTATATCATCGTCAGGAGTATCTATATACGCACGAAGTTTGTTTAACAAATCATTCTTTGTAACCAATTTTTCTGCCATACAATACCTCCTATTCAGTTAATTCTAACGGCAAAATTTCAGATTCAATCGGCAAATTATCCTTAACAATTTCACACTTAACAGACAATATTTTGCCGATAACGGAAGTGTCACTAGGAAATTTTACTTTCTTTTGGTTGTACTCTATACCAGCTCGCCATATAACTTTATCAGTCCAATCTTCATTATCAATAGAACAAGTCCATGTAAAGGTTGCATCAGTATATTCGGTTGTGATATCTTCATTGGAATCATTAAATAGATTTACTGTAAGATTTTTATAAGAACCACCAACTTTAATAGTTGAAGTAGATGCTGAAATTCTTGCTGTAATAGAAGATGGGGGAGTAGTTGGAGTAGATGGATCTATTGGGGCAATTTCTGAATCGAAATAGTTCGCATACATTTCGCCTGTTTCAAGATTGACATAATCAGTATGCTCATTCCAAAACGCTGTATATATAGTAAGCTTTTGAATACCAAATGGCATTGAATTTTCAACCTTGGTTACTGTCCATACTGTAGGATGTTCTGTTAAAGCACTTACTACAACACGCATATTTTTAGAATCTTCAGAAGTGTACCAAAACTTCTCTGTAATAGAGTTCATTGGCAACCATATCTTATCCTGATTATCAGTATGTGTAAAATATCGGTCTGTGTAAGTGCCTATAGTATAGGAATTCTGTTGTCTTAAACAACACCACATACGTCTCTTGATGCGCTTGTCATTAGATTTTTCAATCCATGTAAGTTCGTAATTTACTGGTAAAATCAGATACTTTGGAAACTGATTTGCAGGTTCATCACGACAAACAATCCACTTATGATAAATTCCTCTATCATCTGGAACGTCCACAAAAAGTCCTATTGGAAATGTTGCCCCATAGCGTTTCCTAAAATCAGTCTCATAATAATAAAGGTCATCACCTTCATTGAATCTTACAGGCTGACTTGGACGAAACATAAGATAGTATTCCACTTGGTCTTTGTCCATTGACTGATAAGATTTGATAATAAACTTTGCATCTATCTTTGTCTTATTAGTATTTTCATAAGTCATACCTTCAGCAAGTGAACGTGTAATTCCATGTTCATCTGTGAAGAAGTCATCATGAAAGTAGTCATAAATGTAACAAGTCCTTGTAGCTATGTCGTTTTCAAATGTCTGTTCCATCGCCCAATCAGACTGTTCCTTATAAATCTGACCTAAAGTTTTCGCATTATTTGTTTTGGCGTTAGCGATTCGCCTAGCTGTTTGTAGACTCGGCATCGCAACCCACCTCCTCAAACATCTGCTTAATATATCCGTGAGAATCTAAGATTGCCCTACGGAATTTTTTGTAACTAAAATGATCGCTCTTGAAATTATCCATAGCACCTTGTAAGGTTGCCATAAGAGTTACCATAAGTCCGTTGTCGTTAAATAAGGTTTTTGTGCCACCTAATTTAAACATAACATTCTCAAAGAAGACGAGAAATGCTTCATCATCTTCAAATATTTTCTCTTCAATTATCTTGTCTTTGTAGAGCAGTAGTTTGTGAATATCACCATGCATTGCACGAACTGCTTCATTGATTTGCTTGTCTGTGAAGTCACCATATATGTATTGCATATTAGGACTCCGTATTGATATAGGAATTATACATATATCCGTAATCACGAATACGTTTATTTAATTCAATTTTCATGGAATCAAGACGGTCAATCATATTTTTATGATTATCAAGTATCTTCTTTTCTTCTTTACCACCTATCATTACTGATGTGTGCATAATAGAATCAACCTGTGGTTGTAACCACTCAATCGTCATTCCAAGTACAAGAATTCCTACAACAAAATTCATATCAGCCGTTTCGTCTACTGAATTATTCAGCGTAAAATCCAACTGTTGAATTTCATCATCGAGTGTGAGAGAAGAGAATAATCTACGCACCCTTGGATTAGCAATTACATTGTTTAATCGCTCTGTATATATCTCAAGCAAATCGTTTTCGTCAAGAGAGAGTTCCTTTGGATCTGAAATTCGTCCTCTTGTTCGTGAAAAAATTGTTTCGTATGGAAGCGTCATTGTGAGCCTCCTTTACTACATATTCAATTTTAAAAGTAACTCTGTTCCAAAAATAGAATCAAGCGTCTGAATTCTCTTAACAGAATCAAGTGTTCCGTCATCAACCATACTTGTTGCAATAGTTTTTAATGCTTCCTGTGCTCCAATTGGAAGAGAATAGATTGCTTTTTCCATTTGCGAAGGAGTCATCTTTAAAATATCTCTTAAATCATTTGTCGAGTGAAGAGTAGAATATAAATCATCAAGTTCTGGATGTAATGCGATAAAATCTGCATCCTGTACAACAAAACGAGGTTTAAACATCATCTTGTCACCCTTCCTTGCTGCATAATCCAAATCTCTAAATTCAATTTCCTGAACGTCATCAATATCTGCAAATGTATATAAAGTATCTGATTTAAGTCCAACATAAAACAATTCTCCTGCGGTAAGAGACACACATGGAATCATTTCTGTTGGCTCAAACTTCTTTTTTTCTGATTTCTTTTCAGCCACATCAGTATTAGTATTTTCTACTGCTTTTGTGGTGGTCTTTTTTGTATATGCCATTTATTTTTCCTTTCTATCCAATATAAAAAAGAGTGGCTAGATAAACTAACCACTCAACCTTATTTACTATTCAAGAGTCCACTGACCAAAGTACTGTGGCAATACTACCTCAACACCCATTTCTCTCTGAACTTCATATTTCTGGAAGTCATCAGCGTGTTCACCCTTCTGAGTACCAGACTCATAAATCTGAGTTTCGCCCTTATCTGTAAACCACACGAACTGCTCCTGATTCTTTGCAAAGATAAGAAGTCTCTTATCGTCAATAAGTCTCTTTGTTACATCATTGAAAGCAAATCTCTGAGGAATCTCAATAAGTTCTGTTCCTTCATATGTACCAAGGCGACCAGTCTTTGCAACATCTTCTTTCTGAGACAAACTTCTCCAATCAACTTCTGTAAGACCATTAAGTTTCTTCAATGCAGTCTTTGTACCCATAATAACAACTTCTGCACTATTAGCAGTTCCAACATCCTCAAGAAGTGTATCAAACTTGTCCTTAGTAGAAGCAGATAAAGCACCTGTTTTTACAAACTGAGAGTTGTTAGGTAACTTAGTTGCAGCACCATAAATTCCTGTATAGCAAAGTTCCTGAACTTTATATACAAACGCTTCTGCAATCTTATCTGTCAGCTCAGTAAAATCAATACGTCCAAGTAAAATAAGATCAATATCCTTACCAATCTTTACACCATACTTCTTAGTATGAATCTTGTGTGCTGTACCTTCATTTAAGTACTGTAAAGTCAGATCATGGTGGTCACCACTAATTTCAGCAACAGCAAGCATAACCTTTTCTCTTGACCAAAACTCTTCCTCGTCGCCAAGTTTAACATTTCTCATATCTACAAAATCATTAAACCACTCAGACTCCTTGAATGCTGTATCTACCTTAAAATCAATATCAGACTCAAGTAACTCATATACTTCTGTGTGATGAAGCTCTAAGGCTCTTTCACGTCTCTTATTGGATCTAAGATCCTCTTCAGTAAGGTCACATACCTCCATAATAATTTTACGGATTGCCTTATTTGCTTCGTGCTTAGAAACCTTTCTCTGGTTTCCGTCATCATCATACTCATAAATATCAATTCCGTGATTTAAATTGTATGTAAGCTTCTTAAAATTTTCATACTTATCGGCATCTTCAAAAACTTTTCTTAAATGTTCTGTACTAAATCTCATCATTATTCTATATCCTCCTTTCTATTACGCACCAATTTTTAATTTTCCACTAGAAATCGTTGTGATTTCAGCTCCAACTGTAGGTGAGCCATCAAAATTATCTTCTGTAAGCCAATAACGATCCTGTGAATGAAGCATGTATCCACGAACTGCACCGTCTGCTGGATCGTTATAGAAATTAGAAGCAAGTGCGAGTGAACGAGGACTCTCGACATTGTTGAGAGGTTTCTGATAGATAACACCAACTCCCTTTGGGTCTCTAATTACAACAAGGTATCTTCCTGACGCATCTTTCATTGCGATATAAGCATCAATTTCAGTTGCAGCTTCCATCTCCCAATTATCAAGAGAAGTCATCTTACCTGGTTTGAAATGATATCCATTAGGTGTATCTTCTGTAATCTTTACAGATAAAATGTGCTCACCATAATCCTGAGCAAGTAAATTACCAATTTCCATCTGTGGAAATTTTGTAGCAGCATATTTAATAGCCATTATGTTTTCCTCCTTAAATTTTGTTTTTTTGCAATAAAAAAGAACGCATAAAGCGTTCTATATGAAATGAAGTTATATTCAGTTTTTTAATCAAATAAGTTGCCGTAGTTTTTCTTAGGCTTTGATTTCTTATTCATATTTGTAAGTATCTTAACTGAATTTGTGTTTTTCTTTGTGTCAACAGAAGAGAAGTTCGCATGTGCAGACATATAATCTGAATGCATAACCTTTACCTTTGTTTCAAAATCTTCTACAGAATAATTATCCATAGTCTTTACTAATTCAGCGAAATCAGCATTTACATAATTTCCTTCTGAATCTTTCTCTGTAAGAACAGAATAGTTATCAGCATTTATAATAGCTTCTTTCTGTGCATGAAGTTCATTCTTTTCTGCTGTCTCCTTAAACTCTTTGAGTGCAACGTAGTTTGAACGCATAGATTCAAGTTCAGCCTTCTCACTTGCTGTTAAAAGCTCACGGAATAATTCAATACGTTCACCATCAAATGCAACATTGTCACCTTCTTTCGTATAGTTCTGGCGGTAGATTTTATCAGTACACCAACCCTCATATACAAAATAAGAATCAAATACATTTGATATATAATAATAATCGTTATCCGACTCTTCGTATGGTGCTAACAGATTATAAAGTGCATATCTTGTATCTTCGTGAGAAATTTCGTATGTACGAATAATCTTTTCAAAAGTCTGACTTTCACCTTCATCACCTTCTCCATCATTGGAAGGCTCACCAGATTCTCCGTTATCTGAACTGTCTCCGTCTGAATTGTCATTATCGAACATCTCAGCGAATTTTGTTTCAAGTTCCTCATCTGACATTTCTGCATAGTCGAATGTTACATCTTCAGCAGTCTTACCATATTTGGCAAGCAACTCTTCAAATTTTGTCATTTTGTTATTTATTCCTCCTTCCTTTGATTGTGTTTGAACAGAAGTCTGTTCTTTATTGAAATTAGAAAGCATCTTGTTAAGATTTTCTAAGAGTTCAATCATTTTTTCATCTTTGTTAAATTTTACTGAATTATTATTTACACTAAAATCTGCAATATCGGCACGAGAACCTTCCATGCCCTCCTGAATTTCTGTACCATCATCATGACTTCCTAACAAAGTCGAAGCATTTACATAGAAATCATTTAATTCAAGATACTTCTCCTTGGCGTTATAAGAGAGTTCATCAATGAAAAGTTCGCAACTATTTTTTGAACCTTGTTTTGCACGAATAATTTCACAAGCCTTTGTATATTCTTCACTTATATAAGCATAAGCACATACATAATCTTTATTTAAGTTATCATCATGTTCCCAAAATGCAGGTTCAGATGAGAAAGAACCAACTTGAGATTCAATATATCTTAGTTCTTCTTTGCCTTTTTCGTCTTTAACAATTTCCATCTCATGACCTTCGAAATCCCAACTGCCATCGTCAAGCTGATGGATTGCAGCCAACACAGGTCTGTCAGCAATTGTATTCATTGCTTTCTCAGCAGCATCTTTTGATACATAACTCTTATTTCTGTTAAGTCCTGTATGAAAAATTCTGAATTTAAGACGCATCATTCCACGATGATTTTCGTCTACGGTATCGTCTATCTCAAAAGTAGTAGGTACTTTTAAAGCCAACTGATAGCCAGTATCTTTAGAACTGAATTTTACAAATTTCTGTTCTTTGCAAAATTTTAGTAAATCATCTTCAGTTAAAATTTTCTTTTTAATAACCTTTGGCATCTACTTAATCTTTTCCTCCTTTCTGACATAATAAAAGTCGCCCAAGGAAGACGACTAAAATGTAAGCATACTTGTATACTTTAATTTATTTATATCTATATTTTCTGAAAACCGAAGAGTATCAGTATTCAAAAATACATAAATACCATTAGAATTTTGCACCTGTTGATATCCTAATTGAGATAGGAGAGTAGCAGTAGGTGCATCTTGCGTTTGTATAAATTTTTGATTCATTCCATCAACTCCTATTTATCATTTAAATTCTCGTCTCTTGTACGAAGTCCCGCATCTGTAAGTTCCGAATCATCCTTCTCTTGACCACCGCCTTTATCATTACCTGTCTGAGTATAAGTGCTAGATAGTGGCTTGAATTTTGAACTAAGCTGCAAACAGTCTTCTTCCAAAAAGTTCATAGATAACGTATCTTTTTCAGACACACCATTTAGTGTGTTATAAAGAATTTTGTTTGGCAATCCATTGGTACATGATTCCAAGATTGATTTTCTAAAGTCATCTTTCTGATAAATAGAGACATCAAAGAATTTAACTTTACAAGGTTCAGATATCCAACTAGATAAAAGTCGATTTACAATCGCTTGAATCTGTGGAATAAGAGTTGAAATAGAAAATGTAGAATCTGCAAGTACGCCATATTTAAAAGCAGTAGAGTTAGAAGCGGAGTTTAGATTTAATATCTGAGCACCACCAGCCGTATTGAGAATTTCTTTTGTAGCTTTTTCAACCTTTGTAACATCACCTGTTGCATCATCTGGAAAACTTATCTCGTGCAATTCGCCAGGAACAATAGCAGCAGAGATATAAGGTGGTAATGCTTCTTCAAGCATACGATTGAAATACTGAATCATTATATCTGGATTCACAGCCCAATCATCTACATCATTTCCCATTGTTTTCATTTCAAGCCATACTAATTTATATATATTAGCTGCTTGTTGAACCGCCTGATAATCAGAAGCATCCATAAGATCAATCAATGATAAGAATATAGGTGTAAGCACAGGAACGATTGTTTCCCAGTCTTCAGACCTAAATTTAATACATACATTGTATTCTTCGGGAATTAACTGATATTTTTCATTTGTACTCTGATATGTATTCCACATACTATTGAATGGTTCTCCCCAATATTCAAGAAGTTCCTTATGACTACGGAAATAACTCATATCCATAGCTCCTGCAAATGAACCATCAGGAAACATACCTGCAATTTTCATATAATCTGGATCTAATGGAAGAACAAATATTCCTTGTCCTTCTGTATAATAAGCACATCCATAAAACACATCTTCTCTTAAAGTGATAGACGCAGCTTTACGAAATTCATAATTCAATCCTAGAGTGTCAACTATATCAACTGTTTCTTGATACTTTTGTAATGTGGATTGCACATCATTTTCGCCTGAGATTATAAATGGGGGAACTATATTACGAATTGTAAGATCAATCTGATTTGCATAATATTTACAAAGACGATAATAGATTTCTGAACGATAATAAAGATAACGAGATAAGCTTCGTAGATTCTTTTCATTAGAAGAGATATTCTTTATGTATGATTTTACATCTTCTTTTGAATAGTTACTGATTGACGTATATCTGGATGATTTCTGAATATCTCGAAGACTTGTAATTGCACTTGTTGCGTCTTCATAACGTTCAAGTCTACTTTTATTTTTCTCATACCATTCACGCATTTCATTTGCGGTTGGCTGTTTTGGAGTAGAAGAAGTGGTTTTCTTCTGCGAATTATTTATTTTAGTAGGTGCATTAGAATTTGCATCTACTTTCTTAGGTCTAGGCATATTTGATAATGCACCTCCTTAATTGTATTTTGCTTTACGGATTGTAAGTTTTGAGATAAAATCTGTTGCATCACTATATGAAAGTTTTCTGTTAGTAATATTCTCACGTCTCATGTTGGAAAGTTGCCAGCCCATTAAGGCACACACATAGGCTTTATCATCGTTTAGCTTTCCTGCTTTATCAGGTGCAAGATCAAATCTATCACGACCATTACTCTGATTAAAACGATAAATATTAACAAGCTCTGTTTTCATACTATCAATCAACTTTAATGAAAGTTCTTCATCTCTTTCAAGGTATCTAATTTTATTTTCTATAGTTATACCTTTTTTCTTAAGTTCTTTTTCTTCCTTTTCTGAAGGATATGTATATCTCTGTTTCATTTCGCCATTTGGATATTTCTCATATAAAAGAGTTAAATATCCTTTGTGCATGTATTCTTCTGTAAACTCAATCAAATTCTGTTGCATCATTTTAATCAATGCTTCAAATAAATCTGGTTTATATTTAGCAGGAGAAATAAGATGTAGAATACCGTCTATTGCATTTGGAAACTTTGACTTCATTTTTTCATCTGGTCTAAATTCTGAATCAATAAGACCACGATGCATCACACCATTATCATCTTCCCAATCTTCACAAAGGAAATCCGTGATTGGTACACCTGCACCTCCAGATCCGCTATCCACTAGAATAGCAAGTATATTTTCATAATCTGCATTTCCATCTCCATTGTAATTAAGAATAATTTGTTTTAATGCCTTAATCTGATTAGGTGTACTCATTGGTGTTTTCTTTTTAGTAAGAACATCAGCTAACTGAATTACATTTACAATACGAGCTTTCCAACCAACATTTTCATCACAATAAACCTCAGTTACAAGTACAACAGATCGGTCGGCAAGTCTAGCAGGATCATACGTGATAATATATTTAGAAGCACCATCCTTATTTTTTAAATCTGGAACACGAGGCACTGAATTACGAATAATGTCGGCACGTCTAATAATCTGACCATCGCCACCCTCTGAAGTGAAGATGTTCCCGTATTCTCTTAGACCAGCTTCTTTATCTTCACGCATACGAGCATCAACAACTTCTTGAGTAAGAAGAGGTTTTGGCATTAAGATACCACCTTTTGTAGCTTTGATAACTGTATCAGCATTTATATCTGCACAAAAATAACGCTTATCACCAGCGTCCATGTGTAAACTGCATTCTCTATATTTTCGGAATAAATATTGGTCAGTACGACCAGCAGAGGAAGCGTAGATAAGCTGATTAGGAAACATTGGTGGCTCAATTAAAGCGTCTGTTGCATCGTAATCAACACCATCACCAAATTCGGAGTTCTGAGTACAGAATGGCTCAGAGGTTTCAAATAATTCATCTGGCGAATTCATACATTCATCATAAAAATTGCAATTTGAACGTTTTGATCTATTATTATCATAAGCACCATTTAAGGTATAACATGCGCTATTATTGTAAAGATGAAACTGATAACTTGAGGGATTATGTGTGAATCCATTACTATTCGCTTGGCTTTTAACAACTTCTCCTTGAAAAACATCCGTTAATGTCTTAAAGGAAGGAATTGCATTAAAAGTTAATTTCTCTATCTTGGAAAATAATTCTATACTTTGAGATCCGACACCGCAGAGTATATATGCAGAAAAATTGGGCACGAGTAAAGTACGTGTCATTAAATAAATTGCACCTAAAATAGATTTTCCTGAGTTACGTCCCATACACCATACAACAAATTGTGCATTCCACGTATTCATAAAAACATAACGTTGATAGTCCATCATAGAAATTCCGAATATTTGTTCCGCAAATAAAACTGGATTGCGCCTGCCCCATTGTATAAATTCAGAAATTTGCTTTTGTTCTTCTAATTGTTTTTGAGTTAGTCCATAATTTAATTTAGAATCAAAAAACTTATAATCATCTGGAACTAAAATTCCACCATCAGTCGTTTTCAATAATTCTATAATTCTCATCGACAAGACCTCTGTTACGAAGATAATCTTTCAAATCCTTATTTTCCATAAGTAATTTTCGAGCATCCTCAACTGCCTTGTCTCTTTCTTTGCTCAACTTTTCGACTAACTCAACTTTTATATCTTTTATTTCTTGAGCAATATTTTCATCATATCCAATTTGCTTATGACGAGCAGCCTCACTAATTTCTGCTACTTGTCTCATACCTTCGCACGTACCTATATCAAAGGAATTAATTTTTGCATCACGCAAGCCTATTTCTGTTAATTTTTTAATTTTACCAGATAGGGTATTAGCACCTTTAGATTTATTATTGTTAAAATTAACTGATATACCATTATCTTTTGCAAGAGTAGAAGCAACGTTCATAAGTTTCTGTGAGCTACTTGCCATTTTATCAATTAAAGGCATGTTATCAGCAGCATGAGATGAGTCACTGATATATTTATCAATCTGATCATTCAGTTTTTCAGCTTGATTAAGCTTTTTAACGATCTGAATAACAGCACCCATTTTCATACCATCATTTTTTGTCTCGTCATCAATAAATGAATTCAACTGAGCATATAAAATAGGTTTATCTTCTTCAACAGGATAATTCTCAAATGGATCATAACCAATAGCATGAATTGTATCTCGTCTATTCATTTTGTATTGCTCAATAATTTCTTCATTCTTTTCTCGTACAATAGTATTGTTTTCCTTTTGTGATTCTTTTATTTTTTCTGTTTGCTCAGTTTGCAATCCATCAGAATCCTGGTACGTTAAGCAATTCCAGTTTCCCATAGCGATATTTTTTGAATACGCTGCCCAAACATTTGATTTAATTTTTCCTGAAGCAAGATTTTCAGACTCAGCGATACTAGCATCCCATACTGTCTCTAAAAATGGTTTGTTAAGATATCGTAGGGCAAGTCGTACTGAAGTTTTATCTGGCTCATGTTCAACTTTATCTTTACCAATTGATAATGCCAAACGTTTTGCACAGTCTTTGCAAATAGGAGTAAGACCACTTTTATTTAATGGATCTGTACTTACATAAAACTTATCCCTTGCTTTATGTGTATTACATAGATAGCACCACGCACCATCTTTTAATGTTTGTACTTTATTTTCTAAATCTTCAATTCGTTTCTTAGCTTGTGCAACTGTCATTTTCGTTGCAGATTCTTTTGCTGTTGCCAATAACAGTCACTTCCTTTCTTTCCAAATAAATTAAGCACTCTCTGCAATAACAGTAAGAGTGCTTTCCAAATATTCTACATAATCGTAGTTGATATTTATTTGTAAATTGTTTTTCTTAAACCATTCGTCAAATTCCCCAATATCAATTCTATATACAAAATCTAAGAAATCATACGGAGAGAATTTGGTGTATCCATAATTATCATGAAATAGTTTATGTACATCTTTATTTATACAAGCTCCAAACCCATAAATTATATGTAAATCCTTTAATTCGTCTCTTAAATATTGAAACTCATCTTCACTATAATCACATACTTGTTGTTTGACTTTTATGCCAGTTAATTTAAAAACTTCATCAACAATATCTCTAAATGCAGTAGTGTGATGCACATTATCAAATTCTCCACCAGTAATTACACATTTATAATTACAAAATTCCATTGATTCATTAAACCAATCTTTTGTATCAGAGCGAAGTTCCGTATATGTAGGTAAAATACCACCTTTCCAACGACCATTAAGTTCTCCATTTAAAGGATTGATATGTCTTGGATTCTTGTCGCCAGCCCATTTGCCTTTCATACGTTTACTAATAGCTTTACATTGTTCAGGACTTCGTTTTCTACCTTTCCACCAACTATCATGGGTTTTGTAATATTCTTTTTTGGTGGCAGAAATTTTATCTCTTGCCTCTTGTGAAATAATTCTTCCTTTTAATTTTTCACTACATTTTAAACTCCTTGCAATATTAGCTCTATTTTGTACTTCATAATTTTTACCTGAAATTCCCAAAACACCTGCATGACATTCAATTGATCTTACGGTTCTATTTGGAAAGAATATATTATGCAATTCTTCACCTGTAAAATCCTTATAATTTTCATACATTATTTTATCTTCAGCTTCAGACCATTTTTCAAAAACCGTATAATCAGGATCTAAAAATCCAGATTCTTTTTTACTACATTCTCTACATACATTTCGTAATCCGTCTATACAAGCTAAATCAATTGGAAAATATAATTTATTATTAGGTAGATCACGTCCACATTTTTTACAATGACGAGTACCAGAATAAAATAAATCTTTTTCTTTATTTTGTTCAATAATTTTTAATCTTTTTTCTTTATTGATTATTGCTTGACAGTTTTTACACACTGCATTCAATCTACCAATTCTCTTATTTGCATAAGAAAAATATTCATTTGTATTTGGATATTCTGCATTACATTTAGTACATATTCTTGTTTTCGAATCAACAGTAGTACCATGTGTATATCCCATAAAAATCACCTATAACCTTTCGTCCTAACCTCAAACAACAACTAAAAATAGCAGTAGAAGTGGGGAGGTTAGGTGTAAAACCCACATACACAAGAATGATCAGTTCTTATGTCTACTGCCATAATCCAACTATCTGCAACCGAAACAGTAACAATCCTCTCATAGTTGGCTATATATTTATTCTCTTTTTAAATTTCATCACAACATAAAAATAAACTTGACCAATTCGACATATAGCGATAAAATATGACAAAAATGTATTGGAGGTATTTTGTTATGGTTGAAATTAAAAACATCAACGGTACATCAAAGGATAGATATTCAAATCCTAAAGGGTATTCTTCGTGGCTAGATTATTGGGAAAACAATTCTATATTTGTTACTCTTGACAAGTGTGCTTGCATAGGATGTTCAAATAAGGCAAAAGTAGGCGCACATGTTAGAAAAACAAACGGAGACAATAAATGGTACATAGTTCCATTATGCTATGAGTGCAACAAGAACACCGAACCATTTAATGTAAATGAAGCTTACTTGGTAGAAGTAAATAAAGAAAATACAGTTGATTTATGGTAATAGTATAATTAAATGGAGAGTTGACAATACTCTCTATTTTTTGTATATAGAACCGTTTGTACAAACATTTTGAATGTTTTGAAAGTGCAATTCACTTCACTTAGCACACCCTCTACGATTTGAACATAGACCTGACGATTTTGGAGATCATTGCTCTGCCAATTAAGCTAAAGGTGTATATAATAAAAGAACCATCTCATATGAAATGACTCTTTCTCACTTCATATTTAGTTACTCTTTTAAATGATTATCTTCAGATGGAGCAGTAGTCTTAATTTCATCAACAGTAACTCCAACATTATATGTCACATCAGCAATGACACGAATATTCTCAAACCCAATTGTCTTATCAAGTTCAGCAATTGTATTCTGTAATTCATTTACATCTTCAGTAGAATATTCAGTAAATGTAACTGTAGAACCTGTAGTAGAAGTAGTTCCGTATATCTCCCAAAGGTTCTTTAGCTTTGTCTGTGTATTTTTAATTAAAATTTTATATGTCATATACTATTTCCTTTCTACAAATTAGATTTTATTATTTTAGTACAGATAGTGAGACTTGAACTCACACGGTATTATTACCAGATGACTTAAAATCCTCTGTGCCTGCCTATTTCACCATACCTGCTTATCTTAAGGCAATTATAATGATCTGTAGGAGATTTGGACTCCTGTTGCCGCCGTGAAAGGGCGATGTCCTAGACCGCTAGACGAACAGACCTAATGTGGGCATCTCACCCACTGAATCAGCATAAAGCACTAACTAGCTGATCTTGGACTGTACACATCCAGTTATTTAAAATACGGTCGCTTATCAGCAACTCGATTTATGCTTCCATGCACTTGTTTTTCTTGCTAACCAACGCACAAGAAGAGTAAGTGACAACTCGTATCAACCAAATTACATTGCGCTTATGTATTGATACTCCACTAATTTATCCAGTTGCAACGCCACAACGGACTCGAACCGAAATCTTCTCTCTATAGGAGAGACGCATGATCCTTTCATGCTGGTGACCTGAATAATATATTATTTGATCATTCCTAACTCGTACTTATAGTACGTCAAATGCATAACATGTGTATGAACAACCGTTTACTTTATCATTCTCCGCATATTTTCAGTCTTCGGAACAAAGACCACTCGATAAGGTTTAATGACTCTTATCCGTCAAAATTCCAATTGTAAAAATCAGAAAAGACAATTTGCCATTTCTTACAAAACTCTGTGGGCAGTTTTAATCATAATAATGGTTCTCATTAACGTAGAGAGGCACGAACATCTTCTCATTTCTGAAGGTTGAGAGTAACCGATAATCCTAGATGTCGGTAGGAAAGAAGTAGGACTTACAATACTACATGAATAGCAAATGCCAAGATGTGATACTTATGTATTCTCTGTTTGGTTGCCCACTTAAGGGTTCTTTTATTTTGGATTGTTTTGACAGAAAATGCCATATGAGATATAATAGAAAAGACAAGCAAATAATCCAACATTTTAATTTGGCTAGATTGAGATGGTTAGGCGGTTTGAGTCACATCAGAACAGTGATGTTCTGTTTATATAGATATCCTCATGACATTATGTAGGAAATACTTACAAAGGAGGATAATGTAGTGACTTTAAGTGTGATTATTATTACTATTGTTTACGGAACTGTTAGTAGTGTTCTCGCTACTTACATAGTACGTTTCATTGATAAGAAAGCACAAAAATAACCGCCCTCGACCAAAAGATGCGGTTATTCGTGTTTAATAAATATATTAGCCAATAATTCAATTCTTATGGCTCAACCGTCTAACGGATGTTTGCTTGTTTCTTTTGACTTGTATTGTAACACATAAAATTGTGTGGTGCAAGAGGGAATTAGACTAAGTGTTAGACAAAAGCTTCATCGGCATCCTCGGTGTCTTCACGGATGACGTACATCTGAGTGGTTTCGGAGGACTCGTGCCCCAAAAGTTTCTGTGCTGTCTCCAATGCACGATGGTCATAACATACAAGATTGGTCGCTCTGCTTCTTCGAAAGTTGTGTGGAGTCGTTCTCCTACCGACAATTTCAGAAAATTCATTTATACACCAATCGTTGAATGCACTATATCCAATCTGTCGTACCTTTGAACCATCTTTAGTTTTTACAACAAACATATAAGGACAATCATCATCTCCACGCACTTCAAGCCATTTTTTTAATGCGTCCATTACATCTTGTCCAAACTGCAATTTTCTAACCTTACCAACGGCACTACGTCCCTTACAACGAATCTCATGTGTTTTATAAGAAACGGATTCTACTTCTTGTTCTTTACCATCTTCATCGACAATTGTTACAATTTTTCTCTTAGGCTCATAATTAACAACCTCTTTGAGTAACTGTAAACTCTCTGCATGTCTGCACCCTGTAGAATATGTGAACTTTACATATGCTAATTTCTGCCATTCTTCACGTTCAGCTAATACTGAACATAAATTATCCATCTCATCAGGTGTTAATGGTTCTTTTGCGAAAACCTTACCTGTTTTTGGTACTTGCATCTCCGCAGTTACATAATTACGAAACATAGGATAATCCTCATCATAGAAATTCTCGATGAATTTATTCAATGCACTGACAGAAGACTTTTTGAATTTAATTGCAGCTTCTGATAAGCCACGATTAGCAAGAAAGTTCATATAACGAAGAAATTCTTTCTTTCTAATTTCTATACAGTTTTTGTTATTTAGGTTATTTTTGACCCATACGAAAAATATCTTTAATGCAGACCTATAAGCATGTAAACTATGTGGTGAAAGATGAGTCTGATTACTGAGGTAATCTTCAACCATATTTCTATTAAACTCATTAACCTCTGCCCATTCCTCATCTGTAACTGGGTCTAATTTATCTGCTATTTTACCATTCAATAATCTCACTTCCTTTCACATACAAAAAAGAAGCAGTAGTAGTAATAACTAAACTGCTTCACTATAGTCTATAACGTTTCTTCCCCATTTTATTTCTTCACTATATTTTAATTCGCCTATTTTAGACACCTTATCCCAATTTATATTATTCTTGATAAAAGATTCAATGCTTTTTCTGAGTTCTATAGAATCATTATTTAAAATGTTATATGTATTATCTTTCGTCAAATCACAAGGGAATAAAATATAATAATGAATATTATTTTCTTTAAACATTTTTTGTTTCTTAGATAGGTCTTTACGATATATTTCTTTAGATTTACTGCTCGTGATCTGCTTATTTGAAAAGAAATAATTTTTATATGCCTCAATTACACCTGCAATTTCAATATAAATATCATTATCTTTAGTATGAATTAAATAATCACAATTCATATTTCTGTGATAAGATGGAACAAAAGATGAATATTTTACATCTCGAAAATAATCTATTCCATATCTTAATCCAAATTCTCTAAGATATTTTGAAAATATATATTCAAATTGGCTTGTAACATGTTCACCATCACTAAAATCAAATGTGATACCTCGACCTCTCTTGCCTAAAGAAATTCCTTCATTTGCCAATAATGTTTGCAAATTACAATTATAAAATTTTTTAATTGTTCTTTGTAAAGAATCTGCATTCAACCATTCATGAACACTGTCTATTTCAGATGTAGTAATAAAATTTCTATTATCATCTTTTACATATTTACATATATCTTTTATCATTTGGTCTAATTCATCTTTTGTTAAAGTTCTATCTAACATGGACTCTTGAATTATTTCCAATCCAAGTTCCTTTTTCATATTATTAATAGTTCCCCAATAAGTTTTAATCACTTCTAATGGTGGATGATAGCAACCTCTTCCTCTAAAATCATCATACATTAAAGCTTTATCTTTTTCTGACTGTAATTTGTAAATCAGTTTTATCATTTTATCCTTTGACGGTGTTTTACCTTTTGTTACAAAACCACACCAATCAACAAAATCAGCCCAAGTTTTAACTGATTTATCTGGACAATTATTTATATACCATCTACCATCAGGTAAGTTAAATGGCTCTTTCCGCAATAAATCATATTTTATTGGATTGCCTAATTCTTCACTTTTTTGAATATATTCCCTTACATAATAGTCGTAATCCTGGATATTAAATTCTCTTTGTTTGGCTTTTTTCATAATTTTCACCTATGCCTTCTCCTATGCCAATAACTAAAAATAGAACAGTAGAAGAGAGGCATAGATTCTCATATACTTGGTAGCTACTCCAAGTATCTACTGTTCCATAAATCCCACAATCAGCTATGACACCAATCATGAGTACAAATATTTATTCTCCGTTTTCTATAAAGTTCGTTGCCGATTTAACATCTCCTAATCCGTATATAAAACATCGAATTAATGGGACACCTGAGAATCGAACTCAGCGAGAACCAAACACGCCCCATACAAAAAGAGTGTGTAGCATACACCACACACTCCCATATTTCTTATTAGTTAATACCAAAACGATTCATCTAATTTATCCAGATAACACTCATAGTTCATTAACCGCTTGTAAATCTCTGAAAATGCGTCTGCTATATCAAGCCAATCATTTAATGAATTATAAGTCTTCTGAATTTCTTTTGTCTTCTTCTCGAACTCTGCCTGAGACACCTGCTTGCCATTGATAGAATAGTAGTCTTTATCAATTTCCTTGCAATCACAGTGGTCACAGTCACCATCACAATTATCATCACCAATACTGACTTCATATACTACCTTAGATTGGATACGTGGAATAATTTTTGAATTACAATTATCCATTACATAACAAACTACTCCTGTAACATATAAGTATCCATTTTCACGTTTAACAGGTTCACACCAAATACCTTCATGATCTAAAGAAATAAGATACTCATCATTGTAATTATCATGATCTGGTCGAGCGAAATCTGAAATATGAGCCAGATCGTGACCATTCTCTACTAACTCAGCAATAATATTCTTCGAATCTTCGTACTTTGCAATAATTTCTACACAATCCAATGTTTTGTCCATATTAGAGTCAAAATATGTATTTTCAATATCTACAACTAATTCCGTATAGTCTGTAAAGTTTCTTTCAACAATATCTGCTTTTATGTTAATCACGTCCCCTCAAATTAAGCATTCTTGACTGCATTTTTAAACCCTGTTAATGCATGAAATTTTGGACTCTTAGAAGCTGTAATCTCAAGTGCCTCGCCTGTTTTTGGGTTTCTGCCCATACGTGCAGCTCTCTCAACAACCTCGAAATTACCGAAACCTGCAAGAGATACCTTCTCACCTGATGCTACTGTATTAACAATTGTCTCAAGGACTATATCTACAAGAACTGCAACATCCTTCTGTGTTGCTCCATCAATCTGTCCTGCTACATTCTTTACTAACTCTGTCTTATTCATATTCTTTTAATTCCTTTCATTCACAATTAATATTTTTATTTTTCAATTAAAAAGAGGGTAGCGTCCATATAAGGTACACTCCCCCAAAGTGGCTTCGTCAGCCAAAACCGAAGTTATTCCCATTTATTAATCGCCTGTTGGGTTCAGGTCTATTTGCATCACATCAATGACTTTATGATGGCTCAATATTAAAAATTATGTATCTCCGTACATAGTCTACTTTGTCGTAAAATAATTAATCAATTTAATTGAATATCATACAAGCAAATCAATCCATTTTCTCCAATAACAGAAACTGTCTGTTCTGGCTTATTTGTCTTGCGAATTGACATAGCGTATGCATCTGACCCAGAAACACAACCTGACTGTATTACTTTTGTATCATATACTGTTTCCATAGCATTAGTGTGTCTATGCCCTAACAACACAATGTCTGGCTTTATATTGAACATCATTGTAAAATTCTGTACAACATTACTTGGTGAATCCTTGTGTCCATGAGCAGCAAACACATTATTTCCACGGATATTAAACATTGCTATTTCAGGTTCAACTGTATTATCACAAATTGTAATATTTTCAACATTCTGCATTCTTGCCTTTAAATAGAAAGGTAAGAGTACATCCATGTTTTCACCATCTAAAGCTTCTTCTTTTTTAGGAGAGATCCTAGAGTGGTTACCAGGCGTTGTATATACATAGATATGATTAAAATGATTTGCTAATCTAGTTAGCATAGCAGAAATCAACTCTGAAACATATTTGAACTGCTCCATAAGATCCATGTTATTCTGTAATCGAAGATTATTGTGAATAATTCCACTAAGAATTTCTCCAATTACAAGGTAACAATTTTCTGAACCATGTTGCTCACGAATATCTAAGATGTCAGAAGTGAACTTTTCGATTCTTTGTTTTAAAATGTCTTCATTAAAATCATTTTTCCAATTATGTATCTCAATACCTGTATGAATATCAGTTAAATGAACCAGAAGATCCGTTGAACTATTAAATAATGTATAATGTACTGAGATATTCATAGGTTCAACATTTTCACAAATAATTCGTTTTACCATATCTACATAAGATTCTTTACGAGCTTCCTGCCTAATGAGTCGATTGTATTCAACTCTTGCATCAGAAAGCTTAATCTTTTCCTTACGCATTTTAATTAACTCAGAATTATCTGAATTATTTTCTGTTTCTACTGGTTCATTAACCCATCCAGCGTCAATATACTCATATAATAATTTACTACCTTTGCGTACTGTATCTCTGTGCTCTAAATCACCATTAAATTCAGAACGAAAGTCAGCAACATCTTGCCACTCTAAATTTTCGTCTGTTCTTTTTCTCTTGAGTAAGTCTAATTGTTCTCTAAGAAATTCATTCTTCTCGATATCGTCCACCGCCTTACTCTTCAGAACCTTCCTCTACAGGAAGTTCAAATGTGATCTTGAAACCAATTGATTCAAATGGAATTGCATCAATTACCTGCTGAGATAAATCTTCACCAGTTTCCAAATCTACAAATCTTAAATCCTTTACAGAAATATTGTCTAATTTAATTGTTTTCTTAGAAGCAGTAATTTTCTCCTCTGATTCAGTAATCTTAACCATTATTCCTTTTATCTCCTTATCAACTAAAATAGGAGAGCAGCGTGCTCTCCTTAAATAATTTCATCTATATCACAATCCACACCAATTATTTTATCAACTATATGACGTTCCTTTGCTTCTTCAGAAAACATATAATATTCCCTGTCCTTAATTTCCTCAATAAAATCAGCAGTCATATCAGTGTGTTCTATCATAAACTTTGTCATACGTTCATCAAGTTTATCATAAAACTTCTGGATATCTTTACCCTTGTTTCCGCTAGATACATAGCCCGTCTGTCCGTCATGGTAGAGGACGATTGTATTTGGAAAACAGTAGCGGATGTGCCCAGCAGCAAGAATATAACTAGCCATTGATGCACACTTTGCAAAACCAACTGTTACGATTGGTGTTTTAGAATATGTTATCTGACTCAATATCTGAGTACCAAGTACGCAGTCTCCACCATCGCTGTTAATGTATATAAATATTTTCTTACGCTTATCTACTGGAAGATTTTTATCTTCTGAATTCCATTTGAGAATCATAAGACATACATTTTCTAATAAATCATCAGTTATCTCCTGATTGATAATAATTCTTCTATCATTGAGATGATTCTTTATAATTTCGTTATATATATCATCATCTTTATTAATTTCAAATAGTAATTCTTCTATAATTGACACCTCCTATAACGGTATAATCATATCTTTCTCAGAACACTTTACCTTATAACACTTGTCATTTCTTGAAATTTCTTCTCGTAAATGCTCTTTTAAACAATTTTTTGCTTCTGTAGATCCATGTACCAAAACAAGCTGATTTGTATTCAAGTTACTGCCAAATTTTAATAAATCATCAAAATTAGCATGGGAACTGAACGTGCTCATCGTTATACAATCTGCTCTATTAGGGACAGGAACTTTATTTATATTGATTGTTTTATGGGCTTTGCCATTTTTTATTCTATATGACAAATAAGAATCATCTGTTCCTACAAATCCAGAGAAACAAATCATAGAATTGATATCACGTAAATACTTATCAAGATAAGATAATATCCTCCCATTTGTGCAAAAACCACTACTTGAGATTACAATTTTAGGTATAGGATCATTTACCCATGCCTTCGATTCTACCTTTTCACGCACATATTTTACATTTTTCCAATTATAAACTTTTGTCCATAATTCACAAAAATCTGAGTCAAGAACATCTTTGTAAGCTTGACATATATCACAGGTTAGCATTGAGTCAACAACTATATCTGTTTTAAAATCTTCATTTTCTCCAAATAGGAGATATAGTGTTGTTAATAATTCCTGAGATCGTGAAAATGAGAACGCTGGAAGAATAATAGAACCTTGCCTTTCCAGTACCGTTTCTATAGCAACACGTAGATGTTCAACATCGAATTCACGAGTTTTCTTTGTAGCCCTAGTATTTAAACCGTAAGTTGATTCCATTATTGACACATCAGAAAAGGTAATTGGGATTTCTGTATTTTCTACATAATGATTTTTAGTATCTAACGCTCCAATATCAGAAGTATATAGAATTTTCTTTGTTTTTATTCCATCATTTAAAATAAGCTGTAACTGTGCAGCTCCTACACAATGAGAATTTTTAAACCATTGAAAACTAATCACATCATCTAATTTGTAAACATGATTATACTCATTATATACATAAATATAGTCCAGTGTTTTATACACATCTTCTTCAGTATATAATGGTTCGTATTCTCTATTATATCTTTTTGATAAAACTCGTGCCTCATCATTTACAATAAAAGCACAATTAAGTAATAAATATTTCGACATAACCGAAGATGGGTATGTCATAATTATTTTCCCATGAAATCCTTCTTTAATAAGACGGGGTAATAATCCGATATGATCAATGTGCGAATGTCCAACAAACACGTAATCCAATTCATCAGGCTTAAATTTAAATTTTTCTGAATTTGCTTTATAAGCTGCCAAATATGAATTATCCTGTAATAAGCCACATTCAAGTAAAATTTGTTTATTTGCAAATCTTATATAAATCATTGATCCAGTAACATCTTTTGCATTATTACCACAAAATAAGATTCCATCATCTTTCAGTTTCGCTTTTCTTGCGATTGTAAAAACCACCTTTCTGTTTTAGTTTCATCCACAAGTGAAGAAAAGTGGAAGAGTAGCGTGACTCTGACTCGAACAGACCCTCTAGTTTATGAGACTAGTGTGCACCTTTACACCTTACCGCAAATTGGAAATGTAAGACTCGAACTTACGACCTCATGATCCCAAATCATGCGTTCTACCAAACTGAACTAATTCCCAAAAGAAAACCCCGTATACGAAACACGAGATTTACATATATGAGCTGAGATATTGACTCATTACACTACCATCTATTGCGGTTGGACGCAACTTATCACACAGCCGATTAGGCTGTAGGCAGAAACAACACTGGTTTTGACATAACCAGCAAACTCTTACCACAAAGCATTATAGATTTCCATTCTACACATCGTCTCTTGCGGAGTTCTCAGATTGCAGCCTGATACGGTTGCATGTACTCGTAATTTCTCATATAGTACCTTGCGAGTGCTATATGTCATCATATTACAGATGAATAAGTTGTTTTTCTCTTTGTGGTCGCACACACTTTCGCTTGATGTTAGTTGTATATTTTTTATATTAACCAAATTAATTCATTAAACTCAGTATGTACATTTATTATTGGATGATGTGGTGTACATTTGACCATCCGTACCTTTTGAGTACAGCCCAATCAACACCATCCTGTCGATCTTGCTATCGATCTACTTTGCTAAAAAACACCTATCTTTCGATTTAAGATGTTGATATAGCAATATAGCCAACACTAATTCTTGCGGAACTCGCATCAACTATACACGGATTATCCCCACATTTCTGTGTTACTACAGTGCCTTTCACATGACACCTGCCTAACCATATTCGCCAGCAGTCGCCCTTGAATAGAAGGTCAGGTATAAATCCTGTGTGTTTTCCGTTAAACTGTATTTCTACAGTCGCAGTCTTAGTACACTCTAAGAACCGCTTTATACATGTTACCATGCTTATCTCACTGATCCGAAACCAACCAGTTCCTACCGAAGTAGGAGAGTTCCCATAGTAGGGTTTGAACCTACGCCCCTCGGATATATCCGAACACTCTACCATTGAGCTATATGGGAGAGTACAGTAGCTATACCTTCAGAATGAAAATACAACTACTGCTAAAAGAAGAGTTGTTTTTATGAAATGTATTATCTGTTTGAAAACGCTTTGATTTGCTACCCGTAGGTATGAATTCATATATCTTCCACAGAACGTACATGGTACAGTCTCGCTTGATGAACTTAACTGGTTTTATCACACATGCACAAGTTTTTCATATGGCATCACATCAACTAACTTATAACCATATGTTAGACGAAATATTATAATGTCTCTCGACAATTATTATATTCTCTGTTTATCAGCTAAGAAAAGCTGATTTCATTGTTTTAGCCTTTCGGCACAGCCCTCAATCAAGAGGGCTTCTATTTTGTAGTAAAACGATCGTTGCATATTTTTATTCCGCATTTGCATATTAGCGGAGAGGATAGTTGTGTTGGTATTGTACTAAAGCACACGCAAATTTACACTGTTATACATAGATAAAGTTTCATTGCCCACTTTCTCCTCATAAGTTCACTTAATTACAACTGCTACAACCGTTGATTTTACTAGCTTTTTTATATAGTAAAATAATTAAGTCTGTACAAAAAAATGTGCATTTTAACAATTTTTTGAAAAACATTTTAGCAAATTTGCTGAATTTACATTATATAATACTTTTAGCAACAATGATTTATTTTTATTAAGAACAGAAGATATTGTTTTTTGATTACGAATTGAACCAGGAAGAATTTTGAACGAACGATCAATCATCCAAGAAAATAACCCAAGATAATTCTTCGATATTTTAATTGATTGTATTTCGCAAATTATATCATCAAAATCTTTTCTAAGTAATAAATAATCCTCATTTTCTGCATCATCGTTTATTTCGTATAATTTCAATGAATATTTTGCTATAATTTCTTCAACTTTTCTACAAGTACGAATATTACTTTTCATTTCATATTTAACAAAAAAATGACACATTGGTAAAGTGGTATCTACATTACGAAACTTCATTAAATCCAAATCATATAAGTAATTCATAGGACATTTTAAATCTTTATTTATGTTTTTATCATTAAATCCATGTTTGATTATTTTCCAAAAAGAAGGATAAAGATTTGTCTTAATATCCATGTCATCTTTTATTCTTTTAATCTCACCAGTTAAGTCAATATCAAATCTTCTTTTTGCATTATCAATAGCAACTTGCGCTAAAACACTCAATATGCATACATAGTCAATGTATTTTTTATCATCAAAATTGCAAGCATATGTTTGAGCAATTTGAGCCAAATTACTTGATTCGCCAATATCCAATTGTGATTTTGCTAAATTGTTGTCAATGCCAGCATAATCATCCATTGATTTACCATATATATTTTTTTCCTTTGGAATATTGTTTTTAATTGTAGGATAATTCTGATAACAGTTTCTTGCATGTTCAACAATATCAGACTGATTTGTTGTATATCCGCTATCAGAATCTTGATCTGCATCTGTTATATCCAAGGCTCTTTATCCTTGGCTTCTCCGATTTTCATCGGAGTGTCGGACTATATCTTTACCCTCATCTGTATGTTAGGGTAATCGGCACTCGTGGGTGGATTATTGCTCACCTGCTCACCACCTAGTCTCTAAACCTTACTATCTACTTTTATGGATTTCGATAGTCTTGGTAATTGATTGGCATATATGTGAATAATTTATAACTCTGTAAAAGAAAAATACATTTTTCTATAAGTTTTTTTATTTTTTATAGACTCAGTAATTCCACCTCTGATTGTATTAATATTGCTTGATAAAGATAGTTCATCTTTTACCCATTTACAACATTCACCAATATAATCAAAGTGTTTGATAAAGTTTTTATTTGAGTCATAAACAAAAACTTCTTTTGACCTACCATTCTGAGAACCTTTCCTAGAATAATATTGTTTTCTTAATTCTGGATTATCTTTTATTTTATTATGTAATGTTTTATTTCCATAATTAGGATTATTTATTCCAGTCTGAGATTTTAGTCTGTCAACGAGTTTCTTTCGCCATATTTTATATGTTTCATCATCCATACGTTCTTCTGGTGAAATACCATACATTTTGTTATTTTCTTTTGAATTCAATCTACTTAATCGTGAACGAATTTCATTCTTTTTATCATTAGAATATGTATCCCAAAGATTAACTCCGTACATTGGATTACTTTCACCCATCATATCAATAGAATGTTGTCTTCTCCACTCTTCTGAATGAACCATACCGCAAGAACCATCACCGCCAAATGTATGATTTGTTAAATGACCATTCTCATTTGGGTTATTGTTATATCCAATAATGTCAATTCCATACCCTAAATCAAAAACATAATGATGAATTAACTCTCTTTCTAACTTATAAGCATCGTCTTCTGATAATTTGTCTTTTATGATATTTACTTTCATTCCGACTTTATCAGCTATCCTATCATGATGCTCATTTCTTGAGTAATAATTACATCTGTTACCATGCCCTTTGCCAACATAAAAGCATGTATTGTTATCTAATCTAATGTGCTCATATACATAGTAGTCGTTCATGTTTCACCTCCTATATATATTCTCTTTTATACTTTAAATTATTCACATACTTAGCGTCTCAATTTTCACCGATTGTTTTAAGAACTACATTTCTGTAGAACTGAGCCATTATATTAACCCATTATTTCTATCCTGAAAATCTGTTCCATTCATATTTACTGCAATACACTGTTTTCCAAGATTAAAATATTTTTCAAGATTTTTATGGTATACATTGTGAAGATATGTAAGATTATTTTTGCTATTGAAAGGACTTCTAAAGAAAGCTAGATATTCGCCACTCTTAAATCTTTCAGTGTAACATTGGATTGTATTGTTTTCTGTAAAGAATGTATTATCATTATCCACATCAGATTCGTTTCCAGTAGCGGCATATAAAAGCATTGCATATGGAGATCCAACTATTACTAGATTTTCTGCGTTTTGAATGATACGTCCACTTTTCATATTTAACACGTATCCTTTAATAATAGCTTTTTTTCTGTCACGAAAGTATGAACTTCTTACAAAATCTGGATTTTGATTACACAAAGCAATTAAAACTTCATAATCATTTGAAAAATTTTTATTCTTTTCAAGATATTTCAGAAACTCAGAATTGTCCTGTTTGAGTTTATTAATATACTCAACACTTTCTTTTACAACATTTGGCATTATTTCTTCATCAAGAGAGTTCACCATTTGATAACTCATTCTCTGAACTTCACCAAGCTTACTTTCATGTGCTGTCTTCACAATGCCAAACATACAACCATTTTCATAAACTCTGTCACACCAATATTCATACGACTTATCAAATTTCAACCATTTCATAGCATTGTCAGTTGTGATCAACTCAATATCCTTGACAAAATGCTCAACTCCAAACATATCTTTTACAATGGCAGAGTAGTAGTTTTCTCCAAAATAATCTCTGAAAAACTGTTGAATATTTGTACTGAACGCTGCCATTTTACAAAAATGATGTCTTAATAGGATATATCCATTCCCCCAAGTTGGGAAAATACTAGAATCAATTAGAGCCTGTCCATCAAACATTGTATTCTTCAATTCATAATTATCAATATGTTTTGCGTAACAATGTTTATTTTCATCAGTCTCAATACTGACAACTTTAGTAAAAAACGACCTGTCAACATCTTTTAATATTAAAATATTCTTGGGATTAATTTTGACCTTACCAACAATGGCACTTGATATAAGTGGGGCATATGCACTGATTTCGACTGTAGGAGAATTCCTTTTCGGAAGCCGAATGCCCATATACAAGAATTTAATTGCTTTTTTATAAAGACGATCACATATAAACATACATGATCCTTTTTTCGCTTTTCCTGTACTTCTATAAAGCATTTTATAATGAATAATTTCTCGTTTTATAATATCACCATTTTTCTTTCTGGTGATATATTCAACATTCACACCATCATTGTAAAATAATTTTCTGATTTCTTCCTTGGTATGTTTATGGTAACGATCTTTATTTTTATTTGCTTCTTGAAATAATTGTGAAAGTTTTTTGCGCTTATTTCTTTGCTTTTGAATTTGGCTTTTGTAACCATATGATTTTGCTAATTTGTATTCAGTTCTAGCATTTTTGGCAACTTTTTGTAAATGTGCAATTTCTTCTTCATATGAACGAGAACCAAAGTTAAATTCTAAACAAATTATATCTCGTGTAGATTCTTCCTTCCATACTTTTAATCCGTTTTCTTTTAGAAAGTCACTAAAAAGGCTATTTGTAAACATTGCATCTTTATACTCATAATGATCTCTGACACCATTGTTATACTCATAAAGAGTGCTTGCTTCAATGTTTTTAATTTTGATTCCAAATTCACTCATGTATATTATATCACCACCTGTTTATTCATTTAAAATTCCTCCTTGCATTCATCATTCATCGAATTATTCTCTTCATGACACACCTGCAAAGATTCACATCCAGTACAGTCAACTATATTGCTCATCGGACATTCTGATAGAAGGAGAGTCGTTGCCATATTATACAAATATTCGCTATTATATTTATTCTCCATAATCGTCCTCCGTCATTTCATAAATCCTGTAGCCTAGAAAAATAGCCATATCTTCAGTTCTATCAAAACAGTCTACATGGGCAGATTGTCCAACATCATTTCGCACATACTTGTCTCCAATGCAAATTTCTTCGCCACATTCGGCACATATAATATTGCTTTTATATTCTCTATAATTAGGGCATCCTGGAATATGATGAAGTTGTCCGCAATACTCACATGTACAGTTCATAATATTCATTTATTTAATTCCTCTCTAGTAACAATTTCCAAGCCTCTATCGAAACATTTTTGTTCAAGATCGTAGCGATCCATGTAATATTTGAATGAATCGTGATCATTTAATTTCGATACTTCCTGTAATATATCATTACGGATAGAAGAGGAGTCTGAAGCAAATTCGACATCTTTATATTTTTCCATGAGATCAAGCAGGTCTACGTTGTTTTCTTTTAAATATAATGTAGTCATATATTTTTCTGCCTCTTTATTCCATTTAGCAATAGCAATCACTGAATAATTCCTATTATGTAAGTCAATTTTGATGCAAATTGTTCCCATATTTTCGTATCTAAGCATTTTTAATACCTCTCTTATATGTATATTGATCGTAAACTTTCCCTAAACGACATGATTGATTGAATCGCATATCTGATTCAATTCTCGCCGCAATATTATGGGAAGTAGCGTTAGTAGTGTCAAAATCTGATTCGTAGATCAGCCCTCTATATTCTGATGGATCTACATAAATTTTTGGTGTAGTATAATTCATATATTTTTTTGTTTCCTTTCTCTGTTAAATATTTTTCCATTCGCATCGCTGCTACTCAAATATGGGCAACTATACCCATATTGAGAAGTTGTAAGTTCTCACGAACATTTCTTACTGTTTCATTGTGTATGCTTTTGCAATGAATAAATTCATATACTACTCACAAGTTCTTGTACACTCAACAGTCGTAAATTCCCGACTAAGCCATCGGTACATACTTACAAATGCTTGATTATGCTATTTTGTAAGTTACAGCATCTCTTAAATTAAGACTTGCATTAAAATCTCTGTCTGCATGATATCCACACTCACAAATATATTCTCTATCAGAAAGTTTTAAATCTTTCTTAATGCACCCACATTCATGACACAACTTGCTTGATGGATACCATCTGTCTACAATTCTTAATTCAATCCCTAATTCCTTACATTTAGTTTCAAGTTTTATTCTAAATTCATAAAACTTCTGTGATGCTACAGCCTTTGACAGATGTTTGTTCTTCATCATACCTAACACATTCAAATCTTCAATCGTAATATAAGATGGTTTGGTTTTCACTATCTCAACAATTGTTTTATTGATGTAATCAGTACGGATATTATTCATCCGCTGATAAAGTTTCTGTACCTTTAAGACTTGTTTTTGTATATTTTGTCTAGTAACATCTCCGTTCTTAATTTCACTACGTTTCTTTAAATCTTCGTATTTTCTCGATAGACAACGCTGTTCCCTTTTTAATTGCTTTTCTAACTTTTTTAATCTTGCGGTCTTGTTAATATTCTTCTTCGTGATCCCATTACTGGTTATTACAAAATTCTTAATACCCAAATCAATTCCTAAACCAAAATTATTTAATTGAGATTTCATCATTTCTGGTATATCAATTAAAACGGATACATAATACCTACCTGCTTTCTGTGAGATAGTCCCACTTTTAATAATGTATCCTTGTTTTGAAATGGGAATGTAACCCTTTTCTTTTAATTTAACCCATCCAAGAGTAGGAATATTAATCCTATGTCTTTCACAACGGCAATCTTTTGGATTATTTCTTACAAAATACATTTTCACATCCGACTGACCTTTTTTCTTAAATCTAGGAAATCCACTTTGATGCTTAAAAAATCGTTTAAAAGCCTTGTCAGCATTCATGATGCTTTGCTTAACGGCTTTAGAACTGACTTCTTTAATCCATGAATATTCGGGATTTTCATTTAAGTAAATATTATTTAGCCATTTCTGGAAATCCATGCCTGATACAAATGTCTTTTCAGTTTCATAGACCTCTTTATTGTGAGCAATGTAAAAGTTATATACAAACCTACAAGTCCCAATCGTTTTATTTATTTTGCTTTGCTGTTCCAATGTTGGGCTTATTTCCGTTTTGAAGCTCTTTAGCAATTTCCTCATCCTCCTTTATCTGATTTTTATATTTATTAATCCATATATCGCTCCTTTTATAGTGTTGCGTTAATTTGTTACATATATTTATTCTCTTATTTACAATTCGTTTTCTAATAACTTAATAATCTTAGTTTTTACGTTATCAGAAAATAAACAATTTTTATCAGACTCTAATAAATCTAATACTGTTTGATATGAAATATTGGATGATTTTAATGTGTTAATATAATGTTCTTTGTTCTTGAACCATTTTGTGCCAATTTTATATAATTGATTTGAATCACCTATTTCATTTGTTCCTGTAATTTTTACCATTCTTCCCATACTTTTATTCTCCTTTCATTTTTGTTAAATATCTTATTTCACCAGGCACGTCATCCTTGTTATATATTCTCTTTCCATAAATTCTTTCTAATTCGATTAAAACAGAATCACCTTCTAATTCCATTGGATCAAGAGCATATACATTTCTTGTAGGAACAAACACACCTTCTTCTTTTTTATTCTCCACAAACATATCTCTTCTTATATAAATTAGTTTATAGGATTCTAAAACAGATAATCCGTTTTCAACTGTTGAGATAGAGGTATCTAATCCTTTGGCAATTTGAGATTTAGATGGAAAAGAAATCTTAGCAGGTGCAATATCTCCTGGATAATTCATGATAAATTGCTTTATATAGAGATAAATGCCCAATAGAATAGATTTATTAATTTTAGATGAGAGAGAACAGATTTTTTCATATTCAGAAATAGTAATCTGTACAAAACTGTCCTCTGTAAAAAAAACATTACGTTCATAAGATAATTGAAGATAAAATAAATCATTTGGTTTAACAACAAAAATGTCTGTATTACAGCTTGCATAACCTTTGTTTATTAGTTCTGTTTTAATAATTTCTCGAAAATCAGAGTATATGGATTTATTATTTGTTTTTGTAGAATATCCAATTTCTTGTAGCAAATCATTAAGTGTGAGAGTAACTTGTCCAAATGTTTGTACATGTTTCCTTAGATATAATATGATGAGATAGTATTTTAAACCTGAAATACCTTTGTGATTTTTGATTTCTTTTTTTGAAAATCCAACTGATGTTATTTTTTTATCTTTTTCGGATAGATAAATATAGTTGTCGATTTCAATCGCTCCTTTCGTTAAAAAATTCTGTGTGAAAATTTTCCCAAAGATTTAACACTACCTATTAAGTTTGTGTGAAAATTTTCCCAAAGGTGTACTTAATTCTGTGTGAAAATTTTCCCAAAAAGTAGGTATATAGTATAAAAGCATAAAGAGTTATATAAAAAAGCATAAATATATAAAAAAGTATAATAACTTCGTAAATGGTCTAACGCCCATTTACTCCGTAAATCATTTGGGTGCATATGAGATGTACCTATATGATTATTTTTCATTAATTTTCTCTCTGATTAAGATTCACATATTTATCACTAAATTCAGTATTGAAGACTGGCAATCTATCATGGTACTGTTCATATATTTCTTTACCAGACATGTGAGTTGTATATTTCCATCCATTAGGTAATTGTTTATAAATAGTTTTGTCATCTACAATACTTTTTTCTTCACTGAATCTATCACCTATCTTGCCGCAAATAGAACAGTAGCTACTTAATTCTGTATGAAGATTATTCTTTCCCATAAAAGAAAACTTATATCTTATAATACATTCCTCATATTGATGTTTGTGGTTTGATTTCTTCTCAATCTTAGAAATATTGCTTCCTGTATTCTTCTTGTACTTTGGTATTTCCTGATCAAAATTATTCATTATTATTCCTTTCGATGATAAATTGGTTGTATAACAGATTTTTATTTGGTATTAAAATCTTGTTGTGAATTCAGTAATTTCCTATGGATAGGATAGTGATTAGATTATAATAATTGGATTATCTTCATCTGGTAATGATAAATTAAATGTACTAGGTTTTATCATTTGTATTAGAGTGATACATCTGTAGTACATTACTTCTGTTGCTGATTTTAATTTACGGCTATTCCATTTGTAAGATTCTAACACTGTTGGTTGAAAGAGATACATTGCTAATGATGAATCTCTTTTGATTGCTTCTAATACTGTTGGTTTTATGTATACCTTAAATATAAATTCTATTGGAATTAACGAAACTTGAATATTTCCTCTTCTGTAACATGAATTGTAATATGAACTAAGTGCGTCTAATTTTGTTTCATGTTTAGATTTATCATAGTGTCCTTTGCAAATCAGAATTATATCTGTCATTGTTTTATTATCCATTTTTATGTCCTCCTTGATAATTGATAGTTATTTATTCTCTATTTCTACACATCTATTAATATAATTATTGTAACCTGCCTGAAGAATTGCTTCGGTTTCTTCTATGATTTGATAAAAGAAGCTTGGCTTCTCGTAATAAATTCCTTTTTCTTTATCTATAGGAACATGATCTATTTTAGTCTTTGAGTTTTCTTTTATTAAATGATAGATTGTCATATCTTCATCAGTAACTACACCTTCAATATATCTTCTAGTAAGCCTGTTTATAATATGATCACTGTGGGTTTCAACTATTGTTATCTGTGATCGGTTCATTAATTTAATTATTTTGTCGGCTATCTCTAATTGTAGAATAGGATGTAATGCACATTCTGGCTGCTCTAATATAACTACACTATTGATCATAATATTATGTTCTATATCTGCCAAAGCAATAGAGCATTCTTTCCATTTAAAATATTGTGCTGAAGAGTATTGTGATCGACATTGTTGTAGAATTGTTGTTTTACCAGTATTGTTACAACCAGTTAATACTGTTAATGGTGTTAAATTTAATGTTTGTGTTTCAAAATATGTAGGTAGCTGTGTTTTAAATGTTGACATAGTATTATGTTCCTTTCTGTTGATTAATCTTTCTTATTTTTATTCTCTGTTTGTGTTGACATATATTTAGTAATTGATATGGTCTATCCCAAAATTATTTTCTTGCTACGCTGCGAAAATATCATCCCTTATCAAAGGGACTATTTTTATACTGGCGTATGTCATTACATTCTTTATATGAAGTTATGGGAACTAAATCGATCGTTTTGAGGGTAAATTTCTATTTTTATATCTTTGTTGATAGATTGGTAGGGTAGAAGATAAAATTGATTTTTGTGTCGATTTGATACGAATTAGTCAAGTAATTATGTTTTAAATAAAAATAAGACAGTGCAATTACTGTCTTAATAGTTTTGTGTGTAGTTTTATGGTAGCCCCCTATATGGGGATTATATGATTTGGCATTTTTACTGGAAAAATCGTTATCGGTGAAAGTGCTTATAAATAAGGAAGATTTTGAATTTGTGGGTGGATTTTTGGTGAGATAGGAATTTGATTTTGGGTTGTGAAGTGGCTGAAATGCTTGATTTTAATGGGGTTTGACGATATGAGGTACGATAAAGGGTTTTGATGAGTGAAATTTAGGATTTTGCTTAATTTTGTTGGGGATTTTGATGATTAGAGAGAGGATGGATTTTTGAGTTGGTATGTGGATGAATCTGCTATATGGATTTCAGAAAAGACAAGCTGCCGTTTCAGTTTTTGCTACCCCCTATACCATTAAGGCTACGGTATTTCTATATTTTTCCGTAGGATATCAGATAGAACAAACACTCGATAAAATCAGATCTGGATTCTCAGAGCAGAACAAAATCGAACAAGTGTTTGAATTATAATTTTATCGTAATTTTTGAAATTTATTATTGACAATCACACATATATGTGATAATATAGATAATGTCAAAAGGACATAGCAACACACGAAAACAACTTTAAAAATTTTTTAAAAAGTCCTTGACAAACACATAAACGTGTGATAGTATAATCTCAACAAAACAAAGAACCACACAACAAAGTGTTAAGGCACTGCAAACTCACATAGTTGTTAATTCAAAAGTTTTTGTTGACAATCACATGAAAGTGTGATACACTTTAAACAAGTCAGGAAACAGTGACTTGAGAAAATAGGGTGCAAAGCCTAGCACACCTTACACCCTTACATAGTGGAACGCATGAAACGCTACACCATAGCATTACATATTCTAGCATATTTCATGCAAAAATTCCACACAAAGTTTTTAAAAATCTTATGTAATACCTTTAATTAGGAAGTAGTGTATTGCACACTACGCACTCATAAGAAGAACATTGACAACTAAATAAATCGGCGGTTGTGAGCTATACAAGGATCTGAGTAGATAATGACTTGTGATAAAGTCGCTCCATCCGGGAATATAACTAGACAAGTGCGTGAGAATCGTACAATCAGGGAATAAACCGACTGCTAGTTAAGAATCGTAACAACTTGAGCTGTAGTTATACACAGTTAGAAGGTATAAATAACTTAAATGTTTGTACCTTCAATAGTGTGCATAACACTACAACATAACGCTATTGTATTAAAACAATACTTATGTTATATTATTTATGGCTTAAATGCCTATAGTTTCGCATCCTTAAAAATGGCGTAGAGAATAAATCTCTTGTAAATCCATTCTATGAAGTGTGAGCGTGGTGGACACACAATAAACAACTACACAATGACCATAAAGCCCTATAGTGAGGCTTTTAAATAATACGCTATAGCGGAGTGCCTACGATTCGACATAAAAAAACATAGGTTATGGGACTATTCATATTTTGGATAGTCCTTTTTTATTATATAAAAATAATATAGCACCTATGCGTAAAATAGGAGAAGGAGTACATTATGTCAAAGAATCAGATTAATTTTTCAAAAATGAGCAAAGAAGCAACTACACAGTTAAACACTTTTAAAGAATCCGCACATGCGATTGCTGTAGAAGATTTACGGTTCAAAGCTGAGATTAAACCACTTAAAGCACAGTTAGAATCCATCCTTGCAAACCGTCAAAACGACATTGATAATGGCATGAATGTTGATGATGTTATTGCAAAATTTCCACGGATTGAAGTGGATAATGCTATTCGTAAGGCTGAGACAGCACACAAAGCTATTGTTGAACCACTTTCAAAGTCTATGAAAGATACTTATACATTCATTCCAGACGGTATGCATGACGCTTACACGAAAAAAATCACTGAGCATAAACGTGGTGACTTTCTTACAGCTATTAAAACATTCCTTGAAAATTTAGGTATTGAAGGATGTTCTCAGGCTCAGATCAGCAAACTGGCAGAAAATATGTCTGATATGTTTGGAGCAAGATATGCTCAGAGTAAGAAGATTGTCAATGATAATATACTTGTAACAGCTATCAGTAAAGCACAGTTCAATAAGCTTTTCATGGCTGTATTTTGTGAAATGTATATCAAATAAGTAACTTGTAAACACGCAATAAATCCGCTATACTGTAAGTAGAAAGGCGGTGAAAGGATGGAAGAAATGAGTAGTCGTGAAATGTATAACTTAATAATCAAACTTGAAAAAGAGGGAATGAGTGCCGAAAAAATCATTGAAATCATCAAGTTTATTGAAGAGAATAAACTAACCGAAAGCCAACTAAATGATAAATAATGCATAGTTAAAAGAGCAGATCAACACAAGAGATCTGCTCTTTTATAATACACATGATCACAAATTACTTGTGAATCACACAGTTATGTGATAGAATGGAGGTGTATCTAATGGAGGTAAAATAATATGATTGTATATAAAAAATTAGAAAAAATATTGCAAGATAGAAATATGCAATGGAAATCATTGTGCGATGCTGGAATTTCTGTAAATATGCCAGCTAAATTTTCAAAAAACAAACCAATGAATACGGACATTATAAACAAAGTCTGCGAATATCTCCATGTCCAACCAAGCGAAATTATGGAATGGATACCTGATGCAGAATATAACAAGGCAAATGAAGAAATTGCCTCAATCGAGCAGCAAATAGCAGAACTAGAGGCAAAGAAAAAGCAATTACAAGGCAAATAATAAAGCGTCAAATATAACCAATACACCAAAGCACCCATTATCAAATAGGGTGCTATTTTTATACCAAAAAATAGTATCCAGTCAAAAAGGCAGAGTAAAAAATACTCTGTCTTTTTTAGTGCATACTATTAGCACAAAATAAAACAAAAAGGAGAGTTGATTAAAATGGCAAAGGTAAACGTAGTATGGAAGGGAATGTATGTAGGCACAGAAAAGATGTCTACCGATCAGATCCGCAAAGCAGAATATGCAGGTTTTACAATTACATACGCAGAATAAATCTGTGTACGGATAGTGAGTTCGATTATAACTCACACAACTACGGATGCAGATTTAAAGGCAAATGTAGTTATTACATAGTAAAAGGCAGACTATTTCGGTCTGCCTCAATCCCAAAAACACAAAATGAATTGAATAAAATATATTTGTGTTACACACAAATTATAAACGATTCAAACGCAAATTACAAGAGCGAATAATAAGGAGGAAATAATCATGGCAAACTGGGCAAGAGAAATCATGGTGTTAGCAAATGATTTTTGTTTAAACACATCAAAGGCAAAAGAAATTATTAAACAGGTAGACAACTTATCCGTACCAAACGGAAAAATGGAAGATTCATGGAAATATGACAGAGCATATTCACGGCTTAAACCAATGATTATGTCTGCATAAAAGGGAGATAAAAAGGCAAAATTATTTTAAGCGACTGCAATTAAGTAGTCGCTATTTTAATTAAAAGAAAGGTTAAAAAGGTGAATATTATGTGTAAGAGAGTTTATTTAACAGCAAAAGAGGCAGAAATGGAAATGCAGGAATTACGGAATAAAGAAGGTTTTACTGGAAAAATGGAAACCGATTATATTTCACGGATGATTAAGGATGCAAAGCGAAACTCCATGATCGGAGACAAGCTTCAGCTTGTAGTAGATCCAATGTATATCCACATTCCTGAATGGCAGAGAAGATTAAAACTTGCTAGAGCATACACAATCGGAAACACATATAACAAGTATAAATGGGATGTTCCGAAGGTACTGTTCCACAAAGGCAGACTGTATGTTATTGATGGTCAGCACAGAATATATGGCGCATTTAAAGCAAAAATGGATGCTGTTGTCGTAGAAATCATGGAATGTTCACTTGAAGAAGCGATTGATTTGTTTATTAATCAGTCCCAAGATAGAGCAAAAATGCAGCCAATGGACATTTATAAAGCAGCTATTGCAGGCGGTAAAATAGACTATGTTAAATTACAGGAAATTTGTCACAGAAATAATGTTGCAATAAAGGGAGATGATGATAGTGAAAACACAGTAGGAACGCTTACATCTATCTCAGATGGTGTTAAATTATCAAAGACAAATCCTGAATTATTTAATGCAATGCTTGTATTACTTGGAAAACTCGGTTGGAATGGATATGCAGATAGTTATAACGGGAAGGCATATACAGCGAAGATAATTCGTGCATTAAAGGCATTATATGCTTATTGCGAAGGTAGAACAGATGAAATGGAACAGGCGTTAATTGAAAGATGTAAAGGAACAGAGTTCTTCGTGGATAATATTATGGATAAAACACAAGCACAGATATTTGATTATTTATCAGACATTGTGAGATATGAAATGGAGAACCCATTTAAACAGGAAAAACCAAAGCGTAAAACAAGAAAAATACAGGCAATGTAAAAGAGAATAAACAATAGAAGGGAGTGATATTTATGGGATCTATGTATAGAAAGACAAAACAGATGCGTGATTTTGAACCTATTCTAAAACGGAATGGGTTCAGATATTTACGAAGTCATGGAAGCCATTTTACATACATAAATACAGTAACGCACAAACGAATTACAATTAACAAAGATCTCAATCGGATGGTAGCAGAACGGTTGATAAGAGAATACGACTTAGTATAGAAAGGAAACAGAAATGGAAAATACAATACGGTTATATACATATCAGGAAGCAGTGCATATATATAAGAAGAAACAGGCTCGTAAAAAGGCAAAAAGAAAGGCAATCATCAAACGGAAATTAATATGGTTATTACGTGCAAATTGGACATTGCTTACCATTGTGCCAATGATATTTATATCAAAATGGTGTTTTGATGGTGCACCAGATTACATATTATACATGATTATATATAGCTCCTTATGTATATTATGTTGCTACGGAAATGTAAAGGGATATTAAAATGGAAAGAAAGGATGGTTATTTTATGAATCCAGATTATGAACAGGCTAAACGTATGGCATTAGAGAATGTAGTGCAGAAAAAGAACAGAAAAGCAGTATATGATTTTCAGTGTCGCCACGCAGGAAAACATTGCAATAGAAAACGGAACAGAAAATAAAAGGGAGGTGTGTATATGTTTAGTATAGATGCATATTTAGAAGCGGAAAAGGCATTACGGAGAGAATGCGATGATATGGTTGAAAACGGAGAGCTTACAGTAGACGAGTCAGAATTTAGATTTATGATGCGTAGAGATGAAATCTTAGAGGCAATGTCTGATTAAATGGATATTTCATAAGGAATGGAGATGATTATATGTTCCCAATTATAACAGACGAAAAACAGAAAGCATTTGAAGAAAACTGCATTAAAAATAAAGTAGGAAGCGATGAAAGCGAATGCAAAATACCTTGTATATGTGGCTACTATGGTAGAGCTTGTAGGCAAATGAATGATAAGGCAGACAGAATGCTTTGTACAGGGTGTGCATTGGCAGAGTTTAGCAAGTAAATGCGTGTTCCTATAGATTAGAAAGGAGAAACGGAATGAGTATTATTGAAGAGAACGCAAAAACAATTAAGGACTGGTTAAAACATTTAGATTTTGAACATGAACATCCAGGTTATGGCAAAGATGTTTATAAAAAGTTAGATGAAATTATTACAGAGGCACAGAGAATAAAAGAGGACTAATACCTATTTCTTTGGATTGGAAAGGAAGGTAAGAAATGAAATTAGTACAGGAAATTAAAAAGAATGAATTATTAGGAAATAGTTGGGGAATTTACGAATTAAACCCTGATGAAAAAAAGAAATACGGAAATAATTATGCATTGTCTCAGGGAGTGTTTTCTGACTATGCAATAAAAGAATTTGGTGCAGATGACCTGTTATCTAATCTCAAAGACTTTGCTTATGAAGGCTTTTTTGAAACACAAAAAGAAGCATATATGCAGGTGAAGTTAGTGGAAATGCAGAGTAAGATTGAACGAATGGAACTTGCCATGAAGGACGTATTGAAATTACAAACACCAGGATGGTAAATAAATTCGCATTTACTATGGAAATGGAGGATAACAAATATGACTTATAAATATAAGTGTGGAAATGAAATAATTAGAGTATTTGTATGGAATGATGATTTCCATAATGGAGTATCAGTTGAAGATACAAAAACACGGAAATCATATGATCGCACAATCAGAGAAGATGAAAATGGAAAATTCTTTACTTGGAATCGCAACAAAATTTATCTTAATGATTGGATTAAAATTTCTATGAAGGAGTTAAAAGAGAAAATCGAAAATGGAGAATGGATTACTTCAGATGATTTATGCCAAGCAATTATGACTGATGGGATTGAAAATGCCAGATTTATTGTTCCATTGAATACAACATGTGGATTTGGATTTTTCTTAAACGGAAATGAATTTAAAGACACATTATGCAAGGTGGAAGAACGATGGAATAGAGAAATTAAACAGAACTACAAAATTGTTCTTATACCAGTTGAGTCTGATGGAAGTATTGCAAGCAGTCATGATTATTATACTATGGATTTTGTATCACTTATTAAAGAAGGGCACATTAAAATTGTAGCATAAAGTCAAAGTAAACTAAGATTTCATAGGAGGATTTAAAATGGCTAAAGAAATTTATTTCACAACTACAAGCGGTAAACTTGTTAATAATTATGATATTGCAAAGGTAGCTATCATCAATGGTGATACTGTTGATGAATGTAACTTTGATGATATACGAAAGTATGCAGCCACTTGCAAGGGAATTATTAAGGAAATTAACCCTTCAATTAAAGTGTGCTTACGAAATGGTGACAGGATTACTGCAATTAAGTTGTATTATCTTAGACATCCTGGAATTGCATTGAAGGATGCAAAGAATGCTATTGATATGATTGAGGCAAAAATGAAAGTTAGAAGAGAGATTTAGCAACTAAACAGAATAACGCAAACGTAAAGGGCAGTTAGGAGAATAAATACCTAGCTGCCTATTTTATTATAAGAAAGTGAGGAAACAAACTATGAGCAGATGGTTATATGATCCTGAAACGGATTCACGGAATGGAAAAGAGTTTACTTATAACTCACCAATACATGAAAATGAGGACTTACTTTTAGGTTTTACATATAGGCAAATTATGGATGAAGTGATTGCAAATTATGGTCACAATGTAACAGAAAAAGAAATCAGAAAACAGGTAAACGACCATCTGGAAATGGCTAAAGAAAATATGGAAGAAAATTTAATGTTGTGTATTAACAGTATGTTAAAAGAAATTAAGGAGGCGTAATTATGTATAAAATCATTAACCCATGTAAGTGTAAGGTTTACACAAAAACAGGAAACGAAGTAGATAGAAATGCATTTGTAAAAATTGAATATAAAGACTCAAAATTAAGTATGTGTGGTGTAGTTGCGCCATTATCAAATGGAGATTGCCTTGGCTCTGCTGGTCAGTGTGTAGATGAAATTAGAAATGGTTCACCAACAGATGAGTGGACAACGGAAATGCTTAACAAATTATGTGATATTTGGGATAGATGGCATTTGAATGATATGCGTCCTTATTGTGAACACATGAGAGAACTTGGATGGACAGAACACACTCAGGATAAAGTTAAAATTGAGAAATGGACTTTGACAAAAGAAGCGTGCCAGAAAAAAGACAACGCAAAGAAAAGAGCGGTGGAGTGTTTAAAAAATGGAGAACCTTTTTATCCGACAAAAGAAGAAACCGTATATGCAAATATGGAATATTCTATTGATGTTTACAATGATGAAGATATCTTTGAAAAATATGGAAATTTATATAAAAATGCATATGAATTAAAAGAGAAAGATTGTTTAGGACATTCAAATACAGAATATAAGACAAGAGGTTGGATTTCATATAAAGATCACAAACTCGGTTTTATTGGTAGAGAATGTCCAGTGTGCGGCTATAAATACGGAACTGCTTGGAAGATGGAAGAAGTACCACAGGATATAATTGAGTGGCTAGAAAGTTTACCAGAAACTAAAGTAAAGCCAGCATGGGTATAGGAGGTAAAATGTTATGCTGAAAATTGAAATTGAAACAGGCAATGCAGCATTTTGTGATCCATTTACAGGTGAAGCAAGTGAATTTGATGAAGCTATTGAATGTAAAAGACTTCTTGAAGATATTTGCAGAAAACTTGAAGATGGTGTAACAAGAGGAAACATCATTGACATAAACGGAAATAAAGTTGGTCAATGGAGCAGATAGGAGTGTGATTATATGGCAAAACATATTATTGATAAAGATAATACATTAAAAGCATTAGGAAGCATTAACACATTATTATCTCAGTCATTACAGATAATAAAAAAGGTAAATGAAGATGAACAATGGGATTTTTGTACAGATGATGTTTTAGCAAGGCGAGTTAATGATGCTGAAAGATTAATAAAAGAAATATCAGACGTTGTATTTCAGAACTAAAATGGCAAAGGAAATTGTAAATTCAAGCAGAGAATAATAAGGCAGACGCAAGCAAATGTGTCTGCCTTTTGTAATGGAAGGAGTGAATGAAATGGTGCGGTTACGGAAATACAGAATGGTTGAAGGAATTGGAAGTCATTGGAATAAGCGATGGGAAATCCAAGAGAAATATAAATATTTTAAAAATGGAGAATGGGTTTATTCCTGGCATTTAGTATTTTGGAGTAGTGACAAAGCGAGATGCGAAGAAGTGTTTGAGAAATATAAGGCGGAGGTAAACGAAAATGAAAATTAAAGAATATAAATTGTACAAGACAGCTAAAAAGACAGCAAAAGAAAATAGTCTGGAATATGTTGATTCATTTGAGACTGGTAAGAGAAATATTCTGTTTGATTTCTCATTATTAGATAACACAGATAAATTAACAGATGAAGAGAAGCAGTACATTAGAGAACACGCATTACGGAATTTACATGCTAGTGATTGTGAACAGTTCTATGGAAAAGAGTTTGATAATTTTACAGTTTGCAATGGTAGAGCATTATATTATCAACATAAAGTTTATGATGAACATGGATGTGAACGCAGATATGTAATTATGCAACTTGCAAAAATTATTCATACAAGAGGAACACGAAAGAGTATTTATGATGATTATGAAACAATGGAAATTAAATTGGATAGTGGTTATACAGAACCAGTAAGTGATTATGAAATATAGAATGGGGGTTGATTGATATGGCAGATAAAGAATACAGATACTATAAAGATAACGGAAAGCTTATGAGACTACATATTGAACAGGATGATGAACCACTTGATCCACGGTATGATTGGGATGGTCAAATAGGCAAAATGATGTGTTGGCATAGAGATTATAGACTGGGAGATTATAAGGATAATGATTATAACGACAATGAGGACTTTTTAAATAATCTCATAAGGGAAAATGTAGAAGATAAATCAATCATCAATTATATCAAGGCAAGGAAAGCATCTAATGGACTTGAGTTGAGATATAACCGACATGAAAAAATGTGGCAGTTATGGGGAACATATTATTGGTTTCCACTTGGTACAAGTAAGGAAGCAAAATTTGGTGTCATTGAAGAATATGAGTCGCTTGATTGGTTGATTGATGACATGATTGAAGCTTTGCCGCAGAAAGATAAATGGTATTTGTTAGAGAAACACGCAAACATTGTATATCTTCCGCTTTATCTGTATGACCATAGCGGAATTACAATGAGCACTGGAAGTTTCGTTGACAGATGGGATTCTGGACAGGTTGGATATATCTATACAGATAAGAAAACTGTATTAAAGACTTGTGGTAATGCAAATAAAAGAAATTGGAAGAAGATTGCATATGCAGATATGCAAGGTGAAGTTGATGTATATGATCAGTATTTAACTGGTGAAGTATATGGAGTTATCACGGAAGAATACAATGCAGAAGATGATGACTGGGAAGAGAAAGACAGTTGTTGGGGATTCTTCAATGACAAATGGGGTGACGAGCTTATTAAAGAAGTCGCACTTGATTTTGGTGTAAGCGAAACGCTATATGAGAAGATGGATGAAGTAGCATAAACCCAAAGGAAAGAACTGTTTCTTGAAAAGAAAGCGAGGTAAAAATATGAAAACAATAATTGATAAAAGCGAATGTAAACCATTAAGTGACAATATTGAAGGTAAATTGGTAGTAATTAAACCAGATTTTTTCAAACCAGAATTTAGAGAAGCAAAATATCAGATTGTACTTGCATTGAGTGGCTTTGGATGTGATGCAAGTAAAATGGGAAATGCAGTATATGTGGAAGAAGTTCATACTGATAATCCAGAACATTACAGACAGGAAAGATACAATCTTATTGGTGAACCAACAGAAGAGATTATCAAGGAATGGAAATCAATGTATGGGGAATTTAATAAAAAAGCACAGGAAGCATTGGAGGTACAGGAATTATGAAGTATAAAAATAGATACACAGATAAAGCAAAACAGAATGCATATATGAATGCTTGTGATTGTTTATATTTTGGATTTGGAAAGATTTTTTGGAATGATTGTGGATGTAACGATGATTCAGTATGGGATCAAGCAATGAGAGACATGCAGAATTTGTAATGGAGAATAACTTAATAGCGATAGTTAAAGCAGAGATTTAATTATCTCTGCTTTTTCTATAAATACATATGAGGAGGTGTTAGAGTGATTAAACCTTACAAAATGTATGGCGACTTCTATGTACCAGGTTGTCCAAATGCTTTTCCAACTGAGGAAGAAGCGTGGGAATACATAGAAGAGAATTACTAACACAAGAGGCATCGGTTGGTGACGCAGCCGTGTAAGTCCTCGCTCCTATATTAGTATTATAACACAAAATGGAAAGGAAGTGTATTAAAAGTGAAATTAGATTTGATTATGGTTGATGAATGTGGAGATGAAATCAAAGTTGAAACGTTCAATGTTGGAAATGATCTTGATGAAGATTATATGGAATTATGGAAAGATAGAAAAATAGAAAAGGCAAGAGAAAATTATCCTGAAGCTCAACGGTTTTATTTTGAACGACCATATTTAGATATGAGTTATGGTGAATTGTTGGCGTGTATGGATAATTAGAAAGTGAGGTTGAGTTATATGGATAAAGAAAAAGCATTAGCGAAATTACGGGAAGCAAAACAAGAAGCATTGGTTAATTCAACTGCAATTAAAGTTGGAAGATTAGAGCTTAATGAAGCAATGAAGGCGTTGAGAACGGTAATTGCTTTACAAAATGTTTTAAAAGATGAGTGATGAAATAGCAATTTCAAAGCATAGAAATGGAGTGACAAACATGAATTATACTTATTTTGGAAACAGAATCGAAAGAAGTTTATTGGGGAATCTGGGATTACAGTTATTAGAATCTCAAGAGAAATTAGTTTCTCAGGAATATGAAATTGAGAATCTTAGAATTAAAGCAGCCATGTATAAAGCATATTTCTTTCGTAATTCTTCATTAGCAGAAAAATTACAAAAACAAAGTGAAGAAAACAGAGATGCACTTATTGGAGAGTTTGATGGTTTTTCATATGCAAGTTGGAGAGCAAACGCTGTATATAGAACGCTTGAAAATATGTGCGATGAAGGACTATTAACTGAAAGAGAATACAAAGAATGCAAAGTATGAAACAAGAGTTTCTTTAGAAGAATGGAGATAATAAGAATGCAGAATATTACAGAAATTATCAATATTATAGAAAAATCATGGGGAGTGAATTCTATTAGTTGCCCTTTCGGTTCATGCACAGAGAAATTTGCGAACGAAAAGATGATAGAAATTGCTAATAAAAATAATTTTCCTGATGATATACTTAAATTGATTAAAGATAATCCGATTAAGTTTCATAAATATCAGAAATTTGACAATGGACGTGGTATAGGTAGATACTATGCAAATTTGGTAAGACATATGAAATGAGGATTTAGAAGGGATAAGGTAGTAAAGATGGAATTTATACCAACGAATGAATATATTAGAGTTTCTTTACAGGAAGGGCTTAACGCTTTGCAAATAGGTCGAGTTGACAAATTATTTTCTGATGGATTGGACGACTATGAATATATTTATTTTGATAAAGAAAAAGGATTTTGTTATGAGGATAATTGTGTGATTGGAAGTACATTTGACCAAACATTAGATAGATTACATTCTGTCGGATGGTGTTTTAAACATAACTTTTTCATAAAAATCCAATGAAACGATGATTTACTGAGTTTAGAAAACGAGGAAACAATATGGTAAGAAAAATTAATAATAGATTGTATAAAGTTAATACATATGCTTCTGCACACATTATTGAAGTAGATGACAATTATGATGAAGAAGTACAGAAGTTAAGAAAAGAAATCCAATTTGACAGCCTTGGGCATAAATTGAATTTACTTGTATATCTTGCTACATTAACGGTACAAGGATATGCAATTTTAAGCGTAACAGAATTTAATATTGATGGAAGTAAGCCTAGAGTTGCTTATGCAAGCAATAAAGATTTTAAAAAGATTGTTAAGTATTATTTTGGGAAGAAAGCCTAAGAATCAGCGATTTAGAAAGGAGAATTAAAAATGAAACAGAATCATTATATTGTAACTTTTAACAATGGGAAAACTGTATTTGCATCTGGGTTTAATACAGAGGAAGTAGAAATCCTTGCAAAAGCCGTAATGATAAAGAGTGGATTATCTTATGACATTAAAAGTGTTAAGACAACAAGTAATTTATCTGATATGGCAGATACAGATTTTGTAGCATAGGAAACGGAAATTTATTTGGATGTGATGGAACGGAAATGGTGGTTGTATCTAAGGCAGAACGCAATATAACAGATAATATTGTATTACTGATGCAGCTCGAAAATCTTGATCGGATCTATCATAAACAGAAAACAGAAATCGGTCGATACTTACGGTATTGTACAACGGCAGAAATAATGGAAATTAATAAAGCAGTAAACAGAATATTGGGATGAATAAGAGTTAATTAATGTGAACCAATATTTGCAGAGGAATAATAAATGAGAAGTAGAATTGTCAATAATGGCAATTCTATTTTATTATTATAATAATTTTTGATAGTTGAAAGGTGGTAATTATATGAAACGTGAAAATTTTAAGAAAATTATTAAATTGCGTAGTTGTTGGAAAATTGATAAAAGAAAAGGTAATTATGAATTACCAAGCGGCAAGCTTTTATTAGATTATATCTTAGATCTGGTTGAGTCTCAAATGAAGCTTGATGGCTTAGGTATTAGAGCAAATGGAGATTTATGTTTTGCATCTGGTGGTAATTGGAATGTCGAAGCAAACGAATTTAATGATTATGTCTTGATGCCAGATTTTGAATCTAACGAAGTATGTTCATATGATGAAATGGAGCAGAGAATTAGTTGTTTAATTCGTGAATTATTATATTAATTCTTTTATTTATTTCATTAATGACCTTATTAGATAATCCGTTCCATTGTGGTTTTATTGAAAAGAAATCGGTCATAACAATAGAGGCAAATGCATTAGCATCTACTTCAGCAATTTGAAGATTATATTCTTCAACTGATGAACATTTGTTAGATGGTTTATATCCTGATAAATAAAATTCCTTATCAGTTTGATATTGATACATATGACGAAGTTCATGAGCAATGGAAAATACATAGTCTGGATTTGGTTTGTCTACTTTATTAAGGTAAATTGTATTAGTTACTGGTTCGTATTGAGCTAATGTTGTTTTAGTAGCGAAATGAATAGTGTCATATGAAATTTTTGGCACTTTTATTTCAAGCAGTTCGCAAACATCTGCTATAAATTCTTTTATCATGATTAGTTCCTCCGATAAAGAATAGTATAACAGAACACAAGTGGAAAGCAAAGAGGTAATTATTATGGCACAGTTAATCGGATGTTTAATAGCAGGATATGTATGTATTTATCTTCCTTGGAAGGCAAACAAAAAGGAAAAATCTCGTAAGAGACAAGATATGTATAATAACTTAAACAAGAAGTCGGTTGACGAAATGGAAAAGTGGAGAAAATAATATAAAAGAGAAAGGTGGTTGATGAATATGTTCGGTGGACTATTAGCGTTTTTAGGAATTTATGTAGGAAGTGCTGCAAAGGCAGCGTATGACAATTATGATATGAAGAAAACTACTCGTACAGTTGATGAAAACGGAAATGTTCATTATATGGATAGACTTTGCAATGATTACATCAATGGAGAGCAAGTAAAGAGAGTTGAAACAACAGACAGGAACGGAGTTAAATTATATTCTACAGTTGGTGTGAATAGCAGCAAGGTGTACGACACTTCTTATGGAAGAGGTACACAGCAGTTATTTGCGATGAGTGAACATGATAAACAGGAAAATTTGAAATACGGAAAAAATGTATATAGTCAATACAATCCATATTTCGGAAAAACTGTTACAACTGAAATTAGTTCAGGCAGAACAATTACCTGTTTGTTTAGCGGTAAAAATAGTAAGACTGGTAAAGAGTTCTATAGAGTATGGTATTTCCGTCCAGAATGTCAAGGAAAGCTTGATTACAATACTACTGTTGATGGCGATATGGGAATTGAAATTACAAAAGAAGAATTTAATAAGTTGAATTTTGGAGCTTTGACATGTACATGTATGCCAAGTGATTATGATGTAGTCCAGGCATTATGGGGTGATAGGTAATGAATAAGCAGAGAAGAGAAAAGATAAGGAAACTCAAAACTCAAATTGATTTGATTAAAACCGATTTGAAGAAAGTTTCAAGTGAGTTATCTTCTATATTAAATGAAGAACAGGACGCATTTGACAACATGCCCGAAGGATTGCAGAGCAGTTATAGAGGGATGTGTTCTGAAGATGCAGTTGACAGTATGGAAGAAGCGAGTGAGAAACTTGATGAAGTGATTGAGTTGTTGGATGATATTGTGTAGAATGGAAGGAGCAATAAATAATAGTTTCATTTGAAGATTGGAGGTAAAAAATATATGAAATATGGAGATATAGTTGTATATAAAAATCAGATTGGAACAGTAGTAAAAAGCGAAAATGATTTTAAGTTCCATCCGTGTAATTATGGAAGTTGCTATTTTAGCGAGTTAAATACAATTACAGACGAGGATGTAAGAGAAGCAACACATGATGAAAAGTTGGAACTGATAGAAAAAGAATTTACATGGGGCAATGTGATTAAAATACATTACATTGGAGAATATCAGATTGTAGAGTATATTGATAAAAGAGATAAGAAAACATTTTATCACGGATACATTAACTACAGCGATATAAATCGTTCGTACTCATCTCTTGATTCTGCATTGATTGGATGTATTGGATACAAACATGAGGGTGGAAATGGTAAAGCTGCAATGTATTTTGATAAAATGATTGGTTTGGAATAAATTTATTAGAAGATTGGAGAATAAAAATATGATTTGTTTAGATTGCGGAAATATGGATATTCGATATGATGAAAAAGAGAAATCATATCATTGTAATAATTGTGGTTCGAGAAATATTGGTACAAGAAAAGAAGGGTGTAAATATATGCTAGGAAATGGATTGTGTGGTAAAAATCCTGCATGTACGTCATCTGGAAAATGTGAAGCACCATGTAGCTATTATGAAAAATAGTAGGAAACCAGAAATGCAAATTAGCCAGGATGAGTTTTTAGAGTTGTGTAAGGAAGCTGGAATTAAATAGATTGGAGAGTGGATGACATGTTATATACAATAGTGCATACAGTAATTAATAATAAAGGAGAACACCCAGAAGCGAACGCAAGGGTGCTTGGGATATATTCAAATGAAGATGTTGCTATTAATGAAGCGGAAAAATGGATTAAGAATACAAAGACTTCTGATATAAATGTAAAGAGAATAACAGATACAGAATGGTATTTTTGGTATGAAGAGAATGGAAATACCTATGGTGGTTATGTAGATGTATATGGGAAAGAGTTAGACAAACCAATTGAATAAACCAAGTAAACCAAGTTTTCTTGTGGAATGAAAGGAAAATTAAAATGAGTAAATATATACCTAAATTTTCAAAAGATGAAAATGATTTATTAATATTAAGTGATGTATTTAGCGTAGAAGAGTGTCTTAAATATGCAAAAGAACACAATATGAGAGTTTTAATGGAATGCACAACAAGTACATCTAGTGTAGAAATTATGATGTTATTTCAGAAAAATGGATATATTCATAAATTATTTGAACAAGATGTATATGCTCCTGATGGAATTAAATTATCTCCAAAGGTGTTGTGTTTATTTGAGAAAAGTGCAGTACAAGAAGTTATAAATGAATTCTAAGTTTCAAGTTAAGAAGGGAGAATAACCATTATGCATGTGAATATATTTGAAACAAAATCGGATGAAGAATTATCTGTATTATACGGACAATTTCTTGAAGCAGAAAAAATATCTGGTTTTCCAGATGATAACGAATTGGGGGAAATTAAAAAAGAATATGAAAAAGATTTCGGAGTAAATACTGTATTAATGCTTCAAATTGAATTGACTCATACAATAGCAAATAGATGGTTCATAGAACATAGAGGCAAAGAAATTTAACTTTCCTTGGAGGTGATATGTCATAAAAGAACACAAAAAGCAATGGATACTCAATTATATGTCACAACATAAAGATGAGTTTATTGATATTGTATCAGAGAATTTTGTAAACGCATATATAAATGAGTTTAATCCGAAAATAGTAGAATGGTATCTATATGGAGCGCCGAAAGTTCCTGAAATTGGTAGGCTGCTCGCAGAATTATACAAAGAGAATAAAGTAAGTAGATATAGGCATTATTGCGAATTTTGGCAAGACGGATATCCAAAATGGTTTTATATTTACTTTTTACAAGGATAAAAAGAAAGAATGATTTACTTGGAAGATTAGAAGAGGTGATATAAATGAACAAAAAAGAAGAATTAAAAAGATTAATTGACAATCCTTTAAAACCAAATGCAGTTGAATGGGCAATGGATTCTGAAGATGTTTTGTCAAACATGAATTTACTTTCACCAGAAACTAAACATTGCATTAAAATGATAAAAGACCATGGAGGTGCATTTAAGCAATATAATGATGCTCTTGTTGCTATTTTAAAACGGGCGTATAAATCTATTGCAAATGTAATAACTCCTCCACCAATTAAGTCAAGACATCAAGTGTTTGTTGCAATGTGCTTTGATGATGAAAGAGAACGTCTGTATAAAGATGTTCTTACACCAATCGTACAAGCTGCTAATTATTCTATCGTCAAGGTGAACGACCAAGAATACGAAGGTTCTATTATTGGAAAAATTGTGGATGATATAACTGACTCAACTATTTTAATTGCCGATCTTACAGGAAATCGTGGTGGAGTTTATTATGAACTTGGTATTGCTAAAGGATTACAGCTTTGTCATCATCCAATAAGAACTATACTTACTTGTGATAAAGCATTTTTTGATGATGAAAAGGTTCATTTTGATGTACAAGGTGATAATATTATTCTTTATACATCTGACGAGGATTACAAAGAAAAATTATCTCGCAGAATTCAATCATATAAAAATGAAATGAAGGGTTAAAATTAATGGTTAAAATGACGATTTCAAGGCAAAAATGGAGGTACTATAATGGAAAAGAAAATTATTGATTTTGGAATAAATTCTTATGGTGGATATTATATTAAGTATTCAGATGGTACAACCAGAACATTATGCAAAGAACAGTTTATTAAGATATTAAACAGAGAGATTTCATAAAGCAGTTGAAAAATTGCTTTTTTATTAAAAGCGAATTAAATATAGAAATAAGCATTAGAAGCAGAAACTAACTGCTTCTTTTTTATTACAGAAAATGAGGTGATAAAAGTGAGTAGATATAAAAACGGAAATCCGAAACGACAGTCGAGATTCATATGTTTGTGTTGTATGAGAGAAAATATGTTGGTTACTGGCATACAAAGAAAACAGCAACGGGAAAAGGAACATATAAAAGATCTATTTTGTTTGCATTGTAGCTGCATCACAAAAAATATCGAAGTGAGGTATTGTGATTCCTATGATGAGATTTACGAATTTGCTAAGAAGAAAAGAGAGAATTATTATACAGATAATATAGAAAGGCAGGTAGTGTAAATGAAAGAAATGCAGTATTACAACTATGAGAAGAAAAATAAATGTCCAAAGTGCGGGGGAGATTTTCGCTATATTGGCACCTTAAACTACACTGATCAACTAGAGTGTGCAAATTGTCATCAGGAATTTTTAGTAGACGAGATTTATAAGATGAAAACAGATGGATCTATTGGATTTTTTGGATATGAGAATTTTAGAGAATTGAGAATTTTAGAGAGTTGAGGTAAAAGAAGACAGAATCAAAAGCGAGGTAGTGCAACATGTTAAAAATAGGAGATACAGTAAAAGTTATTAAACCGGCAAACAATGATGGTGCGTTGCGAGAATATATTAAGATTGGAACGATATGCTGTGTTACAGAAATATGGCACGAAAAAGATGGAACGCCGTATTATGGGTTAGTTCCCATATGTGAACCGTATAATGCAATCTTTTATTATGTGGATAATGAGATTGAATATGGGCACGTTGAATGGGTTAATGATTAGAAAGCGAGGTTGATTGATATGGCACAAAGTAGAAATTATGCAACGAAGAAGGCAGGTTATGACACTGAGGGAGATCCATTGTGGAATATGGATGATATTAAGCGTTTAGTTGAATGGTTCGAGAAGCATAATGATTGGGATGGCTATTTAATAACGTTATTTGAGCTTTTACTTGGTAGACGAATAGGTGATATTGTATGCTTGAGATGGTCTGATTTTTACAAAAAGGACGGACGAAAAGAAAATGAGTTAAATCATTTTATCGAACAGAAAACTGGAAAAAATAATAAGACTCCAATCAGCAAAATGGTATTTGAATCCATAGAAAAATATCTGGAACATACAAAAATTGATCCTATGCAGCATTATAATGAAGAAATTTTCAAACATTCCGCTAAAGAAAATTGGAATAATATTGAACATCAGTATTTTGCGAATGGGAAAAACACTATTACAAGCGTTGATCATACGGTTGAAAATTGGGTAAATATGTTCAATAAAGACTGGGGTGATGGCAGGATCAAGAAAATTCAAGAAGGATTTAATGAACAATTAGAAAAACAATCGAGAAAATATGGTTGTTACGATGATATGTTTGATTATATCCATTATGTAGTGGAATTAAAGGACGCTATTAAATGGCATACAGATTCATATAGGAAGAGATTTAACCATGCAATTAGAGATCTGGACTTGGATTATCATGTGACAACACACGGTTTGCGTAAAAGCTTTGCATATTGGATTTATACAATGCATCAGTTTGATCCAAATTGCGTATATTCTATTCAAAAGATGTTTGGACATGTTACAGTATTACAGACATATGATTACATGGGTGTTACCAAGATGAGGAACAGAAAATATATTGAGGATCATGGCGAGTTTATCCATAATGTATTAGATGGCAAAGGAGACGAAATTGTAAAGAATATGCCAGTCATTTCTTTAAAATCAGATGATTTTGGAAAGATTATTAGAATGCTTACTGATGATGTTGACAAATATCAAAAAGCGATTGACATGGCAAACGAACTGAGAGTTTTATAAAATAAATTTCCATAAATTACCATGATACAGATTGAGAAAAAGATGTAAAATTATGTAAAGACGATACTTACTGGGCATCGTCTTCATAATGTTTTTTTACTTCATTTGTTATGAGGTTGCGTACCCAACCAGAAAGTGATCTACCATCTGAGTTAGCTATTATATCAGCTTTTGTTTTTATCTCTTTTGGAAGTACGATCACAATTCTTGTATTGGTATCGCTAATTTGTCCTTGTGCCATTTTTTCTCCTTTCTATTCGAATTAATTGGTATAAGTTGATTATAAGTTGCTATAAGTCTTGTGTCAATTATTTAAAAAAACTGGTACAAACCTGTTGACAAGTTGATAGCAACTTGCTATAATAATGACAATCAAAGGAAAGGAGGATGTGAATATGGATATTAATACATTTGATATTTTACTTGTCGATTTTGGCGAAGTAGAATTCTGTGGCGAACAAGCTGGTGTCAGACCTGCTATAGTTATTCAAAATGCAATGGGAAATAGGTTTAGTGATACAACTATAGTGATGCCGTTTACTACAAGAATCAAAAATATAGATCAGTCTACACATTCTCTTTTTATGAGAGGAACTGGTGGTTTAACACAAAGTTCGATGTTATTAGGGGAATGTGTTAGACAAGTATCAAAACAGAGAATAATAAAGAGGATTGGTTCAGTCAACGATAGAGCGACTAGATTAGAAGTCAAACGAGTATATGAATCAAACTTCGGGGAGGTGTAATGTATGGAATACGTAATGATGACAGTTGAAGAAGTGAAGAAATATGCAAAAAAAGATGCTATTGTCTTAGTAGCCACACAGTATCTTGCTTCACAGGATTGCAACATTGGATTTGTGAAAAAGAGATTTGGAGAGTGTTCTGACATAATTGGATCTGCAAAAACTATTGCAAATATCTGTGATGAATTTGCCAATCAGCTTAGAGTATTTTCGGATACACAGAAAGATCCAATTAATTATGAGCCAGTTGGATACCTTAATACGATATTGTTTCGTTCGATGTCCAGAAAAACGGACACTCCATAATATATAAATAATACAGAACATATTTTCGATGCAATGTTGACATGTTCGAACAAGTGTTCTATAATAAGACAAGAAAACAGCCTAACCGATTGATATAAGGTATTGCGAGTACCTTAAACGGATAGGCTGCCGTACATAACGTGTATACGCTACAACTGTATTGTTACATATTTTCAAATAAATGTCAAATGACATTATCTTTATTTATATTTATCATTGTTGCGTATCGCACATAAATTCATTTATAAATAGCTTCTTCGTGGAGAATTAATAATGGGCTGTGGTGAAGCGGTTAACACCCCAGATTTTGACTCTGGTATTCGTGGGTTCAATTCCCACCAGCCTAGCTAAAATTAAATATAAGGGAGGTTGTATATGGTTGGATTATATTATTAAAAATAATAAAAAGGTGTATATCCGGCTGACTAATAATGGGAAAGCAGAAACATGTAATGAAACCAATATGGGTAGGTTTACAGAGCAAAAAGCAAAGAATATTCTAAAGGCTTTACCCAAAACTCTGAAAAATCTGAATTTCTATGTTGAATGCATACCAGATATTAAAGTTGAAACACCTGTACAGAAAATTGTCAGAGAAGAGTCTAAGCGTGTGATCGAAAATACTGACTATCATCCATCGGATAATGTGACACAATGGGTTGAAAAATTTGGTACATGCTATGACATATTTAAAGAGGCTAGAGACAGATATGAATACTTAGAGAAAGAATTAAGGATGTCTGATTCTAGTCTCATGGATATTTTACATAATATCGAACTTGAATCTCCAAAAGATTTATATTCTGCTTGGCTTCTATATAAGAAGATACGGGAGAATAGAAAGAATAGACGACAGCTCAAGGATGAAATGATGATTATACATAATATTTTACAAGAGATTGATGAGACAAAAATTAATCGTGAACGAACGGAAAAGGCGATTGAAGGACTGTTCGATCGTAAATACAGATACAGGATTGTGGAGGAAGATGAAGATGACCATATGTAGAACATGCAATGTTCCAATGACAGAAGTGAGAAGATTTACATCAGAATGTAATGAAAAATTTCAGCGTTGTCCGAAGTGCTATGGTGAAACGAAGCACTTAAAGATTTTTGAGAGAGAATTATATATTGACAATTATTTACATAACAAAGGGGCAAAATGATGAACATTGATCAAATATTATTTATGTACTGCGACAACAATATGGCTAAGTTAAAGCGTCTATGTCAGCCAATGATTGTTAAAATTGGTGGTGTATCAAATAAAGATTATGATGATTTTTATAGTATTGCACTTGATGTATTAAATGATACGGCACTTAGATATGAAGAAGACAAAGAATGCAATTTCGACAGCTTTTTGGCTAGTAATATTAAGCGTAAATTTAATACAGAGATTCGTGATCGAAATAGAGAGAAGAGAATACCTGCAAAAATGGTGGATAGCATACATAATTTAATCACAGAAGATGGACTTACTCTTGAAGATATCATCCCATCTAATTTTGATACATACGAATCTGCGTGTGGAGATCATTTCGAGGGTACAAAAATTGAACGATATCTGAACAATTTATCTAATATCCAGAGGGAAATAGTCAAATATCTTGTTCAAGGGTATGATGAGAAGGATATAAGAGAATTATTACATATGAGTAAAAAAGATTACTCAAATAATTTGTCTGTAATACAGGCTTATGAAAATGTGAAAATATTAATGTAAATATATAAGGAGGAAGATATTTATGATGGCAGTAGGAAAAATTAGAGAAGAAAATATTCCAGTAATCAATTACACAGAGGAAGTAAAAGAGGGTGATGTCAACGATAATCAAGACGTGCAGCGATACTTTTGTAGTGATGACCCATTTGTTAATGGAATTGGTGTTACTGTCTTAACAGGAGATTATCTTCCTCCATTGATTTTAGCAGAAGTTCCTATTAAAGATGGAATTGTTCAAAAATATATTGGTGATGGATTACAGCGTACCACTGCATTGATGCAAATCCGTTATGGGAATTACAAATTTACTAAAAACATTGAAGACAGCGAGATCGAGTATCAATCAAAAGTCTTCGATGAAAATGGTGTGGCAGTTAGAGATGAAGATGGGAATTTTGTATGGGAAAAGAAAATATTTGATATAAAAAATAAGACATATGATGATTTTCCAAAAGAACTAAAAAAGAGATTTGATAACTATCAGCTTCGGATTGTAACATATCAGAATTGTACTATGGAAAAGGTTAGTAAATTAGTTAGAAAACTAAATAACCACAAAGGAATGAATGCAAGTCAGAAAGCATTGACTTGGATTCCTACATATGCCAGACAAGCAAAAAGTATCGGAGAAGAAGGATTCTTCAAAAATTCAATGACATACTCAGATACAGATAGGAAAAATGGAAATTATATACAGTTGGTTTGTAATAGTGTGATGGCTCTTTTCCATATAGATGAATTTAAAAAAGATTCAAAATCGGCAAATGCTATGCTTGAAGAAAAAAGTAGCCATCAGGAATTTGAAACAGTAAGAAATATCCTTCAGAGAATGGAAAAATGTTGTGGTTCATCTTGTACAGATGTCTTTGTAAAGAAAGACATATCGACATGGGTAGTTGTGTTTGATAAGTTCAGTAGATTGAATTTGCCAGATTCTAAATTTGCTGAGTTTGTACAGGCGATTCCAACAAAATTACATAATGTCAAAGTAGGCGACTGGTCATACGATTTATTATATAAAGAACCAGGTACAACAGGTAAAAAACTTGTTGCTCAGAAAATTGATACATATACGGCATTAATGATGGATTATTTACATATTACAGAAAATCGGACAGAGAATAATTCAATAGACAATGTTGAGTTGTCAGAAGAAATTACGCCATTGCAGTTCATTAGAGAGAATATATCAGAGAGAGTCTCAGAAGATGATGTGGATGATTATTACACTTTAATGGATGACTTCAAAAACTTAGATGGAGTAAATAAAGAATCCCCATTTTTTGATTACCATAACGAATTGGCATTTTTAGGTATGATTGCATATTCATTTAAGAGCGACAAAGATCTGGATGATTGGTTAGTAGCGTATACAAACAAAGATATAGCTTATAGTGATGATCAGGTAGCAAATTTGGATAACATGTTAGCTGATTTTAAAGAATTTGATAAGAAAATAACCCAAAAATTATCAGCATAGAAATGGAGAATACATGAAAGTACAAACAGAACATAGTGGTACAATAACATTTCGCCCAGAGGATTGTTATATGAACCGAAAATTGCTTATACAGATGATCAATCATAATAATAATAAGAAATCATTGGAAAGGGATAAGAATATGAATAAAAGGCAGCGTAAGAAATGGTTAAAGAAACATGGTGAATATGTTAATCCGAAGGAAACTTGGGATTTAAGCTACACAATTGCAGAGTTTATCCTACCAAGATTAAAATATTTCAAAGAAGAATCATGTTGTTATCCTGGAACTGGTGATATGAATACACCTGAAAAATGGGATGCTGCCTTAGATAAAATGATTCATGCATTTGAATTAACACTGATGACAGATGATTATTATGGTGTTTGGGACATAAATACGCAACCATATAAAGAGGTAAAACATCTCATCGATCAGAAACAAGCGGAAGTTGATGAAGGTTTGCAGTTGTTTGGAAAATGGTTTCAAGCATTATGGTGGTGATATTAATAGGGATTATACATATCATTACCTCACCTCTTATATCTAATACATATGCCAAATCTGGCAATTCTTTGTGTATGATTCCTGTTTAATATATATGAATAAGTAAGTGGCTTTTAGTCACTTATATAGAGCGACTTAGTGTAGCGGTTAGCAAGTAGAGCTTTGACCTCTAAAGGAAGGGTTCAACTCCCTTAGTCGCCGTTTATGTACCATTAGCTCAGTTGGGAGAGCACTCGACTTTTAATCGAGGTGTCATGGGTTCAAGTCCCATATGGTACATTTTGTCACGATAATTATATATAAATCGTGATGAATATAATCAAAGAAAGGATATGAATCATTATGAAAACAATAGACAATAAATTCGAGATAGGAGAAGAGTGTTATACATACGCAAGAGAAAATGTAGAAAATATTTGTCCAGTATGTCAAGGAACTAAGAAAATTCTTTATAGTGGATATGAAATTCCATGTAAACAGTGTAATACAACGGGAAAAATTGTAGGAAAACAAACAGTGGTTGCTCCACATAAGGTTAGAATCAGAAGAATTGTGGCTAGTATCTGGGATAATGTAACCACAATTAAATACAAAGTTGATTCTGTTAATAATTATATTAATGTAAGAAATAGAGGAGAAAGTTCTTTATTTAAGACATTTGAAGAGTGTGAACAGAAATGTAAAGAGATTAATCAGGGTGAGAGTGGTGCAGCATTTTAGGAGTAAAATTCTCTTTCTTTGGAAAACTAGGAGGTTTACAGATGGAAATATTAAAAGAATATTCAGAAAAATACGGATTAAAAGAAGTAGTAAATGATTATGGAGAGCATCGTCATACAAGTGATAGAAGTATTGTATTTCCGAATGGATGGGTTGCTTCTATTGTAGAAAATAATGGTGTTGATACATATAAACCAAACGGAGAACACATAAAAGAATTTAAGTCGAATAAGAACTATTCTGTTGCAATGTGTGATTACAATGGATACTTCGATTGGGATATTCTTAATCAATTTGGAGCAATTGATGGATGTATTTACTGCGATGATGAACTTGAAATATTGGTCGCTTGTGAGACAATCAGGAGATTATAGGAGTGTGTGCTTTTTTGGGATTGTGAGGTGAAAAGATGAGTATTGTGTTATTCGCAATGATTGGAGCTGCCATAAAAGCAGGTATAGCCTATTGGATTTGTTATGGAGTGTATTGTACAATTGCAGTTTTGAAAATGATAATAAATTTGGTAGAGAATAATTAACAGTAAAGTTCGATTTATTTGGAAGAGAGGTGAAAGGATGACACAGGAAGAATTGGTAAATAGATTAGAGAAAGTTGGTATAAAAGGACAATGGATTAATTCAGACAAATATGGTTTCAGTAGAATTTATGAATTTGCGATAAATGAGCAAATCATTCAAATTGAATGGTACGCTAATTATTCTACTATTATGATTGGCAATGTACATTTTTGGTTTGATAACATTTTGTTATATAGCAGCTATCCAATGCAAGGAGAATGGATCGAGTTTTCTTTTAGAGGAGAGCACCCATTACATATAAGAGTTAAGTAGCAAGAAAACTTCGTTTCATTGTAAAAAATTTCTGAGCGATTCAGCTCAATAAAATTCCCAAATTAAAAAGAGAATATAGATATGTAACCAATTAACATTCATATATAAAATTATAGAAAAGGAGAGTAAACAAATGAATGGATTGAGTAGTAAAGAAGTTCTCAAAAGTAGAGAGCTTCATGGAAGTAATAAGCTTCCTGAACCAAAGTTGGACAAGTGGTATGACTTCGCAAAGGAGGCATTAAGTGAGAAAATCACAATGATTCTTATTGCAATTGCAGTATTGCAGTTATTCCTTGGAGTCATGGGAGTAATGGATTTATCAGATCCAATTATGATTCTTGTTGTATTAGCAATTGTAACATGTATTGCTGTTAAAACTGGACTTGGTGTTCAAAAATCAGCAGCAGAGTTGAGAGCCAAAACATCAGTCAGGTATTGTGACGTGATTCGTGATGGCAAAGTCCAAACAATTAATAAGGATGAATTGGTAGTTGGTGATCTTGTTTGTGTAGGAATGGGACAAGAGATTTTTGCAGATGGATATCTCATTGAAGGTAAGATTTCTGTAAACAATGCAGCTATTAATGGAGAAACAAAAGAGTGTAAGAAAACACCAATTGAAGGATACGTTCATAAGAAAACTACTTCAACAGATGCTTATACGAATCAGAATTGCTTATTTGCTGGCACAACAGTAATGTCAGGCGAAGGAAAAATGATTGTTACTGATGTAGGTGTGAATACAGTAAATGGTGATACACTTGTTAAAATGCAAACACTTGAAGCACCAAAGACAGCACTTGATATTGCACTTGATAATCTGAGCGACTTCATTTCTAAGTGGGGAACAATCGCAGCCGTTATTACATTTGCGGTGCTTACAATTTCAGGAGTTGTACAGGTTGGATTTGGAGAATATTTTAGCGGTGGCGTTCTGAATATTATTCAGAAAATCGCACAGAACTTCTCAGTAGCATTAACAATTATTGTAGCTGCTGTTCCCGAAGGATTGCCTCTTATTGTAAAACTTGTAACAAAACAGAATGTAAAGACAATGGAGAAATTCAATATTCTTGCTAAGAATCCTGGTAAAATTCCAGAGTTAGCATATGTTGATATTATCTGTACTGATAAGACAGGTACTCTTACGACAGGTATTATGACTCCAAAGAAGATTATTGATGGTTTTGGCAATGATGTAAATAAGGATTCAGTTCTCTGGAATAATATCGAGGCAAACATTTCTTTAAATAATAGTGCAACATTTGATTCAGAAAACAATATTACAGGTGGTAATTCAATTGATAGAGCAGTTCTTAGCCTTGTAAATCCTGAAACATATGTTGACATTCAGAAAAAATATCCAGTTAAGTTGAAGCAGGTATTTAATAGTAGTAATAAGTATTCAGCTTTTACGACAAAGGATGGAATTACATATTATAAGGGCGCACCTGAGAAACTGATTGAGCATTGCACAAAAGTAATGGACTCAAGTGGTGAAATTGTAGAGAATAACGACAATGACACATTAAGTAATGCAATTACAGCAATGACAAGTAATGCAATGAGATGCATTGCGGTTACAATGGCAGATGGTGATTTAGTAGAGAATGAAATACCAAATGACATGACATTCCTTGGAATTATTGGTGTTGTAGATCCTGTAAGAGATGAAGTACCGAGTGCAGTAAAAACAGCACATAAGGCTGGTATTCAAGTTATTGAAATTACAGGCGATTGTATTGAGACAGCAGTTGCAGTTGCTACAGAGTGTGGAATTTACAAAGATGGAGATTTAGCACTTACAAATGATGAATTTGAAGCGATGTCAGATGATGAAGTAAAGAGTATAATTCCTCGATTGAGAGTTATTTCAAGATGCTCACCAAACACAAAACTCAGACTTGTCACATTAGCACAAGAGATTGGAAAGTCAGTTGCAATGACAGGTGATGGTGTAAATGATAGTCCTGCTTTAAAGAGAGCTGATGTTGGTTTTGGTATGCAAGGTGGATCAGATGTGGCAAAAGAAGCTTCAGACATTGTATTAACAGATGATAACTTTGCAAGCGTTGTAAAGGCAGTAGAACTTGGAAGAACATTTATGCACAATATTATGATGTTCCTTGAATTCCAGTTACCTATCAATATTTCACTTCTGATTCTTAGTGTTATCTATCCAATGATTGCAACAGGTGCATTACTTGCATCGGTTCAGATTCTGATTGTAAATATCATTATGGACTCTCTTAATTCATTATCATTTGGTGGCGAACCTCCAAAGGATGAATATATGACTGAAAAACCTATTAAGAAAGGTTCTGGTTTATTCATCAGAGGTGCAAAGAAACGTATTGCAATCAGTACAGTAGCATTTATTGCACTTTATGGAATTATTACATTCAGTCCTATTGCAAATATGTTTGCAACTGAAACAGAAGCTATGACAGCTAGATTCGCTTTATTATGCTTCATGGCGGTATTTAATGGATTTAACATTCGTACAGAGCATATTAATTTATTCAATGGTATTGGAAAAAACAAGTTATTTTCAGCCATTGCAATCGGAATTTTTGTAATGACTTTTGCTCTTTGCAACTTTGCAGAAAATCTTATTAAGGTTACAGCTTTAGATTTCAAACATTGGGTAGTAGTTGTAATTCTAGCGTTTATGGTTATTCCAATTGATCTTATTAGAAAGATTATTGAGAAGAAAAGAGAGAATAAGTAATTGAGGAGATGAGAACATGATAAGGAGAGATAAAAGTTATAAAAAAGTAGAGATTATTGCTCTTATATGTTTTTCAATTAGTGTTGTTGTAGCATGTATTACACGCTTTATTCCATTTATTTTTCTAACGTTACTCACATTCCCAATTTCTTTTAAATTATTAAAAGGGAAGGTTGACAGCCTTCCCAAGAATAAGGAGGACAAATAATATGTCAATTAGTTTAGTTAAAGGTCAGAAGATTGACCTTACAAAAGGCAATGCAGGTTTAAACAAAGTTGTATTTGGTCTTGGATGGGACACAAATAGATACGATGGTAATGCAGATTTCGATTTGGATGTATCAGCATTTTTTACTGATGATTCAGGAAAGGTAACAGGCGAACAGGATTTTGTATTTTATGGTCAGCCACAGCATCCAAGCGGAGCATTGATTTATTCTGGCGATAATAGAACAGGCGTAGGTGATGGCGATGATGAGACAATGATTGTTGAGTTAAATAAGATTCCATCTAATATTACAAAGATTAGCTTCTCAGCAACAATTTATGATGCAGAAAATCGTTTACAGAATTTCGGAATGGTTGATAATTCATACATTAGAGCATACAACGCTGATACAAATGAGGAACTTTTCAAATATGAACTTAATGAGGATTTCTCATTAGAGACAGGTGTTATTGCAGGTGAGTTGTATCGTAAGAACGGTGAATGGAAGTTTAATGCAGTTGGTTCAGGTTACAATGGTGGTTTAGCTGCTATTGGTAGAAATTTTGGTCTTGATTTATAAAATGGAAGGAGAATATATATGTCAGTAAATTTAGTCAAAGGACAGAAAATTAATTTATCTAAGGAAGTAGCAGGTGGTCTTACAAAGATTATGGTAGGACTTGGATGGGATGCTGTTAAGAAAGGATTTTTTAGTTCTAAGCCAAACATTGATTGCGATGCTTCAGCAATTATTTTAGGAAAAGATGATAAGTATCGTACATGTGTTTATTATGGTGATAGATCAGCAGAAGATAGGTGTGTGTATCATCATGGCGACAACCTCACAGGAGATGGAGACGGTGATGATGAGCAGATTACAGTTGACCTTGCGAATATCACAAATAAGGTTGAGAAGATTGTATTTGTAGTAAATATTTATGATTGTATTTCAAGAAAGCAGGATTTTGGACTTATCAAGAATGCATACATTAGACTTGTCGATGAGTCAACTGGTAAGGAAATTTGTAAATATAATCTTTCAGATGATTATGCTGGTAAGACAGCAATGGTATTTGCAGAGGTTTATAAGAAAGACGGAGAGTGGAAGTTTAACGCTATCGGTCAGGGAACAAATGATTCAAGTGTTAGTGAATTAACAAGAAGATATAAGTAGGAGGATTTAATTATGTCAGTTTCGTTAAGTAAAGGACAGAGAGTAGATTTAACAAAGGGTAGACCGTCATTAAAAAACATTCTTGTTGGACTTGGATGGGATATTAATCATTATGACGGAGAAGCAGATTTTGATCTCGATGCCTCTGTGTTTATGACAAAAGAGAATGGTAAGGTTGGCAAGGATGAGGATTTCATTTTCTATGGTAATCTTGAACATAGTTCAAAGAGTGTAAAGCATATGGGAGATAACCGTACAGGTGAGGGAGATGGAGATGATGAGGTTATTAAGATTAAACTTGATAAAATCCCATCAGACTATGAGACTCTTGCTGTGACGGTCACAATTTATGATGCTGAGAGTAGACTTCAGAACTTCGGCATGGTTGGGAATGCATATGTGCGTGTAGTAGACGAAGAGACAGGCGAGGAACTTATTCGTTTTGATTTAAGTGAAGACTTCTCTACCGAGACTGCGTTAGTCGTAGCTGAAATTTATAAACATAATGGCGAATGGAAGTTTAAGGCTGTAGGAAGTGGTTATAACGGTGGATTAAAGGCATTATGTAATCAGTATGGAATTGATGCAGAGTAGGAGGATTGTATGACAAATTTTATGTTTATTATAATTGTGGCGATTGTATTAATTGCACTGATTCTTTTCTTTACTCCTTTTGGTAAACAGCTTAGAGTCAAGTTTAAAGGAAGAACGGATGAAGTAATGCGTCAGGATGCACAGACACCAGAAGGTGCTAGAGATTATTATAATGCAGCCATTAGAGAAAAGGAAGACTTTTATAACAAGGCATCTGCTACATATGCTGAAATTTCAGGAAAGCGTGATACAGCAGAAAAAGACTTATATCAGGCAAATAAAGATATTATGCGTGTTACACAGCAGATTAATGCTTGTCTTGATGAAAATAAAGAAAATGAAGCAATGCAGTATGCAATGAAGAAGTCTACTTTGGAGAATAAGATTAATGTACTAAAAGATACAATTGAAGAGATGAAAGAAGCACAGGCTCACCAAAAAGACATTCGTGATCAGGCAGCCGAAGAATTGCAGAAACTTAAAGAGGAAAAGGAACAGGTTCTTTTTCAGATGGAAGCCGATAGTCAGATTATCGAACTTCATCAGAGTATGGATAGTCTTAATACGAATAATGAGAGCGATAGAATGCTTGAAAGAGTTCGTGAAGGAGCAAGAAAGACAAGAGAACGTGCAGAAGGAAGTAGAATTGCATATGATTCTAGCGCACAGGCTAATGAGAGAAGACTTGCTAATTCTGAAAGAGAGCGCAATGCTCGTCAGATCCTTGATGATATGAAGAGACAGAGAGGTAATAAGTAATGATTGTATTAAACATTGGAGTTTTCGTAATCTGTCTCGGTGTATGCTTTGGAACAGGTTTTATTGTAGGAAAACGTAAGAAGAATAAATAATTCAAGAGTTGGTAGGTGTCATAGCCTACTGACTCTATCAATATACCATATATAGTAATCATAAAACACAATATATACTATATATGGTATATAAATTATATTAGAAAGAAACGCACATTTCATAGGAAATTTTGGAGGTTAAGACAATGACAATTGAGCAAATTAAGGACAAATTAAAATCAAAAGAGTATGACTTCCTGAGAACAGATAGGAATTTGGGTAACAATATCATTATCTTAACTCTTGGTGGAAGTCATGCATATGGGACAAACAACGAGGGAAGTGATTTAGACATTCGTGGTTGTGCTTTGAATAGCAAGATGCAGATCCTCACAAATGAGAATTTTGAGCAGTTTGTAAACAATGAGACAGACACAACCATTTATGCCTTTAATAAGTTAGTAGCATTGTTAAGTAATACGAACCCTAATACAATAGAAATGCTTGGAAATAAGCCAGAACATTATTTCTATGTATCTCCTATTGGTCAGGAGCTTATTGACAATGCACATTTATTTTTATCAAAAAGAGCTTGCCATTCGTTTGGCGGTTATGCTAATCAGCAGTTATACAGATTAAATCAGAAAGCTGCACATCAGATGTCGCAGTCTGAATTAGAGAAACATATTCTAAAGACTCTTGAATTTATGCAGACTGACTTCACAAAGAAATATACACCATATGAAGATGATTCTATGAAATTATATATTGATAAAGCTGTGCAGGAAGGTTATGACACAGAGATATTTATGGATGTAAAATTACATCATTACCCATTAAGAGATTATTGTTCTATGTGGAATGAGCTTCAGAATACAGTTCGTCAATATGGAAAAATTGGTAAGAGAAATGAAAAAGCAATTGAACATGGTAAAATCGCTAAACATTCAATGCATCTTATTCGCCTGTATATGATGTGTTTAGATATTCTTGAAAAAGAGAGAATAATCACATACAGAGAAGATGAGCATGATTTACTAATGGATATTCGCAATGGTAAGTATTTGGATAGTAATGATCAGCCAATCCCAGAATTCTTTGAAATGGTAAATGATTATGAAAAGAGATTGGATTATGCGAAGAAGAACACAAGTCTTCCTGATAATCCTAATTATAAGGCTATCAATGAATTTGTTGCTAGTGTAAATGAAAGGGTGGTAAAAGGTGAAATCTAATCTAAAAATTGAAATTCCATCTGGTGCAAATGAAATTATTCATACTTTACAGAATAATGGATATGAAGCTTTCCTAGTCGGAGGATGCGTGAGAGATAGTATTCTTGGCAGATCAATTCACGATTATGACATTACGACTTCTGCCACACCAGATGAAATGATAGAAGTATTCAAGGACAAGAAAATTATTGAAACTGGTTTGCAACATGGAACTATTACCATTGTAATTGACGGTGAAGGATATGAATGTACAACTTACAGAGTTGATGGTAATTATTCAGATAGTCGTAGACCTGACAGTGTTACATTTACACGAAGTCTTAAAGAAGATTTGAAGCGTAGAGATTTTACAATTAATGCGATGGCATACAATGATGAAGTTGGTCTTGTAGATCCGTTTAATGGCATGGAAGATATTAAATACCACAAGATTAGATGTGTTGGCAGAGCAGAAGACAGATTTTCAGAAGATGCATTAAGAATTTTACGTGCTATTCGATTTGCCTCACAGTTGGGATTTGTCCTTGAACCTGATACAGATTGGAATATTTCTAAAATGTATAAGAATTTGGAGAATATATCTATTGAAAGGATTAATAGTGAGTTCTGTAAAATTGCTGCATCGAGTGATTTCTGTGTACAAATGGTCTTATATCACGAAGTATTTTCATTGTTTATTCCTGAAATTAAAGATATGTTTGGCTTTCAACAGAATAATCCATATCACATCTATGATGTATGGAATCATACAGTACATACAGTACAAGCTTATGAATGTGATTGTGAACCCGATTTAAATTCAAGAGATTTGATTACATCATTGGCTGTATTTTTTCATGACATAGGAAAACCACATTGTTATCAAGATGGCGAGGATGGTATTAGACATTTCAAAGGACATGGAAAAGTCAGTGCTGATATGACTGATAAAATAATGAAAAGACTTCGTTTTGATAATGATACAAGAGAAAAGGTGGTGCAGCTTGTTTATTATCATGATGCAACTTTTGAAGTGGGTGAAAAGTATATCAAGAGGTGGCTCAATAAGATTGGAGAAGAACAATTTAGAAGATTACTGAATGTTCGTAGAGCTGATATCAAAGCACAAGTAGACATTAATCAGGAAACAAGATTACAGAAGATTGATAACATTGGATATATTTTAGAAGAAGTCTTACAAGATGATGAATGTTTCTCTCTAAAGGATTTAGCAGTTAATGGTAAGGATTTAATTACTATTGGATATAAGCCAGGAAAAGAAATTGGTGAGGTATTAAATAATCTGTTGGATTTAGTCATTAGTGGAGAATATAAAAATGAGAAAGAAAAATTATTAGAAATAGCAGAGAGGAGATTACATGGTTAAATTATTTTCACATACGGATCTTGATGGAATCGGTTGTGGTATTTTAGCACAACTTGCATTTGGTAAAGATAATGTAGAAATTTCATATTGCGATTACGACAATATTGATTCAACTGTAAAGGAATATTTGAGAACAGAACAAGACGACACAATCCCAATTTATATTACCGATATTCGTGTCAATGAAGAAACTGCCGAGTTGCTGAATAAAAGAGGCAATGTTCAGTTATTAGATCATCATCCAACAGCTCTTGGATTGAATAAGTATGATTGGTGTGATGTAGTTATCGAAGATTCCAAAGGAATTAAAACATCGGGAACTATGTTATTTTATCATTGGTTAGGTATGAATGGTAGCCTGAGTGAAGAGTTAGAGAATAATAATGCGTTAGAGAGATTTGCTGAATTAGTGAGAGATTATGATACTTGGAGATGGTCAGAACTCGGTGAAGATGGTGTTATTTGTAAGCAGGTAAATGACTTACTTTATCTGTATGGTCGAGATGATTTTATTCATTGGTGCATTTCAGAAATCCATAATGAGGTATTCCCAAGATTATATGCCAAAGATGAAGTTATCCTGAAAATTAAGCAGGATGAAATTGATAGATATATCGAAGAGAAGAATAAAACTATGTTTACCAGTCCTATGTGCGGTAAGGTTTGTGGTTTTGTATTTGCAGATAGGTTTGTTAGTGAATTAGGTAATAGACTTTGTAAAATGCATCCTGAAATTGATTTTGTGGCTATGATTGATATTGATGGTTGTACGGTATCTTATAGAACTGTTAAAGAAGATATTGATCTTGGTAAAGATGTAGCAAGTTTATTTGGTGGCGGTGGTCATCCAAAAGCTGCTGGTTCAGAATTTGGTCAGAGTATTAAGTTGAAAATTATTGGGGAAATCTTTGGACAGTGAGGTGAGAGAATAATTGGAATGGATTAAATGTGTCGAAGGGCATATGCCTGAAGATGATGAAAGATATAAAGATAGGAAAGTAATAAATGTACTTGTAACTACCGATAGAGGAATGGTAACGAAAGTACAAAGATATAAATATGATGAAACAACATGGTTTTGGGGAAGAATTAATGGTGACATGAAAGCTTGGATGCCGTTGCCTGAACCATACAGAGAATAAGCGAGGTGAAAGAGTGAAATTAACAATTGATATTCCAATAGGATATGAAAGAGATTTTAATGTTGACAAGTTTAAAGATTTCTTTTCAAGAGTAATTGCAGATATAAACTGTCATGGTCTATGTGGTAATTATGAAAAAGAAATTGCAGAAATGTTTTTAGAAGCGTTTGACAAAGCTATTATTGGTGATGTTAATCTAAATGCAAAAGTTATTCCAGTTGCAAATATATCTTTTGACAAAGAAGATATGAAGAAAATGATTCAAGATGAATTAAAGAAGTTCCAAGTAGAGAATAATCTAATATAGAAGTAATTCTATTCACGGCTGATCAGCCAAATTTTCTAAATAAAAGTAACAAGAAATATTTTTTTCTTATGGTTTTTTGCAGACGTGCAAATTCCATAGGATTTTACAACAAAATAATTAAGAAGAAAGGATTTAACAGTAAATTCTAGGATAAATGATTGCGCAATCTCTGTAGATTAAAGGATTTTGACAGAGAATAAAGAAAAAAATAATTATTGTGAGAAGAACTGGAAGTTAGTGAACTTCTGTGAGTTCGATAAATATGCAACAAGTTCTTATTGTGCTATTCATAATGAGGATGGAAGTAAAAATCTTGGTGATATTACTAAGGTTGATGAAACAAAACTTGAACCATTTAATATGATTTGCGGAGGATCGCCATGCCAGGATTTTTCGGTCGCTGGTAAACAGAAAGGCTCTGTATGGACTTGTAAAGATTGCGGACATGAGTATAACCCACTGACAGTTCATTGGTCAGAAAGAGATAAGTGTCCATGCTGCGGAAGTAATAACATTGAGAAGACTCGTTCATCTCTTTTGGTAGAGTATCTGAGAGTTATCAGAGCAAATAAGCCGAATTTCGGTATGTACGAGAATGTAAAGAATATTGTGGGAAAGCAGTTTAAAGATACATTCAAGATGTTTACAGATGAGTTGGACGAGTATGGATACAATGTGTACTGGAAAGTCCTCAATGCAAAAGACTATGGTATTCCTCAGAATAGAGAGCGTGTATATCTGATTTTTATTAAGAAAGAATTGGATAACGGCAAGTTTACATATCCTGAACCATTTGATAATGGAATGAGATTAAAAGATATTCTCGAAGAGAATGTTGATGAGAAGTTTTATATCTCAGAAGATAAGGTTCAGAGATTTTTAACAAATCTCAATAACGAAGACGCTTTATTATACGATGCTTGTCAGGTTAAAAGAGAAGGAAAATCAAGAGAATATAATGATTTCTGTCCTACAAATACTTGTGGAGGTGGTACTCATGAACCAAAGATTGTTCAACTAGGAAATGTAAATCCATCTGGAAAAGGTATGAATGGTAATGTGTTTGACGAGAATGGATTAGCACCGACTCTTACAACAAATAAGGGTGAGGGTAACAAGATTGCAATTCGCCAGGCAACTAAGAAAGGATATATTGAATGTGAACTTGGTGGCGTAGCTGATTTATCATATCCAGAGTCCAAAACAAGAAGGGGTAGAGTTCAGGAAAATGGTCAGATTTGTCCAACAATTACTGCAACTGAGACAGGGGTTTGTAGAATTGAATCACCTATTAGAATCAGAAAATTAACTCCGAAGGAGTGCTTCAGACTTATGGGGTTTTCAGATGAGAATTTTGAAGCTGCTGAAAGGATGGTAAGTAACAGTCAGTTGTACAAGCAAGCAGGGAATTCCATTGTAGTAGATGTTTTATATTACATATTAGTTGAATTGTATAAGGCTATGCCATATCTTTTTGATGATTTGAGATTAAGTAGCTTCTTTTCAGGAATCGGCGCATTTGAGATAGCATTGAACAGATTATATGAAGGAATCAACTTTGGAAATTTTACAAGCCCACAAGCGGATTAAGTTCTGCTTGTGGTAATTCAGATAAGAAAATTTATATATACGATGATTACAATAGAAGATTTACAAAAGATCAAGAACGAATGGGAACTATCACAACAAACATCGGAGCAAGTGCATTGCGGAATGGTATAAAACTTGTTGAAATATCAAATGTTTGCATTGACGACACACAAGGTTTTGATGGAGTAAGATTTTATAACGGTTATACTCCAACATTGAGAAGTCAGCGAAGCGGATTAAAGGTTTTTGAAGATACAAGTGGAGAATAATACAATAGATAGTTAAAAACAAAATAGCATATACAATATATAGTGCCGAGAAAATGTAACAAATACTATATATTGTATAAAAATCAAGACCGAAAGAAAGCGGAATTTCTTCTGAGTTTTCAGAGAATAAATACATATAAAAATAAAGAAAAGAGGTAACAAAATGAGAGAAACATTAATTGTTGTAGACATGCAGAATGATTTTATTGATGGAACACTTGGCACAAAGGAAGCACAGGCGATTGTATCAAATGTAGCAAAGAAAATTAAGGAGTATAAGGATGCTGGTAAGCAGGTGATTTTTACAAGAGATACACATCCTGAGAATTATTTGGAAACATATGAGGGTAAACATCTTCCTGTTACTCACTGTGTAAAGAATACTGTTGGTTGGCAGATTTCAGATAAGTTAGATTTTGATATTGAGAACGATATTCTGATTGATAAGCCTACATTCGGTTGGTTAAACTGGAATGATTTTGGATTTGAAAGTGTTGAGATTTGCGGATTATGTACCGATATCTGTGTGATTTCAAATACACTTATTATCAGAGCAAATTATCCTGAGATTGATATCACAGTAGACGCAAGTTGTTGTGCAGGTGTTACACCTGACACTCACAATGCTGCATTAGCAACTATGAAGATGTGTCAGATCGAAGTGATTGGAGAGTAGAATATGGATAAGTACATGAGCGTGATAACCAATTTTGGATGCCACTATTCATGTCCATATTGCATTGTAAAGAACAATAACCTTCAGATTCCAAAGAGTACGATTGATGGATTGAACTCTTTGGAAGAGGAGATTAAGAAAAATAAGTGTAATTGGGTATCAATATCTGGTGGTGGAGATCCATTATGGAATTTAGAAAATAATGTAGAGTGGTATAAAAAGTTCTTCGATATAACTTTGAATAAAATTCAGATAGAATTACATACAAGTATGCCAAACGTAAAAGACGCACCATATGCATATTTTAATAGAGTTGTATACCATTTACATAATTTTGAACAATTAAAATCTATTAAGCGATTAAGAAACGAAATCGTCAGAGTCGTATTTGTGGTCACAGAAAATTTCACAGAGGATTTAATCAACAGAATAGCAGTGTATTGTCATAACTCAGATAATATTGATGAGTTGAGTTTCAGACAGATGGTAGATAATCACTATCAGGAAACAGATTACTGTAGAGAATATCTTAGAGAAGGACATCAGAAGCTATGGTGGTACATTGAGCAGTGTGATTATAACTTATATTACTGCGAGAACAAAGTGTACACGGAATACAAAAAGATTGGAGAGAATAATGAAGTGTAAGAATTATATCATTAATACCTTCAGACATTTTAAGAAAGTCTGTACTCATAAATATTGGGTATTCTACTATTGCTGTAAAGTGGGAATTCCATTTCAAGGATTAATACATGATTTATCTAAATTTTCTCCAACAGAATTTTGGGAGAGTGTTAAGTATTATCAAGGTACTTCAAGCCCAATAGATGCTTGTAAGAAAGAGAATGGTTGGTCAGCAGCTTGGATGCATCACAAGGGAAGAAATAAGCACCATTACGAATATTGGCAGGACAATTTCGATAATGGTGGGAATCCTATTGAAATGCCAATGAAGTATAAAAAAGAAATGCTTTGTGATTATCTTGGAGCAGGTAGAGCATATCATGGTAAATCATTTAATTTTGAGAAAGAATTAAAATGGTGGGAAACCAAGAAAAGTAAGCCAATTGCAATGCATCCAAATGACATAGCTTTTATTGATAAGTACATCAATCTGTTTTATGAGTACGAAAACAGAGAATATGATATTGGAACAATATTTAATCAAATCAAGAAAGAAGGAAAATAATATGGAACAGATTATTACAAGTTTATTAGAAACCGATATGTACAAATTAAGTATGGGACAGGCTATTTATCATCAGTTTAGTGATTATAAAACAACTTGGAGTTTTAAATGTCGTAACAAAGATGTTCATTTTACACCAGAAATGGTAGAAGAGATTCGCAGACAGATTAAGTTATATTGTGGTTTGAGGTTTACAGAAGATGAACTTACTTATATTGACAATATCAAATGGATGAAAGGTTCGTATGTTGATTTTCTGAGATTGTGGCAGCCAAGATATGAAGATTTTGAGATTACAACAGATTCAGATTGCGGTCTTTCTATCGAAACATTTGGTACATGGCTCAACACTTCGATGTATGAGATTCCTACGCTTGCGATTGTAAATGAAGTATATTTCAGAATGGCATATAACTATGATGAATTGCTTGATAGTTTCAAAAAGAGATTGGATGAAAAATATGAAAATCTCAGAAGTGGTCATTGGTATGCTGGTACATTTTCTGAATTTGGTCTTAGAAGAAGACTTTCTGCTGAAGCACAGGAATTAGCAGTTGAGAAGTTTTCACATCTGAATGATACATTACACAGTCCTTCTAAATTTGTGGGTACATCCAATGTATATCTTGCGAAGAAATATAACCTTACACCTGTTGGAACTATGGCTCACGAATGGATTATGTGTTCTGGTCAGGGTAATCATAAGCACAATCCAGCATATTCAAATTGGTATGCTTTAGATGCATGGGTTAGAGAATACGGTGTGTTAAATGGTATTGCACTAACAGATACAATTACAACTGATTGTTTCTTGAAAGATTTTCAGTTGACATATGCAACATTATTCAGTGGTGTAAGACATGATAGTGGCGATCCGATTGAATGGGGTGAGAAGATGATTAATCATTATGAGTCACTTGGTATCAATCCTAAGACAAAGACACTTCTGTTTAGTGACAGTCTTGATTTTGAAAGAGCTGATAAGTTATTCAGACACTTCCATAATAGAGTAAACGTTGCATTTGGAATTGGTACTTATTTGAGTAATGACACGGATGTTCCTGCTTTAAATATTGTAATGAAAACCACTAAATGTAACGGTATGGATGTTGCAAAAGTGTCTGATGTAGAAGGTAAAGGCATGTGTAAAAACCCTGATTATGTTGATTATCTAAAGAGATGTATTAATTGGAGAATGAATCATGAATAAAATTTTACTTATACCAGGAAGTTTTAATCCAATTACCAACGCTCATGTTGATATGGCATTGACTGCTAAAAAAGCGGTTAATGCCGATGCTATATTGTTTATTCCTGCACATGATACATATGTTGCGAAGAAAAAGACTTTGATACCTGGATATTGTCGAGTATCACTGATTAATTCAATGCCAAATTGTGATGAAAATAATATGTGGGCATCCGAAGTTGAAACAACCAGTTTCTTTCCACAGAGGACATATAACACCATTGCTCAGATAAGAGATATGAATGAAAAGGACTATATCTTCAACGAATATTATATTTGTTTAGGAATGGATAATATTGAAACACTTACAACTTGGTATAATTGGAAACCGTTTGTTGAGGAATATAATTTTGTAGCATGTGTGAGAGAAGGTCAGAATCTTGAGACTGCTTTAAGAGAAGCAAATCTTATGGAATATAAAGATCATTTCACAGAAATTCAGATACCAGAAAATCATACTTCTTCAAGTTTGGTTAGAGATTTATGTGAAAAGGGTGAATTTGAAAAAGTAAAAGAGTTAGTCCCTAGAAATGTATATGAGTATTTAATTCGGTTTTATGATGTGATGAATCGAATGTAGGAAGGAGAATATATAAATGTTTGATGTTAAGAAAGTAAAAAATGAAATCGTAGAGTGGATCAGAGATTGGTTTGAACAGAATGGTAAAGATTGTATGGCAGTAGTGGGAATTTCTGGTGGTAAAGATTCAAGTGTTGTAGCTGCCCTTTGTGTCGAAGCTCTTGGTAAGGATCGAGTAATTGGAGTCCTTATGCCACAGGGAGAACAGAGCGATATCGAGTATTCAAAAATGTTGGTTGACTTTTTAGACATCACTAGAATTACGTGCAATATTGAGGGTGCTGTCAATGAAGTGTTAGAGAGTTTTGAAGGCGTAGTTTCACCAACACCTCAGACAACAACAAATCTTCCTGCTCGTATTCGTATGGCTACATTATATGCTATTTCCCAGTCAGTAAATGGTCGTGTTGCTAATACGTGCAATCTTTCAGAGGATTTTGTCGGGTATGCGACCAAATTTGGTGACGCTGCTGGTGATTTCAGTCCGTTATCTCAGCTTACAGTAACAGAGGTTAAGGCTATTGGTCGTGAGTTAGGTCTTCCATCTGAATTAGTTGATAAAACACCTACCGATGGTCTTTGTGGAAAGACAGATGAGGATAACCTTGGATTTACTTATGCTGAATTAGATGCATATATCAGAGATGGAATTGAGCCAAATGAGGAAGTGAAAGCTAAGATTGATTCAATGCATGAGAAAAATCTGTTTAAATTACAGCCAATGCCAAGTTTTGTGTATCAGGCGTAAATGAAATACTATATATAGTGTTTATATAAAATACAGACACTATATATAGTAATATTTTTACCAAGAAACATAGATTTCCTGTGAGATTGTGAGGTAAGAAATGGTTAAATATATAGTTATAATTATGGTGTTATGGTTAATTTTATCAATCGGCTTTTCTTATATGACATATTTGATTGGATATACCAAAGGGTTTAATAAATGTAAAAGAATAGATGATGAAATATTGGATAAATATTCCAAAGAAAGAGAGTGAGTATGGCAGGATTTATATCAAAGCAACCAAATGGATTATATTGTAGATTTTCTACTGTCACGGATTGTCCCACGGCATGGAATATGACACGAGAAGATTATATTAATATGAAAATGCAGGAAGCAAAAGAAGACGCTGAAGATGTATTGGATAATTATTTACAACCGTTTGATATGGTGGTGGATATGTACTATCCAAACAATATGACAAAAGAGGAATTTGATAAATTCCTTAAAGAAACAGGATATAGTAAAGGAGAATAATATGATAGACAACGAATTACATCAGCAATATAGACAAGTTGTTGATGATTTGAGAGTAGCATTTAAGAAGACTTGTTTATACGGATTGTGCGAAGAAGTTGTGAAGAAATTAAGTAAGATTTTGAATTAATGAAGGAGAAGGATTAAATATGAAATTTAAAGGAATTGAGTTAAAGGATAATACAGAAGCGGAATTATTAATTACAATTGAAATAGTAAATATTAGCGATGAAGACGAATTAGAAGAATATGGCGAAGAACTGGAAGAAACATTATATGATGAAGTTTTGAATTATGATAATTGTTATGTTTATACGGAATTTGTAGATGATAATCTCTTAAATGTACGTTGTGATGATATTACATTTGATAAAAAGGGCGTAGAAGTTATTACAACTATATATAAGGACATTACTGAAGCAAATCTAGCTGATGTTAAAGTAATGATAGGAGTTCATGTCGATGGAGATCAATGGTTTAAAAGAGAAGATGGTTCTGAATATAACGAAGATAGTGTTACATTAGAAGAGTTTTTAAATAATATTGAATATTAAAAAGTGACAGTAAACCGAAGTTTCCTTCGGAGTTAGGAGGTAGAAATGGAATTAATTTTACAGGGCTGGCTTGGATATGATGATGAGTGTAATTTGGGGATTTCGCAGGAAAGAACTGAAGAATCTCATAGTTGGCAGTATTCAAGTCTTGCAGAAAAAATTATGGACTATTTTAATTATATGAAAGTTGATAAAGGACTTGGAAGAAAGATTACAACAATTGAAAATGCAAACTTAAGATGTTGGTTTTCAGATGAAGTGTGTACATTAGAAGAAGCACAGATGAATTTTGAGAGCTATATGATAACTGGTAATTTATTAACTCAAGGACATTATGTAGGGTATTCAGAATGGACTATTACTGGATTTAATATTGATGAGTTGATTATTGGTGGTCATGATTTAGAAACAGAGCTAAAGGAATATATTGGTCAGTATATACATTTTATATTAACTGATTAGGAGAATACATAAATGAATAACTGTGGCAATAATGACTGTCAATGGCACAAATATTGTGAAAGCGGTTTGATGTGGTATGACGAAGACATTACTGAATGTCGTCATTGGATTAAGCCTAAACCGACTAAGATGAAAAGTATTAAAGTAGCTGAAACTGATTATGATAAGGCAATTAAAGTGTTAAAGAGGAACAAGATAGAGTTCAAATAAACAATGAAGGGAGACGAGGTTCGTGTACACAAGAAGGAATTCCTTACTCCAAGTAATTTATGAAATACGTTGGTAGCAAAAATAGATTAAGTAAAGATTTAGCACCAATTATTCAATCATATATAACTAATGAGACGGAAGGATATTTAGAGCCTTTTGTTGGAGGTGCTAATATGATTGATAAAATTAAATGTAATAAAAGGATAGGTACAGACAATCATAAATATTTAATTGCTGTACTTAAAAAGTTATCAGAAGGTTGGATACCACCAGAAGATATTACAGAAGAAAAATATAAAGATATTAAGAACAATAAAGAAAAATATCCAGATTATTTAGTTGGGTATGTTGGTTTTCAGCTTTCATATGGTGGGAAATGGTTTGGTGGATACAGAAGAGACAAGGTTGGAAAACGTAATTATTCATTAGAGGCATATAAAAATACTATCAAACAAATCCCAAATCTTAAAAATATTCAATTTGAAGTATTCGACTTCAGAGATATTCCCTTAGACAAAATTAAAAATTATGTGATTTATTGTGACATTCCGTATCGTGACACAACAAAGTATTCAACTGGTGGTTTTCCTTATGAGGAATTTTATGAATGGGTTAAAAGATCAAGTATAAACAACACTGTTCTAATCAGTGAATATAATATGCCTGATGAGTTTGAATGCATATGGCAAAAAGAGACTAAAACACTTTTGGATAGTAATAAAGAAAAAAGCGATGATAAGAATATCAGAATCGAGAAGTTATTTACATATAACGGAGAATAATAAAATGTTTAATATTAAAGATTTGGTAATAGAAAAAATTATTTCTTGTAATGTTTGTGATACAGAAGGAAAGATAATTGGCAAAACAACACGATCTCTCGATGATAATGAGCCTATTTGTCACGACTATAAAAGCAATGACAACATAATAAAAATAAAATAACAAAAACTATCAAGAAATTTTGGTTCCTTGGCTTGTCACGAAAATCATACAATTTTTAGGACAAGCTAAGTAAAACCACGTTTTTTTTCTTTTGGTCATGAAAGTAGGTGAGAAAAATATATTGGGATTTAAATATTGAAGAATGGGAGTTTGAAAATAATTATGAGGACATCTATTTTCTGCTTCATTGTTTATACAATGCAAAAACTGAGTTATACGACAGAACTCTTACTGATATGAGAAGTAGGTATGATCCGACTGAAGCATTTATAGATGGCTGTAATAATGGCTGGAATAGAAGTAGATCAAATTGGTATTCCAAGAAATTATACGATAAATGTGTGAAATGCATTGAGTTAAAAACAAGAGGTCATTTTGTACACAAACGTTGGAAAGAATGCGTTTGGAAGTACAAAGGTCTTTCAGCACAAGAATGGATAAATTTATATCAGCAGTTGATTAAAGAAAATAAATACGACAGTTGGATATTGGAGTATATAGAAAATTGGAGAATAACAATATGAACAAAAGGCAAGAAAAGAAATTCATTAAGAAGAATATGGTAAAGCTAAGAAAGGTATATCCAAATGAAGGTGATGTTGTAGTTCTTCAGTGGAATCCAGATAGTGAATATATAGATTTTGACGCCATTGTTGAGTTCTATAAAGCATGGGAGAATGCAGGGATCTTTGATAAATGCGGAGCTGCCCTTATTCCATGCAACTTTAAGATTTTCAACAAGGAAAAAGCTCAGATATTTATTGATAAGTTACAGAGTATTGTAGATCAGATGGGAGAATAAAAGTATGATTTTATTTATTTTAATAGCTATTGGAATAGCTTTATATACCATTTTCGCAGATGGTTGGCTAATTGATAGTATCAAAAATATTGAAGAAACAAATAAAGAAGTCAAAGAGAATATAGAATATGGTAGAACGAACTATGACACATTTTCTTTTAGAAAATATAATGAACATGATTATGAAAGTGTGTCAAAAAATATCTTATATTGGATTATGCTTAATATTTTATTTAATGTAATTAATTTCATAATTGTTTTTATGATATCTGGAATTGTTGTTTTATGTTGTCCTAAAGCAGAATCTTATTATACATTCAATATTAATTCATTAAAAGACAATTTAGTTACAAGTGGAGAAATTCATGGTGGTGCTTTTTGTGTAAGAGAAACTATTGACGGAGAGATTAGTTATTTCTTCTCAAGAACAACAGATAAGGGAGAAACTATTGGACATATACCAGCGGATAAATCTTATATAAAATATAATGATAGTAAAAATCCTTGCATTGAAGTTCATCAGAAAAATCATAATATACCAGAAATTGTAGAAAAACTATTATTTACAAAATGGTGTAATGATAAGAGTGTAGATTATTATGTAATTATTGCTCCTAATGGGACAATATCAACAACTGGAACATATGAGATAAATATGGAATGACAGTAAAGAAGCATTTCCTTTGAGTTTTTTGAATGAAAAAGAGAGAATAAATAGATAGAAAGAGGTGATTGTTATTACAGATGAATACATAAAAGAACATGGTTTTAAAGAATATAATCCTACTCGATTTGATAATAATTCAGTAATTTTAAGATTTCAGAAACGCTATGATGATGATTTTGGTAAGAAGTATTTCATAGATATATTAAAATGGGACAACAGTTATGTACCTGCTGATAGACGAGATAAATGGTGGAAACCTTATTCATATACATATGAGACACAGATTACGATGTTTAAAGATTGTAAGGCGTTGAATTTTGAGTTCTTTTCAGATTGGACTTTAGAACAAGTTGAAAAATTTATGGAAGATTTATTTGAAAAAATGAAAATAAATTACTATGAATCTTGGAATGACGAAAGTGGTTATAGACCAAAGGAGGACTATAGAAATGACTGATTTTGAAACATGGTTACACGATTTTGGATATGACCATATTCTTCGTATGTTAGAAATTCGTAGACCAGGACAATACACTCCTTACGAGATGGATAAGAAATTTGCGGATGAATCACTATATATAGATAACCATTTTAGACATATTCAAATTAAGGAAGCTATTGAACTTCCAGATAAGGATATTCTGATTGGATTTAGAGAAATATGTGATAGTGAGGACTTTGAAAAAGAATGGGAAGAATCGATTATCTATTACAAAAAATTGAGTGAAATTGAACTTACATATTTTCCTTGCGATGATAATATTGAGAATTGGGAGTGATAGAATTATGAGTAGTATTTCAGTTGGTGAATTAAAATCCATTCTCGAAAACTATCCAGACGATTACGAAATTGTAATGAGTATTAAGCAGAAATACCCAACCTTTTCAGATATTAGATGTTGGTGTGCTTATATCAATGGTGTAAAAGCTGATGATGATTTGCGAGAAATGAGATTAATGAATTAGGAGAATAATTATGTATAAACAAATTATTATTGCTAGAAAAGATTTGAATATGAGTCCTGGTAAGCTTGCAGCTCAAGTCAGTCATGGATCTATGGCTTTTCTAACATGGATGATTAGAAATAATATAACAAGAATTATTAATGAGAAAAGGGGTAGAGCATGGGAATATGCAGATAAGCCACAATATTATAGGCATCCAGACTTAAATGAATTTGCAGAAATTGCAAGACAAAATGGAAAAAGATTGTTTTATTATAAACCTTTAAATCCAAATAATCCATATGGAACGCAAGTAATGTGTGATCATCCAACTATTAAAGAATACTTTACGGAATTCTCTATTAATAAAAACCTATATGAACAATGGATTAATGGTGAATTTACAAAATGTGTTCTTCAAGCAAAGAATAAGAATCAGTTGCTAAAAGCTAAGACCGTGGCAGAAGAATTAGGAATGGTTGAAGGTAAAGATTTCTGGCTCATATATGATTCGTGCAAAACAGAATTAGAGCCTGAAGAAGATGGTAGAACACTTACTGTAATTGGTTTTAGACCAATGGACAGTGAACTTATTGATCAGATTGGAAGAAAATATCATTTATATATGTAGAAATGGAGAATATTAAAATGGAAAACAGATTATTATGGGAAAATGACGTAATTAAAGCAATTAGAAATCATACTAATATCATGGGACAGTTAGAGGATGACATCACTCATATTCTTGATGATGTGCAATCAGTAACAATAATTGGCTCAAAACAAGCATTAGATAACTTACAAGTAGAGTATAAGCAAGTACAGAAACAGAAGCGAGTTGAAATATTCGAGAATGAAGATGTCGTTTTAGAGCAGAGAGGAAATAAATATTATTTATCTCTGTACGATAAGAAGGGAAATTTCCAGAGAGAAGTCACTATTGGATTATAGAGGTGATGCACTTTTAGAAAAGTGGAGAAATTTATCTGAAAGAGGAAGAATTGAATTTGATCAAGTAATCATGTGTGAACCAACGGTCGATGCAATTGTAGTAACTGATAGAAAGAAACATATATCAAATTTTGATTTTGATGACAATAGACCACAATGCTGTATAGACCACGATAAGTATTTTTCAACATGTGATACTTGTGAGTTTGGAGGTGATTAAGTGTTAGTACCTGCAATTTTATATAAAGAACAGATTAAGAAAGAATTTCAGAAATATTACTATACAACAGATATGATGTATGAAACTGGTTGCATGTGTAATTGGAGTCCTGAAATTGCAGAATGTCCAAATGAGAGTCAATTTCAATATGCAATAGTTGATAAGAACGAAAAACTCATTGGCTACTTAGGATATTCCGTTGATTGGTATGCGTCTAAAGCGTATAACTTTGGATTATTTTCATTTGATAGAGGAAATATCTTGGTTGGCAGGGACGTATTCGATAAATTAGAAGAACTGATTAAAACATTACATAAAGTTGAATGGAGAGCTGTTGGTGGCAATACTGCTTGTAGAGGTTATGATAGCTTTATCGAGAGACACAATGGAACGAAACATATTCTGAAAGATTCAATCAAAGATAAGAATGGTGAATATCACGATGATATTATTTATGAGATTGTGAGTGAAGAATAATACATTGGAGGTGAAAACATGATAAGTAGTCCCAATTATGGATGGTGTGATTTTGATTTGAAATCATTTCACGGCTCACCAAGTTATTTGACAGATGTACCAGTAGATTTATTAAATGCTTTCATTCAATATCATTCAACTGGCACAGGAATTGCATGGTTTGATGAAGAGGGTACTGAGTTTACTTTAGTTATTACCCCATATTCATTATTCGTTATAGAAGAAAAAGATAAGCCTGTATTACACGATTTTTCTGAAATAAATATAGATAATTTAGCGAAAGAACTTATAGAAGACATTGAGAAAGATTTGATTGGTTGGTCAGAATTCATTACTAGCGATGACAGAGAAGAAGTAATTATGCATAGAGACGAGATAAGAAATAAAATCGCAATGTTGAAAGAATTAAGTAGGTAAGAGGTGAAAACATGTATCAGAATTGTTGTAAGAAATAAGGTATAAGAATATGAAGGTTAATCGAGTTGAGCAACAGATTATAAGAAAAAATAATCCAATATATAATGTAGTTGATCAGTATTGTTTCTATTCCAAAAATGTATATAATCAAGCGAATTACATTATAAGACAGGAATTTATAAACAACAACAATAAACTCAGTGCTTATGACGTGCAGAAACTCATGCAGCCAATGGATTGTTATAAGGAATGTGGTTCACAATCAGCTCAGAAAACAATTCAGTTAGTAGATAAAATGTGGAAGTCTTATTTTAAGGCTATCAAAGATTGGAAGAAAAATCCTTCAAAATATTTGGGTATGCCAAAGCTTCCAAAATATCTTCCTAAAGATGGCAGACAGGTTTTCATGATAAAGAATATTCAATGTTCGTTAAATAATGGGCAATTCAGAATTGCATTTAAACCTTTTGGTGGTTATACAGTGAAGACTCATGCAGTTGGTAAATTAATGCAGTGTAGATTTATTCCTAAAGCTGATTATTATGTGATGGAAATTGTATATGAAATTGAAGTTCCTGATGCAGTAGAAGAGAGAATAAGAATATGTAGCATTGATTTAGGAACAGAAAATCTTGTGACAATGGTTAATAATGTTGGTTTGCAGCCAGTAGTAATCAAAGGTGGTACAATCAAATCCGTTAATCAGTTTTATAACAAAAGAAAAGCTGAAATGCAATCTCAGTTAAAGAAAGAAACTGGTAGAGATTGGAGCAAAAATCTTCAGAAGCTTACAGATAAGAGATATGAGAAGATCAAATATTTGATGCATTGTGCAAGTAAAAAGGTGGTGGATTATTGTGTAGAGAATAGAATTGATACATTGATTATTGGATTAAATAAGAAGTGGAAACAAGAAAATAAGAATAAGCAGAACTTCACATATATTCCATTTGATATGTTGGTTAAGCAAATTCAGAGTAAATGTGAAGAACAGGGTATTGAAGTTGTTATGACAGAAGAAGCATATACAAGTGGAACATCATTTTTGGATAAAGAATCACCTGTAAAAGAGAATTATAATAAAGAAAGAAGAGTATATAGAGGTCTGTTCGTTGCAAACAATGGTAAAACAATAAATGCTGATGTGAATGGTGCTTATCAGATTATGAAAAAGGTAGTTCCCGAAGCTTTTAGCAAGGGAATAGAGGGTGCAGGTTCTCACCCAATTAGGTTAGAAATAGCGTAATAAATGGTTTTAAAAAGCCAATGAATTCCAATCTTTCCTTCGGAAATTTTGGACAAATAACAACATAAATGGTAGTTGCAAATGCCATAAAATCAAAGAAAGGTAAAGATAATCCTAGGTAAAAGGTTATGTACATAACACTCAGGTATATGAGTGAACCCAATTTACAATGAGTATCTTACATTCTTGCGAGATACGACCAAACAGCCATTAGAAGATCTGAAAGAAGGCTACTTTTGGCTAGATAAATCCATTATTAAAGGATTTGATAAGCAAGGAAATGAACATAAATTCTATCGAGTGAAGATTGAAAATTCGCTTGAAAGATTGGATTGCACCAAATTGAAATCCTATGACAATATATCAGATGTGGATTTAGCAAGTTGGCAAGATTTAATCGAATTACAGAAAAAACATCTAACGCAGCTTGAAGCTGATTCATTAGAACTAATCAAAGAAAAGACAGAGAAATTTAATACATATACTTCGATAATTCCTGTCTCTATGGGTAAGGATTCAATGCTTACCTGTCATCTAGTCAGAAAATTATATCCAGAAACAAAAGCAATATTCAATAATACATCACTTGATTGTGTTGATACATATAGAATGGTTAAGACCTTCCCTAATTGTGAGATTATGAATCCTGAGAAGGGATTTTATCAGTATGTAGAATCAGATCATATGATTCCGTCACGTTTTGCAAGATTTTGCTGTAGAATTTTTAAGGTTGGCGTTATGGTATCACAGCTCGACCACGACCATCCGTACCTTATGTGGATGGGAATGAGAAATGAAGAGTCAAATACTCGTAGTGGTTATCAGGATGAATGGATAAATGAGCAGGAATGGGGTAAGACCTGTTGGCAAGGTATTCTTCCTATTAGAAAATGGTCAGAAATGGATGTATGGCTTTATACAATTTGGAAGAATGTGCCTATTTGTTCAAAATATAAAAAGGGATATGCTCGTCAAGGCTGTAATATTGCGTGCCCATTCTATACGAAGTCTACTTGGATTTTGGACAAGTATTGGTATCCACAGGCTTATGAGAGATGGAGAAACATCTTAAAAGAAGACTTCATTGCAAATAAGAAATGGATAATCATGAACTGCACCATTGACGAATATCTCACACAGGCTTGGAATGGTGGAACATTTAGAGATGAGCCAACAGATGAAGTTATTCAGGAATTTGCTGAATACAATGGATTGAATGTTGGCGATACGAAAGTGGCAAGACAATATTTCAATAAGTATTGTGATGAGTGTGAAAAGAGAATAAAAGATAAGACAACGCTGGCAATGAATATGAAATTCCACGGAAGAGATGTGTCGAAGTTCTTGTGTAAGAAATGTTTCAAGAAATTATATGAGATGGATGATGATAAGTGGAATAAGTATGTGGAATCATTCAAAAGAGATGGTTGTGCGTTGTTCTAACAGAGAATAATATGATGTAACAGTTAATCATATCTAAGCCATTCGGCTATGGGAATCCCAACAAATAAGAGAATATTACAGTGTAACTAATAAAAATATTACATATAAAGGAGATTTTAAATGAAGAACACAAATTGGAAAGTGCCAGTAATTATTGGCGTAGGAGTATTAGCAGTTATTTTGATGATTGTATTTGGTGTACAGAGTTCGCAGAATAAAGCTATTGCACTTGAGGAGCAGGTAAATACAGCATCATCAGATATTAAGGTGCAGGAAAAGCGAAGAGTTGACCTTGTGTATAATCTTGCTGATTGTGTAAAACAGTACGACAAACATGAAGCTGATACATTAACAGCAGTTGCAGATGGTCGTGGATCAACAGGAGATATTGAGAATGTAACAACAGCAATTACAGCAGTTGCAGAAGCATATCCTGAGCTGAAGTCCAATGAGAACTATAAGACTCTTATGAATGAGTTATCTATGACAGAGAATATGATTGCAGAGTATCGCAGCAATTACAATAAGCAGATTAAGGAATATAAGAGATATGTAAGAAAGTTCCCTACAAGACAGTTCCTTGGATTACTTGGATATGAAGTGCAGGAATATGAATATCTGGATTACAATGCATCAGTTGATGCTCCACAGGATTTGTTTAAAGAGGATTAGTATATGAGATATGGTAGAAAAGGTTTTGATTTTGGCGATTTTGAAATAACAAAACGTGAAATTTTGGCTAGTATTTCTATCATTGCAGTTATGATTCTGTTTGGTATTCTGATTTCTTCCAAGATTTCAGAATACCAAATGGATAAAAATGAAATTTATAACAAGGCTGTTAAGGTAGAAAGTCAAGAAATGTTCCAATACGGAATGGATACAAATATTGGTAATGCATTTGTATATGGTGATTTAAAAGCGGTAGATACAGTTACATATCCTGAAATTGGTGGAGAATATATGTATGTAGAAAAAGTCAAAGAGAGATATACGATGCATACAAGAACTGTTACATATACAACGGGCAGTGGAAAAACAAGACAAACTCATACAAGAACAGAAACATATTGGACTTGGGATAGAGTTGGAAGTGAAGATATTAAGTGCAAAGAAGTATCATTTTGTGGAGTGAATTTCGCAAGTAATAAGATTGATTTACCTGATACTGATTATATTGACACTATCAAGGAATCAAGTAATGTGAGATATAAGTATTATGGTGTTGGCACTGAATATAAAGGAACAATTTTTACAGATTTGAGAAATAAAACCATTTCTGATAACACATCATTTTATAATAATTCGACTATTGATGAGACGATAGAAAGGCTAGAATCTGATTTTCCAATTATTATTTTCTGGATCTTTTGGGTTATTTTAATCGGTGGAATGGTATTTGGGTTCTACTATTTGGATAATAGGTGGTTAGATTAGCAAGAAATTTTTCTTTCCTTTGGATAGATTGGAGGCGATTGATATTTCAGAATTACATGATAAATTAAAAAAAATAAGTGACGATATAAAAGTCTTAATAGCTAGTAAGCAGATGGATGCAATAGGGAAAATGATAAGTGCAATGACAGAAGCTCAAACACAAAATGAACTTGAACAAAAATATAAAGACTTAGGCATACAGGTACAAGAAGATCCAGTTGCAAAGCTTCTTGAAACAATTAATGAAATGCGTTTTGGCGATAATTTTCCTATTGAATGCCTTGAACCTCCGAAACAAGATATATCTACTCTTAAGAAGAGAATAAAGTATTGTAAGAATCCTATGGAGAAAAAGAAATTAGAGCAGGAATTAAATGCTTTATATAAAGAACATAAAAGAAATAGGAGAACTGTAGCATGAAGTTGACTAACAAATATGCGAATTCAAGATATTCAAAAATGAATGAATATTATTGTGAAATCACAACAGAGTTGGACAAACTTACTGGACTTGATCCAAATGGACATTGGAAACACTATGTGCTTTGTGATTATGAGAATGGTTGTTTGCCTATCAGAATTCCAGGTGGAACACTTGGAAGTATTGAGTATGATGAGAATAAGATTATTACAAAAATTCATGTTTGCACTGATTATGTTGTGAAAACTTTTCCTAATGATGTAAATGAACAGCTTCAGAAGTTTATTGGTCAGGAGATAGAAATAGGAGAATAAATACATGATAGAACTACAACTACCAGAATATACTATTCCAAAATCAGAAGATATAACCATTTATAATCCAAAAGTTATTGCAAGGATTAAGTTATGTGGTGGTGCTGTAACAATTAATATTAATGAAGCAATGGCATGGAAGAAGCCAACTGATGATCAGATTAAAAACTTACATGATTTATTTTGTATTGATGTTGAGATATTAGACAGAGGAGAATAACACTATGAAGGGTAAATATAAAGGCTGTGACATAGAAGTAGGACTAGATAGCTCAGGTTTCTTAACCTTTGCAGTGTTCGATAATGGATACGAAGTGACAAGTGGATTTTCTGAAAGTAGAGACTCTGTAAGAGATTATTTCAGCTATATGAAAAGTGTAGTAGATGACTATAAAGAACATCCAGAAGATTACGAATAGGAGAAGTAAAATGAGATTAATTAATGCAGACAAGTTGAGTTTTCGTTGCAACTATAAAGGTGATTGTTCAGGAGATATATCACACTGCCAAGAGTGTAGCAATTATGTGTTAGATTATAGAGATATAAAAGACCAACCGACAGCTTATGATATTGATAGAATTGTAGGGCAGTTGAAAATGGACTCTTCTGTAAAACTGTATGGAAGTGGCAACAGCAATAATTATCTTATTCCTCTTGAAAGTGCGATTGAGATAGTAAAGGCAGGTGGAACATGTCAATAGGCGATGGAAGAAAAACATATTCAGACAGTACATTAAAGTCTATGACAAAAAATGAGCTGATTGATATTATTCGCTGCTTAGAAAGCAATCTCAGAAATGCCCATGAGACAAATAATATTCAATATGAGAACTGTAAGAGGTTGTTGAGTGAAGAGAGAAATAAAACACTTGATGAAGTCCTAAAGGCTTGTGACATTGAATGTGGATTGTATAGTGGTGATGTTAAGAATCTTACAAGACACGTTTTAATGAGAGTGCTTGATGGATTGAGAGAATAATTGAATAGGAGAATAACTGTATGTATGAAATTATAGAAGATGAATATAACCAGTTCTTACAAGATATGGCAGATGGATCAATGATATTTGGAAGATATATTGATGAGTCAGAGTATGAAGATGAATATTCTCATAATGATATTGACGAAGCACAAGATAAATTTATCGAAAAAGTCAGAGAATATCTACATGAAAATTATCCTGGTAAATATGTAGTGTCAGGCGGTTGGTGTGTATTTGTTATGACACCTGATAGAGCGAGAGAAAGTCATGTATCAGAAAGAACTATAGAGTTGTTTACAGTGGAATAAAGAAATATAAAGAAAGATTCGTTTCATCTGTTTGTCACAGATAAAAGAGAATATACATATAGAAATTTTATTTTATTTGGTTGTTTAGCAAGTAAAAAATAAACATTAAATGATTGTAAATGTCAATCAGCCTATTATATGGAGCAACCTACAACTTAGATAGACAGAAAGATAGAAAGTTGAGGTAGAAATATGGTTTTACAATATAAAGGATTTAATAATAATTGGGTTTATGAAGAAGCAGAAGTGATTACATCAGCAGTTGTTTGGGTTGGTAAAGAAACTCGTGCCTATCGTAAAGGTGGAGTAAGATACGAAAAGAAATATTTGGATCTTTATAAAGATGGTAAAACACCAGATCAATCTGATTTAAACAAAGTTGATTTAGATTATGTCGCAGAAATGCACAAAGCAGTTGATAGACTTATTCGAGAAGAAACACATTGCGGTGATGAAATCGTTTATCACATTGATAAGCCTTTTGATCAGATGGAGAATGTAACAGTAGTAACTTTGAATGACAAAAATAAGAATGTGACTCGTGTATTTGAAAGTGGTGTTTACTTATTAAATAGTAAAGGACAGACAGTACAGAAGTTAGCATAATAGAAACTTAAAAATATTGTAGGTTGCTCCTACATAATAAAAAATATAATTTTGCAGAGAAATATCGGTTTCATGCTAAGTTAGAAAGAGAGGAAAATATGAAAATTTTAGAAGGACACGAAAAAGAATATAAGGATTGGTATGATAAGAATAGTGACGGTTATGGTAGAGCTTGTTTTACATATGCTGAAAGATGGGCAGGAATGTTAGAGAACAAGATTGAATCTTCTACAGAAGATGTTATGAAAGTTATTGTTGATAATGCTGATAAGTTAAGCCATGAAGCCGACACTGAGGGCATTACAGGATATATGTATGGATGTGCAGTTAGTATTCTTTCACAGTGTTGGAAGTATGGAGAATATCTTAGAAAATGGCACAATAAGGAATACAACTATGATGGCGATGGTGTTGTAAATCCAGCAATTTTATCAATTGGTTAAGAGAATAACTATATGTAGTTGATTAGTAAAATCTACATACTATATATAGCACTATAAAAGAGATGAACCACAATATATAGCGATAAAAGTACCAAGAAATTTCGATTTCATTTGAAGAATATACATAAGGAGGATTGGTACATACGAATTTAGTACAAGCATTAGCGAAACAAATTAAATTTTGCGAAGAAAACGTCAGATATAAATGTGGAGTATTTGTAAGAACAGAAGAGCAACGAGATATTGTTACAAAATGTATTACAAATTTATTGCCAAGTTGTGTTCAACGTAGAAGTAGTAATCATGAGTCAAGATTCTGGTGGGATAATGAAAGTGTTATTACAGTTCTTAAAGTAAATGATTATATACGAGGACATAAATTTAATGGTGCAATAATTGAAAATGAAATTGATAGAGATGTTGTTAATTCTTTGATTATGCCATATTTAATGGTAAGGATTGATTCTACTGGACATATAATTGAAGAATTTAGCAGTGTAACAAGTAGAGTATTTACGGTAAATATTAACAATAGTGATGTTATTGAAAGTCAAAATCATCCAATTTATATATCAACCGAATGGCAGAGAAATTTAATAAATAATTTAGTCCCTTGGCAGAGAAACGTGTTAAGTAGAAGATTAAGAAGTTCAAATATATTTATTGATGATTTATGCGAAGAAAATTTTAAAAAGGAGTATATGTGTATGTTTGATAATCACACAGCAGCTTATAGAGTTGCACAGATAGGAACAGACAAGATTTATATTTATAATGCGATTGGTATTCCAAAGGAGAATATTAAATATGAGACAGAGTTTGTTAATAGAACTAAGGAAACTTATCTAAATATCAAAGGCGAACATAAAGATATAATTGAGAATGAAATTGATGTTCATTTATTAATTGATACTGATGTCTATGATAAATATGAAGTTGAGTTCCATGATGGTCTTGCTATTGTGATTTTACATGAGATTATTAATGAGAAGCCTGTTTTAGAGGATATTTCAGTCGAGAGGGGAGAATAATATAATGACAAGTTACGAATTTGAAAAAGCTGCAAAGAATGCAGTGATCCAGACATTGAGTGAAAACATCAATATTGACCAGTTGGATCTTGTGTGGTTTGCACATGAGTTAGGTTATAAGAAATGTACTATTTGGGGACAGCCAATGGGTAACAAGTATGCGGAAGTTACTTATAACAGAGATAAAGATGAGATATATGTAGATATTTATCAGAAGATTATTAACAACAAGATTTCGTCTGATGAGTTCAATTTTGAAGCGTAAAGGAGAATATATATTTTGAAAGAGAGGTACATATATGCCAGTACATGATGATTTAGGCGTTAGGATGAAAACATTTTATGAGCAGATTCCTAAGATAAAATTGATGAGAAGGTGTCCAGTTGCTATCCGCATTGATGGAAAAGCGTTTCACACATTCACAAGAGGATTCCATAAGCCGTTTGATGAAGTGTTAATTAAGTCTATGCAGGAAACAATGAAATACTTATGTGAGAATATTCAGGGCTGTGTTCTTGGTTACACACAGTCAGATGAGATTACATTGATTCTTGTTGATTATAAAAAGCTTACATCTTCAGCATGGTTTGATTATGAGGTGCAGAAAATTTGTAGTATTGCAGCAAGTATGGCTACGATGGCTTTTAATAAAGCTTTTTCCAAGAATGTAGAAGCCGAAAGCCATACCTTTGCCGATGAGTGGTTAGATGATGAAACTTTCAATCCCAATTATAAAAATAAAGAATTGAGAAGTTTGTGGTTAGTGCATAAAAAGGCTGTTGATAAAGGTGCAATGTTTGATGCTCGTTGTTTTAATATACCAAAAGAAGAAGTAACAAATCTCGTATATTGGAGACAATTAGACGCTTCTCGTAACTCAATTCAGATGGTTGGTCAAGCCAATTTCTCACACAAGGAATTACAGAATAAGTCATGTAATGATATTCAGGACATGCTTATGACTCAGAAAGGTATTAACTGGAATGATTTGCCGACTTATCAGAAGAGAGGAAGTTGCTGTGTGAGAAATAAGATTGTTATTGAATCTGATGGTGTCATGGTAACTGCACAGTTGAGAGATACTTCTAAATCAGAAAATGAGTGGATTATTGATACAGATATCCCTATTTTCAAGGGTGAAGGCAGAGAATATATTGATAAATTGGTATTTGTTGGTGAAGAGTAAATAATATACTATATATAGTGATTGCAAAATGTTATAAACACTATATATAGTATGAAAATCAAGACCAAAGGAAACTGACATTTCTTGGTGCAGATTGGAGAATATTATTATGGAATATAAAAGAGGTCGTAGGGCGTGTCTTAATTTAATACGAGATCCAGTAGATAATTACATAGAACATAAAGATGAAATCGAAGAAATTCTTAAACCATTCACAGTAGTTCCACGAAATAAAATATCTAAAGTAGATACAGACCAATGGTTATATATTAGTTCGGCTTGGCAAGATAAAAATTATGTAAGAGCTGTAGAGATTTGTAAAGGTAGTAAGATTTACAGTACAGATGAAAATGATCTATACAAATTGGATAAAGAATTGAATGAGCTTGGTTTTAAGACAAGAATGGGTAGAAATTGTGATACAGGAACTTTAAGTATTGCAGTTTTAGAAGAACCTAAAGAGGAGAGTTATAAAATGAGCGATATTTGTAAAGATAGAGAAGCTTTAAGACCTAAATACGAACAGTTTATTCAGACTGAAAGAGGTAAAGAGTGGAAACATTTTTGGCAGAGTCAAACAGGTTCAGAGAGAAGTGGAGATTTTGGAGATTATTTGTATGACTTTTATCCAGAAATGTTGCAGTAAGGAGAAAAATAAATGGCAAAAAAGAAAGGTTTTGGTGTAAGTCCGATAACAAATACAATCTACTATGGAACACAGGATACAGAAAAACATATGTGGGTTGGACAGAAAATAGATGTTACGGATGATGCGATAGCTGCTGTATATGAATGGTTTATGGGTAATATGGAAGACTCTGAAGGTAAGAAGGAAGAATATCAGATCACATATCCTAGTACAGAGTTTGAATTAGTAATGAGAAGAAAGAAAACAGAGAGTATATAGTTGGAGGTGAGAATGTGAATTATATAGAGTTCTTAAAATTTTCAAAGAGTGGCAAGGAAAAACAGAAAAACAAAAATATAATATATCCAGACAGCATATCAGAAAAATATTCACTGCTTGGAGATGATATTAGAAAACTTAATGATTTGGATTCTTTTGCAGATTATGTTGAATTTTGTATGAAGAGTGATCCTATTTTTGATTTATTTATTACATATGGTCATATAAGCAAGGATGTTAAAACTTATAAGGATATGACAGATGGAATAATGAATCACTTTATAACTTTTGTGTGGAAAGTCTTTTATATTCCATTAACGAATTGTTTTTATGAAGAAAAAATAAAAGAATGTGTAAAACATGGTATTGATGGTGATATTCAAATTCTCATCTAAGTAAACAAACTCTTAGCGATTCAGCTAACAATTTCCAATAAAAATGAAAACCAAATAGAGAATATATAAGTGAAGCAGTCACAGTAATTCACTGTTTCCTGTGGATTTCGAGGAGGTGAGAAAGATAGAGAATCTTATAAACTTATCAGATATTATTCTTGATAAATTAGAGAATATACATATAGATGCAAAAGGTACTATTAAAGACAAATCAGAAAGTACAAATATCGGAATTGATATTTCAAATTTAAATGATGCAAAGATAGAAATTACTTGTTGGGATGAATGGAATTCTATAACTGGAAAAATTGAGCATAAGAAAAAGGCAACAATTAGTTTTACAGATTATGAAATGGACTATAAATTCCAAGATAAAAACAAAACTAATATATTAGAATGTTTATGGAAAGCAAGTAAAAAGTAATTAAAATATCTAATCAGTCTTGAACAATTCAGTTCAAAAAATTCCAAAACAAGATGTCTCGAAAATTATATAAAAATCGAGACAAAGCAAGAGAACAAATAAATGCGGAAAACATTTGTGAGGGTGGAAGAACAGCATACCCTTGGGTTTTTATACTCAAAAATCACTGTTGAAGATAGATTTTTACATAAATTTATTTTCTGTGTTCCGTCCTTTTTGGGCGTTTAGATAGATTGTTTTATTAACAATATTTACATAAATTTTTAAATTTTAAGGAGGATAAGTAATGGGATTTCAGAAAGCAAAAAGAGAGCAGGTATGGTTAAAGGTGTTGCTAAGTGGTGCATCTGGTAGTGGTAAGAGTTATAGCGCATTAAAAATGGCAACAGGAATTGCAAAGAAGTGCAATAGTGGCATTGCATATATTGGTACCGAGGGATCTCGTAACAAGTATTATGCAAATGAGTTTGATTATGACTTGCTTGAACTCGAAGAGCCTTTTGAGTGTGAGAAGTATATGGCTGCAATTGATGAGGCTGTTAAAGCTGGATATAAGGTGCTAATCATTGACTCAATGACGCATGAATGGAAATGGTTGAATGATGTACATGATAAAATGCCTGGCAATAGTTTCACTAATTGGGGCAAATTAAAACCACGTCACCATAAGTTTATGGACAAGGTGCTTAATAGTCCAATTCACATTATTGCTACAGCAAGAGGAAAAGACGATTGGGTTCTTGAAGATAAGAACGGTAAGCAAGTACCAAAGAAAGTTGGTATGGGGCAGCAGCAGGATAAGGATATCTCGTATGAGTATACAGTATCACTTATGATTTCTCAGGACACACATGTTGCTTCTGCTGACAAAGATAATACTCATTTATTTGATGGTAAGTTTGAAGTGCTTACAGAGAATGATGGAGAAAGACTTTATGATTGGGCTAATCAGGGCGAAGTCCCTGCACCAAAATCTCCACAGCCTACATATTCAGAAGTAACCGAGTCTGATGAGGATATTTTAAAGGCTATTAAGAAGGAGATTATCTCAATGTGTACTCAGCTTGGAGGAACAAAAAATGAGACATTAATGGCAACATTAAAAGAATTTGTTCCTAGCGGAAATCCGAATGCACTGAAGGATGTGCAGAAAGCAAAGGATTGTTTAGCCAAGATTAAGGAAATTCAGCCAGTACAGGCGTAATTATAAGGAGGACAAAAATACATGAATAAAGTAATTTTAATGGGAAGACTCACAAGAGATCCAGAGGTAAGATACACACAGGGCGACAATGCATCAGCAGTGGCAAGATTTTCTCTTGCCGTTGACCGTAGATTTAAGAAAGACGGAGATCAGACAGCAGATTTTATCAATTGTGTAGCTTTTGGTAAAACTGGTGAGTTTATCGAGAAGTATGGTCGTAAGGGTACAAAGTTTGTTGTAGAAGGACGTATTCAGACTGGTTCTTATACAAATAAGGACGGTCAGAAAGTATACACAACAGATGTTGTTGTTGAGCAGGTTGAGTTTGCAGAGAGTAAGGCTTCTGCTGATGGTAATACAACAAACAACACCGCCAATTCAAATGCACCAACTGATACAAGTTTTATGGATATTCCAGATAGCATTGATGAGGAACTTCCATTTAATTAAAAGAGGTAGATATGGCAGATAAAAAAGAAAGAGAATATGTCTGCGCATATAAGTATTGTTTACACCACGGACAAAAAGTTAAAGCCTCTGAGTCCGTGGTAATAAACAAGAAACATTACCATTGGGATTGTGCAGGTATGAAACAAGAAATTAAAGACTGTGTAGATGCTTATATGGATTGTATAGAAGATAAAACACAGTTCCCTATTGCATGTAGAGCAATAAACACAATGGTTTTTAAAAACAAAGTACCTATAGAGTTTATCAGAAAAAATATTGAATCATCGAAATTATATTATTCAACAAAACCTGTTCAGATTCTATATGGACTTAGAAAGCTATTTTACGAAAAAGAATTTAAAGCATAGGCGGTGAGTAATTGCTAATCGAAAAAACTGACATCGAAAAAGCTAAAGATAAACTTGGCGATAATAATGCCTTTTTAATGGCAGAACTACTTGAATTAGAAAATTTTGATGACAAAAATCTGAAAGCCTGTTGTCCTTATCATAATGAGGACACTGCAAGCTTTATATATAATAAGAAAAATAAGACTTTTCATTGTTTTGGATGTAATAAAACGGTAGATATTATTGATGTCTTAATGGAAAAAGGAAACACATTCTTAGAAGCTGCCAAGTATCTATTCGAGAAGGCTGGTATCGAATACAGTTTTGGCGAAAAGGATGTAAGAACTCGTCACAATTATAGATATCCACATGAAGAACCAATAAATGAAAAAGAGCATGTAGTTGACTATTGGGGTAAGCGTGGCATTTCAAAAAATGTAATTGACTATTTGGATATTCGAGAGGATTCACATGGTAACGGTGTATTTAACTTTTATGATACGAATGATGTTTTGACTATGGTTAAGTATAGACCTGCAAGAACTGTTGAAAAACATTCTGGTCAGCCTAAAACGTGGTGTCAAAAAGATGCTGATACATCAGCACTTTTGTTCAATATGAATAGAGTTAATACGTCAAAGCCGTTACTTATAACAGAAGGCGAGACAGATTGTGCGAGTGCTATTGAGGCAGGATATATCAATACAGTAAGCGTTCCTCTTGGAGCTGGCAATCTTCATTGGATTGAAGAAAATTGGGATTGGTTAAACAATTTTGAATCTATTATTATCTGGTCTGATAACGATGAACCAGGTATTAAAATGAGAAAAGAATGTATTTATCGTCTTGGTACATGGCGTACAAAATATATATCAACACCTGAATTCTTTGAAAAAGAGAATGGTAAGAGAGTTCCTTTAAAGGATATAAACGATTGTCTACAAGTTGGTGGAAAAGACTTTGTAATGAATCTTATTTCGGAAGCAAAAGATGTTCCGGTAAAGAGTGTAGTTGATTATTCCGAAATTGAGGAACTTGATATTTCACAAATGGATGGCGTAAAAACTGGCATTAAACCATTAGACGATGCACTGTCAAAATTATTCTATGGTACACTTACAATATTGTCTGGAAGACCTGGCTCTGGGAAAACATCTTTAATTGATCAAGCAATTGCATCTACTATAGATGATGGCAATCCTGCGTTTTTATATAGCAAAGAACTACCTGAACGTCTTTCAGCCAATTGGATGAACACAATTATTGCAGGTAGAAGAAATATGATTGAGAAACATGGTAGTAATGGGAAAAGCTACTATGTAGTACCATATGCCGTTCAAAAAAAGATGCAAGGATTTTACAGTAAAAAGCTATTTATATATAAAGATGATGAATCAAATGATTTTGAATCCGTATTAAAATCGGCAGAAGAATGTGTTAGAAAATTTGGATGTAAACTTATTGTCTTAGACAATTTAATGATGTTAGATCTGAAATGTAATGAAAGTGATAAAAATACAGCACAAACCAATCTTATCAATCTTTTAATCAAATTTGCTGTTAAGTTTAATGTTTCTGTAGTCTTAATAGCACATCCACGAAAAACCCAAGACAATAATTCGGACATAGAAATGTATGATATAGCAGGAAGCTCCAATATCATTAACCTTGCAATGAGATCTATAGGATTAAGAAGAGTTTCTAAAAAAGAAAAAAATGATCCAAAATGTAAATGGAAGAATTATGATGTCGTATTAACAATTATGAAGGATAGAATGTTTGGTAAATCAGATATGCAAATTGGTTTATGGTATGACTTGATTTCGAGAAGATTCTATACAGATTATGCGGAATATGACAAACAATTTGGATGGGATAAAAATGTTTATACAGACAAACTTTCCTATATTGACAGATCTCAAGAGGAGGTGTTTCCAGATAAGTAGACCAATTAAAGATTTAAAAGGGCAAAAATTTGGAAAATTGTATGTTTCTTCTATGAATAGACTTCAAAATCATAGGGTTTATTGGAATTGCGAGTGCGATTGTGGTGGTTGTAAGATTGTAAGAGGAGATTTATTAAAGGCTGGAACTATTACAGATTGTGGTTGTGTTTTTAAACAAAAAGATAAGAACTATCGTGAGAATATAGTAGGCAGACGTTTTGGTAAATTAACTGTAACGAACGAGAAAACTTCTAAATATCGTTGTGGAGATATTAAATATCTATGTGATTGCATCTGCGATTGCTCAAACAAAATAACAGTTATAAGGAGTCGTTTAATAGATGGTAAAGTTACAATGTGTCCATTATGTAGGAAGTCTAATGATTATGATTTAGAATCTTATGAATACGGTGTTGGATATTGTTCTGACGGTTATCGGTTTTTATTTGATAAAGAAGATTACGACAAAATAAAAACATATAGATGGAGAAGAGATCAAAACGGATATTTAAGAACGCACATAGATAACAATCATGATATATTTATGCATTCGCTAATATATGGTGATAAAGAGTTGAGAGATATAGATCATATCAACAGGAATAAATATGATAATCGTAAATCAAATTTGAGAGAGGCTAATCGTGGAGATAATGTAATCAACCGTAAGCCAATATCAAGGAATAAATCTGGTGTAACAGGTGTTAATTTTATGAGTAGTTGTAATAAATGGTATGCCAGAATTATGAAAGACGGAATAGAATATCCACTAGGTTATTTTGACAAGTTCGAGGATGCTGTAGATGTAAGACGAAACGCAGAACATAAATTATTTGGTGAATATTCGTATTTAGAATAAGGAGAATAATTATTATGATGGATGAAGAATTAGATTTTTTATTGGGAACGATGCAATGGTCGTTTTCAAGACTAAATTCATTTTATAATTGCATGTATGAATGGAAACTCCATTATCTCGAATGTAATAAATCGGAGAATGGATTTTTCGGAGAATATGGTTCGCTAATTCATAAAATTCTTGAAAAATATGAAAAGGACGAGCTCTCCTTGTTTGAATTAAACGAGTATTATGAGGAACACTTCGATGAGGAGGTTCCTCACGATGCTCCACCAAACAAATTCGTAAATATTAGGCAATCATATTATGACAAAGGTATTGATTACCTTGATAACATTGACCTTGATTTAGAAAAATATGAAGTTCTTGGAGTTGAGAAAAAAGTAGAATTTAAAATTAACGACAAAGATTTTGTTGGATATATAGATTTACTTGTAAAGGATAAAGAAACTGGTGAGATTATTATTATTGACCATAAATCCGCAAGTATTAAAATTTTGAAAAATGGTAAGATTAGCAAATCTGACCAACAGCATTTCTTAGATTTCAAACGACAGCTCTATTTATATTCAATCCCTGTAATAAAAGAATATGGCTCTGTTTCAAAACTTAAATGGAACATGTTTAAGGATCAAAAGTGGATAGAAGTGCCTTGGATTCAAGAAGAGTACGATGAGGCTATTCAGTGGGCAAAAGATACTCTTGAACTGATTGAAAAAGAAAAAGAGTGGCGACCAAACCCAGATTATTACTATTGTCATTATCTTTGCGGTCAGAGGAACCATGCTTGTGAGTATAAGCCACAACCAACAAGTAAGAAAAACGAAGAAGATAATAGACATTATAACCCTGAAACTGACTCATATGAGTAGGAGGTGATATTATCAGTAACTATACAGTATATCATTTACATACAGAAGATTCTTTATTAGATAGTTGTACAAATTATAAGTTATATGTAGACAAGGCAGTAGAACTTGGGCAGAAAGCTATCTGTTTTTCGGAGCATGGCAATATTTACAATAATATTGAGAAGAAGATGTATGCAAATAGCAAAGGTTTAAAATATCTACATGGTGTTGAGGTTTATTTGACAGCAGCACTTGAGCCAAAACAAAGAGATAATTACCATACAATTCTTATAGCAAAGAATTTTGAAGGTGTAAAAGAAATAAACACATTGGTTGACTTGTCTACACAATCAGACCATATGTACTATAAGCCAAGAATTACATTCGATGAATTTTTTAATATTTCTGATAATGTCATTAAAATTTCTGCATGTCTTGCATCTCCATTGAGTAAGTATCCTAATTTTATTGGAAAACTGGTTGATGAAAAAATAGTTGAATTAGAAAAAAATAAAGAAACAGAAGCTAACAAACTTTATGCAGAATTAAATTCAGAAGCTGCAAAAGAAGCATGGATTGAAGATTTTGCAGCTATTTACAATACATCTTATGAGATATATGTAGAACAATGTATTGAAAAATCCAATAATGCATTTGATTTACAGATAGAAGAAGCAAAATCAGAATTGGAAAATGCAAAGATTGTATATGACAAACTGATGAAAACATATGACTATTATGAAATTCAGCCGCATGTTAAGTCTATGGATCAGATTCGATATAACAAAATGCTTTATGAGGCATCAAAAAAATATAACAAGCCTTTAATAGCAGGAACAGATACACATAGTATTGATAGTTACAAGGCTGAGTGTAGGAGTGTTCTTCAGAAAGCAAAACATATTGAGTTTTCAAACGAAGATGAATTTGACCTTACATATAAATCGTATGATGAATTAGTTGATATGTTCAGACAGCAAGGCTCTTTACCTATGGATGTTGTGTTAGAAGCTATTGAGAACACTAACCGTATGGCTGATTCTGTTACAGATTACGAATTAGATACAGCTTTTAAATATCCGATTCTCTATGACAATGAAGAAGAGGTATTTGTAGAGCGTATCTATAGGATGTATCATGAAAAGCTTGATAAAGGAATTATTCAACCAGATCCACGATATGAGGAGAATATAAAAGAAGAACTTCGAGTATTTAAGAAGATTGGTATGGTTGGATTCATGCTTTTCATGTCAGAATTGGTATGTTGGTGTTGGGATAATGGTATACCAATTGGTTTTTGTAGAGGTTCTGTTGGTGGTTCAACCATTGCATATTTAACAGATATTATTGATGTAAACCCTGTAGTATGGAACACGGTGTTCTCTCGATTTGCCAATGAGGACAGAAAAGAGATTGGTGATATTGATTTGGATATTGCACCATCACAAAGACATTTAGTATATGAGCATATCATTGAAAAGTTTGGTGCTGATAAAACAGCTTATGTGTTGGCTATCGGCACGATTTCTGACAAAGGTACTATTGATGAGATTGGACGAGCTTTGAATATGCCACTTGGAGATGTTAAGCAAGTAAAAGCTCAGTATTCATTATTTACAGATGGTATTACTGATTGCAATGACAAGATTAAGAAAATTGAATCTATTGATGGATATGAAAATAATGAAAAGTGCTTAAAAGACTTGGAAGAACTTAGAAGTAAACTTGAGTATAACGAAAAGTCTTTGAAGGACTTAAAAGAAAAACAATATCCTAAGTTATTCTATTATTTTGACGGTCTTGTAGGAACAGCAATTTCTCAGTCGATGCATCCAGCAGGTATTATTGTAAGTCCAGTAACACTACCCGATAATTATGGAACATTCTGGTCTAAGGATGGTAAACGTATTTTGAGTATTAATATGGAAGAAATTCATGAAGTATCCCTCGTAAAATACGATTTGCTTGGTCTGAAAAACATAGAAATTATCAAAGATACATGTGAATTAGCACATATCCCTTATCCGAAATCACACACAGTAAATTGGAATGATAAGGATGTGTGGGCGCATATTGCTGATAGTCCAGTAGGAATATTTCAGTTTGAATCTAAATTTGCTTATGACTCTATGAAGAAGTTTGAGTGTCACTGTGTAAACGATTTGTCACTTGTAAATGCCAGTATTAGACCGTCAGGTGAATCATATAGAGACAGGTTATTAGCGCATGAACCGAATAAAAATCCATCAGAATTGATAGATAAGTTGTTGGAAGATAATCATGGCTTCTTAATTTTTCAGGAAGACACAATTAAATTCCTCACGAATATTTGTGGCTTGAGTGGTAGTGATGCAGATAATATTCGTAGAGCTATTGGACGTAAACAGAAGGATAGACTTGAAGCTGCATTACCTTCGATACTTGAAGGATACTGCAATATGTCTTCTCAGCCAAGAGATGTTGCAGAAAAAGAAGCACAAGCATTTCTTAAAATCATCGAGGATAGTTCTAATTACCAGTTTGGATTTAATCATTCTACAGGGTATTCGATGATAGGTTATATGTGTGCTTATCTTAGATATTATTACCCAAGAGAGTTTATTACGGCATATCTTAACAATGCCAATAACGAAGATGATACTATGCTTGGTACTGAACTGGCAAAACAGCTTGGGATCACAATACATAGTATTAAGTTTAGACATTCTACGGCAAAATATTCTTGTGATAAAGATGGTATTTACAAGGGTATTGCATCTGTAAAGTTCTTGAATGAGGACGCTGCTAACGATTTATATTCCATAAAAGATGAAAAATTTGACACATTTATTGATTTATTAGTAAGAATTTCTGACTTGAAGGTTGATAGTAGAAAGCTTGAAATACTTATTAAGCTTGACTTTTTCGAGGAATTTGGTGGTATTCGTTATCTTCTTGCTTGTAATGATTTATTTGCAAAATATTATGGTAAAAAGCAAATGAAAAAGGATAAGGCATTGGAATATAACCTTGACTTTGAAGTGTTAAGAGAATGTTCAAGAAAAGAAACTCAAAAGACATTCATGGAGCTTGACAGTAAGAAACTTTTAAATAAATTATTGCAGAACATACCGAATGAGAAAACTGATATGAGAACAAAGATAGCATATCAGATTGAAAACCTTGGTTATGTAGATATAGTCGATAAGAAGCTGGCTGGATATTGTGTTGCATTAGATCTTAATGTTGACTATTCACCACGACTAAAACTATATGCATTAGCCAATGGAAATACTATTCCAGTAAAAATCAGCAAGAAGATATTTAAACAGAATCCTATCAGACGTGGTGATATTGTAAAAGTTGAGAATCAATATAGGAAACCAAAGATGAAAAAGGTTGATGGAGAATGGCAAGAAACTGACGAACAGGAGTGGTGGATTTCCGAATATAAGATTTGTTAGGAAAGATTTATGAAACAGTATTATACAGATAAAAAGTATAAAGAATTACTGTCACACCTTGTTATATTAGTTGATACAAGGGAAAGTTCCAATAAAACTATAACTGATTGGTTTGATAGAAATAATATTAAGTGGAAGTCAAGAGCCTTAAAAACAGGTGATTATGGTCTTATGGTTGAGAGTTGCCCAGAACTGGGCTTCTCAATCGACACCTATTTTAGTGACGAACTTTGCATTGAACGAAAGAATTCCGTAAGTGAGTTAGCTGGTAACATAGCAAATGCAACAAAGGATGATGACAGAATTTTTAAAGAGTTTAATCGGATGATTAACATAGAGAAAAACTACGTTCTAATAGAGAATGATAGTATAGAGGATATTTTTACAGAGAACTATATAACAAAATTGAATCCAACATCATTTTTAAGGACATTACTTACATGGCAGAATCGTAACAACATGCACATTTATTTTATCAAGAGAGAATATATGGGTAGGATGATTTACGAATTATGCAAAAACTGTTTGGATTCAAAAATATTAAAATAGTGGAGGTAATATGGATAAAGTTAAAGTTTTTGAAGAATTATTAAATAAGTTTGAGACTGATGAAATGAGAGAGTATTGTGCAGATATGATTAAGGAAATTCCTGATTATATTTTCACAATTCCAAGTAGCACATCTTTTAAGTATCACAACAAAACACAATGTCAGCCACATGGTCAGGTTTTTCACATACTTATGTTTGCAGAAGTAATGAATTATGTACTTGGCTTAGAGTATGTAAAGGATAAAACAGATGCAAGAAAAAGAGATTGTTTACGTTGTACACCAATTTTCCATGATGCAATTAAATGTGGGTTAAATGGTTCACAGTATACAGTTCATGAGCATCCAATGCTTGCTGGTGAATGGGTAAGAAATACGAAGGTCGAACATGATGTAGATACTGATACAAAAGCATATATTGCAAGATTATGTGAAAGTCATAGTGGCGAATTGACTTCTACAAAAAGAAGTAAGACCATTCTTCCAAAGCCAGAAAACAACGAACAGTTCTTTGTACATATGTGTGATTATTTAGCAAGCAGGTCAAATCTTGATATGACATATTCTGGTGATGTATATGCTGCATTAGGAGATATATCAGCTCCGAAAGAAGAACTTCCTGACATTGATTCATATGTAATTACTTTTGGAAAGTATTCAGGACATACACTTCCTCAGATTAAAGAAATTGATCCTGGCTATATCAGTTGGGCGAAAGAGAATATGACTAGAGAACCTGTAAGAAGTTTATTAGCTCAGATGTAGGTGATTATATGAAAATTCTAACAAGATTATTTACGAAAAATCTCACAAGAATTCCTCTAATATGGATTACGTTCAATTGGAAACTTTTCAAAGAACATGGTGCAAAAGGTTCTTGTACGTGCAACATTCATCCTTGCTTAAAGGATGATGAGCATATCATTTCTACTATGAATGAACTGTGTGATTATATCAGAGAGAATTATGATATGGAGGATATTATATGAGTGATTACAGATATATGAGAGTTATTCGATGCAAAGTCGATTTGGATAAAATATCAGCATCTTCATTATGGGACTTAGAAGATAAATTCACGGATTTATTTGATATGAATCTACCAAGATATTTTGAAAAAGCTGTTGTAGAGGACGATGAGTATTTAGATTATGTTCTTGAATCCAAAATTGATGACAATGGTGGCGACTGGGGAAAATCACGATACCTTACTGAGAATGAAGCAAATAAATTTTTGCCACTATTCAAGCAAATACTCCCTGATATAAAGAAAGATAATCTAAGAGCAGTAGAATTTTGTTGGTATGATTGTAGTGAAGCTCCATTATATTATGATGTAGACGAAGAGGAGTGGTTATAAAAGCCAATGAAAGACGGATTTCTTTTTAACACAATATATAGTGTATATATAACATAAAAACATACTATATGTTGTACACTGAAACAATAAAAATAACAAAATAGGAGGATTTATGAGTTCAAGAGATAATTCATATGCAAATACAGACAAAAAGACATTGTTTTTATCTGATTATGTAGACAACGAATCTATTGGTAAATTAACATGGAGCATTTTACAACAGATTCGAGAAGATGATGAGAAAGATGAGAAAGAAAAAGATTATAAGCGTGAACCAATTAAACTATACATCAACTCGTATTGTGGATCTATTTATGATATGTGGGGATTAATTGATGTCATTCTTAATAGCAAAACTCCAATATATACATATTGTACAGGATGTGCAATGAGTGCAGCTTTTGAGATTTTCTTAGCAGGACATAAAAGATTTTGCTACAAACATTCAACATTTATGTACCATCAGATGAGTTATTGGAAAAGTGGTAAATATCAGGATTTAGTAGAAGACAGAGAAGAAATGGACTGGCTGAATAAAAAGAGTGAAGAATATGTAATCGACAGAACAAATCTTATAAAAGATGATATTAAGGAGATTCGTGAAAAGAAGAAAGATTTCTATATTCATTCTGATGAGGCAATCAAGTACGGAATTGTCGATGAAGTTTTGTAAAGAATAATAGAAAATATTGAGGTGTTGAATATGGTTTATGGAGTATTTGGCGGTTGTTATAGTGACTGGTATGTAGTCGGATATTTCACCAATCGTCAAGATGCAGAAAAATATTGCTGTGTATGTGGTAATGGTGATTATTATGTAAAGCCATTAAAAGATTTAACTGATGAAAAAGATTTGTCAAAAGTATCTTTAAAATATTGTCATGAAGTTTTATTTGATTGTAAAGATGATGAAAACAGATGGGTTATGAGAGAAGAACCTGAAAGGTACAATTGCTATATTGATAATGATTTAAGATGTAATAGCGTAAGACAAGGAACGTTGTATAGGAATAATTGGGTGTGCTTTAGTATAAATATTGATCACGATAACAGAAAATTAGCAGAAAAAATTGCTCAAGACTATTTAGCTGAACTTCGTTCTTATGGAGATGGAAAAATTTATGAAAAGAATATTGAATTGATGAATGATAAATTCGCAGCACCATTCAAGGAAAAAGAGAGAATAAGAAAAGAAGAAGAAATTAGACAAAAAGAACTTGCAGAATTAGAAAGATTAAAGGCTAAGTATAATGCATAATAAACGACAGTTTCTTTGGAAGATTGGAGGTAATAAATGAGAGTAGCATTAACAGGTCATAGACCTCAGAGATTAGGATTACCAGACGATGAATTAGATCTTAAATGGGCAAAAATAGGTCATTGGATATTTAATCAGATTTTAGATGTTTCTGATGTGTATTGTGGAATGGCTAATGGTTCAGATATTTTAATTGGTCTAAATACTTGTGTGATAAAAGAAAGTTATAGAAGTATTTCTAAAGAATTTGAAAAGAACAGAGATTTAAAATTACACTGTATTTTACCTTGCAAAGATTATAATTCATCAAATAAATATTACAGCAAGCTCAAAAACGAAGCTGATGAATGGATTGAATTAGCTGATAAATTCTATAAAGGTTGTGACAATGTGAGAGATCAATATATGGTTGATCATTGTGATGTACTTCTTGCAATTTGGGATGGCAATAAATCTGGTGGTGTTTGGTCAACAATTCGTAAAGCACAGAAAGCAGGTAAGAAGATTATTTACTGTCCAAAAGAGATTTTAGAAGGAGAATAATATAGTAGCAAGAATCCATTATTTCTTGTGAAGAGATTAAAAGAAAAAATAGGAGAATTAAAATGAAAACAGTTTTTAACTGGTTTGGTGATGATTGGAAGAGAGTAAAGAATCATTGTAGAACCACGGATAATAAAGATTTTACAGAGAACGAAGCAACAGATACTTTTAAAAAGAAGTTGCTTATATCTGAACATTCGCCAATTAGATTACTTGAATTTGATTGGTCATGGAAAAGTATTTATTATTGGCTGAGTACAGAATGGTCAAGACATAAATTTGAAAAATTTATTAGTTCGCAAAGAGATGATAGATTGGTTGATGATACTCCACGAGGAAAGAAACCACAAGATGCATTGGTAAATTTTGATGGATATGCTAATGAACAGAATCTTATTGACTCATGGAGAAAAAGATTATGTGGAAATGCTACACCTGAAGCGATTGAATTAGCAGAAGATTTTAAGATTGAACTACATAAAACTCATCCATTAGAATCAGATGTTTTAGTGCCTAATTGCATTTATAGGGCAGGGTGTCCTGAGTTTGGTTGCTGTGGTAAGATTACTGAATTTATAAAATGGGCAAGGGATAATAGCAAGGAAATTAATTGGCTTAATATTCAAAATAGGTATGATTTATACAATGAATGGTTTTATTCAACACATGATTAAATGTTCATTTCTTTGCATGAAAGGAGGACATGGGATGAGATTGATATTAATTGAACTGATGATAAAAGACAGAAACTATGCAGAAAAGAACGGTTTTATGGATATGTTTTATGAACGTCAGCACTTGATTGATGTAATTAAAAAGCAACCAACTGCCTATAATGTGGACAACGTTATAGAACAATTAAAAAGACGACACGGAATTGTGAGCAGTTGCAGCATAGATTATGCAGAAGGATTAAAAGATGCATATGAAAGAGCAATTAATGTTGTGAGATTAGAAATAAATAAGGAAGGTGATTAATATTAGAAATCCAGCACGTATAGATAAATTTACAACAGAATTAAATAGAATATGGAAGAAATATTTTCCTGATTGGAGATACGGACAACTTATGATGAATTTTCTTGGATGGGTATCTTGCGACAAGAAAATTGATCCGTTTTTCATTGAGGAAAATAAGATGCTTACATATTTAAAAGAATATTGTGGAGAGGAAGTGGATGATGAAAACAGTAATTAGTTTATTTAAACAGATACAATCTACGAGCAGTTTAAATGAGAAGAAAATGATTATCAATGACAATAAAGATAATGAATTATTCAAGAAATGTTTAAAATTTCTATGTGATTCTAATATACAAACTGGTTTGTCTACCAAGAAAATTTCTAAGAAAGTTCATCCATCAAATTATATTTTGGCAGAATTTGAAGATGTTATACAATATTTGAAAACTAATAATACAGGAACAGATTATGATATTTCAATGATACAAAGTTTTATCAATGAGCAACCTAAAGAATATCGTAGTTTTTACATAGACTTAATTACAAAGAAATTTCGTCTTGGATGTGATAAGAAAGTCGTCAATAGTGTTATTCCTGGCTTAATCCCATCTTGGGACGTACAGCAGGCTTATCCTATATCAGAAAAGAATGAACCAAAAGACGGTGAATGGTTTGCTTTATCCCAGAAACTCAATGGTAATAACTGCGCATATTATAAAGGACAGTTAGTTAGCCGACAGGGTAAACCATTTACAGGTCTTGACCATATTATTAAAGATATTGAACAATTACCTAAACATGAAAATTATATGTTTAATGGTGAACTAATTCGTAAAAACTATGATAATCTTTCTGACAATGACAACTTCCAAATTGGAACTGGTATTATCAATTCTGATGAATCTGACAAGTCTTGTATTAAATTCGTAATCTATGAATGTATTCCAAATGAAGAATTTGAAAATGGCGAGAGCAAATTAAAATATAAAGCTCGTAGAGAACAAATTTTAAATCCACTAATATCAGCGATTTCTCGCTTAAATACAGATAATCTTGAAGTTGTTCCTATTATATATGAAGGAACTGATAAATCAGTTATTCCATTATTACTTGATAAAGCAGATAAAGACGGTTGGGAAGGTCTTATGCTTAATAAGGATACTAAATGGAAGAATAAGCGCAACAACGGGATTCTTAAAATCAAGTCATTTAAGCATTCTGATATTCGATGTACTGAAATTATTGAGGGCGATGGTAAATATAAAGGTACATTGGGATTAATTAAATGTGATTATAAAGGGAATGATCTTGGTGTAGGATCTGGATTTACAGATAAGCAGCGAGATTATTATTGGAATAATCCTGATGAGATTATAGGAAAAATTGTGCAAATTAAATTCAAAGCAGAAACTAAAAATAAAGATGGTGGAATTTCAGTTCAGTTCCCTATTTTCGAAATTGTGAGAACCGATAAAACAGAACCATCTTACAACTAATTGAAAGGAGGAGACATGAGCAAATTAAAAGATAAAATGTCAGGCAATATCTTACTAATCATTGGATTTATTATCATTATAATACTTGCATATGCTATAAGTTGGATTGCAACTTGTGGCATCATCAAACTTATTACATTATGTTTTGGGTGGACATTTAGATGGTCTGTGTCCACAGGCATTTGGTTAGCGTTGATTTTGGCAAGAACAGTTTTCAAACCATCGAGCCAGTAAAGGAGGAATTTTATTTTTATACGAAAGTTAAAAGAAATATTAAAACGAGACACATTTTATTGTGTAATGTTGATGATTGCAATTATTCTACTGATTGTAAATATTATTATTTTACATCATGTGGACAAAGCAGTAGATCAAACATATAACAAATCGTCAAAAGAAGTCGATCTTATCATTGAAGATCCAAATAATGACATTCAACCAATTCTTATTTATTCAAATCCAGTATCGGATTATGAAGTATCTAATGAGCCAAGAATTATCGAAATAGAAGATTATGGCATTTCTGAAATTAAAATTGAAGAAACAATCGAAACAGAAATCATAAATGATATTCCAACCACAATTGAAAAAGAGAATATAGAAATAACATATAACTCAGATAGTGTACTGACAGCTTCTAAAGGTGTGAATTATTACAATGGGAATAAAGAAACATATTATAACTTAGATATGTCAGGTTGTGTATCTATTATGAGAAATATGGGGAACACTGATGAATATTGGGTAAGAGAAGATGGCTGCAAAATGCTTGGAAATTATATTATGTGTGCAGCTAATCTTGATGTACATCCACGAGGATCATTAGTAGAAACAAGTTTAGGGACTGCAATTGTCGTTGATACTGGTGGATTTGCTGACAGCAATCCAAATCAAATTGACATTGCGGTTAACTGGTAAGGAGGTATACATATATGCATAAAGTATTTTGTATTATTGGACGAACTGCATCTGGTAAATCAACAATTGTGAGTGCAGTTGCAAAAGATATGAAGTTAAAAGTCTTGAAATCTTATACGACAAGAGCAAGGCGTAAGAATGAAGTTGGAAAACATTGTGATCACACATTTATTTCTGCTGACGATGTAAATAAATATATGGATGACATGGTTGCCTATACAGAAAGATCAGGCTATTGTTCTTTCGCAACAGAGTCACAGTTAATGAATTCTGACTTATATATCATTAATCCAAGTGGTTATTCAGACTTAATTAACACGACAAAAGATATTCCGAGTCTACAGTTGATTGACATTTGGATTGACTGTGATACTGACCAGTTACAGCTTCGATCGAAGAAAAGATCTACAGCAGATAATTGGCAAGCTAATTACATAAAAGAAGAGGAAGAGTTTAATAAGATTTATTCTAATATTGATCCAAAACATTCATATCATGTAGACAACAATGGAGATATATCAGAAGCAATTGGAAAAGTCGAAAGTATTATATTATATGAGCAGCATTTAGCTTAGAGGTGGTGAGAGAGAATGTTTGAGAGTTTCTGTAAGCATAAATCTTACAAAATAATCAGATGTGAAAAGAGTGAACATAAATATACATGTCAGTGCATGAAATGTGGCAAGCAGTTTGAACTGCCAAAAGCACCTGATGAGATGTATACAATTGGACAGGTTGTAAAACTATGGTAAGGAGGTAAATATGTTTAAAGAGTATTGGATTGAATTAGATACCATTGATGGAGCAAAGCGATTAAATGCAATTGCACTCAGTTATGAAGAAGATATAGATATTATTAAGGGTAGGTATGTCATTGATGCAAAATCAATTCTTGGTATCTTCAGCTTGGATATTTCGAAGCCAGTGAAAATAAAGATTCATTCTGATGATCTATCCGTATTGGATAAGTTCTATCAGGATATTAAAGATTTTGTTTTGTAAAATATTATATATAAAGAAGAGGTGATTTTAGTGGGTCGAATATGTGATTTGTATATCGATTATGACTGATGGGTGCATAGTTAATACGATTAAAGCCATATGTGAGATGTACAATGAAGATTTTAAATATTATAAAAAATTTAAGCGTATTGATTGGTGGGAAATTAATACGTGGAATTTTGAAGAGTGTAATTGTGCTAAACCATCATATATTGATTCATATTTTAATCAACCAAGATTTTTCCGATATATAGAATATATGGATTATGCAAAAGAGATGTTAGATAAACTGAAAGAAACTTATAAGATAAGTATTGTTTCTGCTGGTTATAGTCCAAATCTATATGGCAAATCAATTTGGATTAAGGAGAATTTACCTTATTGTGATTTTATAGGAGTTAATTTGAAACAATATAAAAATAAAGGACATATAGATATGAGTAATGGTATTTTCATTGATGATTCTTATAATAATTTAATTACATCAAATGCAATGATTAATATATGTTTTGGAGATATATATACATGGAACAAAGATTGGCAAGGTATAAGATGTAAAAAATGGCATGATGTTAATGATTTTTTAGGAGGTTTAGTTAAGTAGTGAAATATATGACAAGCCATGAGTTAGCGAATGAATTATTGAGTAGACCTGATCATATGATAACCGCAACACATGGAAACAGAGAATATAGTATTAGAGATTATCAGATGGCAGTAGATTACCGCAACTATGATGACTCAACAACTTATTGGACTCTGAATTTGTGCTCAGAGAGAATTATATAAGAAAGGAATGTATATGAGCATTGCATTAATAGGGCAAGAATGTAGTGGTAGACATACTGTGTTAAATGAATTATTGACTATGGGATACGATACCATTAGATATTATACGACAACTCCTGATTATGGATACGATAATAACTATCATATTAGTGACAAAGAATTCTGTGAAATGATTGATAGTGACCAGTTCCTATATTGGGAAGCTTTTGAAACAAATGATGGCATTAATTATATCGGAACTAAATATTCTGATTATGCTGGTGGAAATAAAGTTGTCATAGTAGAAGATATGGCAAAGTTACATACATTAGTTTCGTACTTTCCAGAATTTAAGTCTATTTATTTAAAGGTAGATAAACATGAAATTAATCATCGAATAGTGTCTATATATACTACAAAAGATGCCGTTAAAAAGGTGAAAAAACGTAACAAGAAATTAAAGATGAGAAATCAAGGGATGGAAACACTTGCTGATTGTATAGTTGATAATTATGGCAGATTACCTTATCAAACAGCAGTGATATGTAAGTGTTTTGATCAAGAGTAGGTGGAAAGGTTGAATTCTTATGGAATCAGGAAAGGAGATAAAATGAACGTTAGTAAAGCAGAATATGAAGTAAAAACAGCAATGACAAACGATTTATTAAAAGCAGAAGAGTATATCAATTCGCTTGGTGTTGAAACAAGGAAACCAGGCAATGATGACGAATTTAGAAGTATGTACGATGTGTTGAGTGACATTGTGACAGTATGGAACAATAATCCAACGATCGGCAAAGATGTAGAAGAGTTCTTAGCTGGTAATCCTGAGACTTCTGATGAATTTCTAACCCACTATAATTTGGACGGAATTATGAGAAACAGATAGGAGGATATATATATTGACAAAAGTAATTAAAAGAGATTGTACAGAAGTTAATTTTGATAAATCAAAAATCTCAGTAGCAATTCTTAAAGCAATGAAAAATGGTTCAGGTATTGTAAAACAAAAGATTGCAGAAGATATTGCAGACGAGATTGAAAATGAATGCAAGGATAAAGACGAAGTAAGCATCTCTGATATTGAATCAATGGTTTATGATAAATTGATTACTAAAAAGCAGAGACTTACTGCAAAAGCATACGAGGGATATAGAAGTATTCGTGAGTTTCAGAGAGAAAATGAGAATACAACAGATGAAGAAATTAATAGCCTATTGGATGATGATAATGAGTATTGGTTACACGAGAATGCCAATAAAAATCCAATTTTAAATCCTACAAAACGAGATTATATGGCAGGAATTATAAGCACAGATGCTACAAAAAGATATTTATTGTCTCCTGAAATTATTCAAGCTCATAATGAAGGTATTATTCATTTTCACGATGCAGATTATTTTGCTCAACATATGCATAACTGTGGGTTAGTTAATTTAGAAGATATGCTTCAAAACAACACAGTAATTAGTGAAGTGTTAATCGAAAAACCTCATGCATTTTCTACGGCATGTAATATTGCCACACAAGGAATTGCACAAATTGCCAGTAATCAATATGGTGGACAGAGCATATCTTTAGCTCATCTTGCTCCATTTGTTAATGTGAGTAGAAAATCAATCAGAAAGAATGTAACAGAAGAATTATATGATAATGGATTGATTAGTGACTATAATGAAGACCTTGCAGAAGTCGTTAATATAACAAATAAACGATTAAAAGAAGAAATAGAAAAAGGTGTTCAAACAATCCAGTATCAGTTGGTCACGCTTATGACAACAAATGGACAAGCACCTTTTATCACAATTTTTATGTATCTGAACGAAGCAAAAAACGAATATGAGAAAGCTGACTTGGCAATGTTAATTGAAGAAATGCTTCACCAGAGAATTCAAGGGGTAAAAAATGAAGATGGCGTTTACATCGCTCCTGCATTTCCAAAGCTTATTTATGTATTAGAAGAAGATAACATTACAGAAGATTCTAAATATTGGTATCTTACAGAATTAGCTGCTGAATGTTCATCTAAGAGACTTGTCCCTGATTACATATCCGAAAAAATGATGCTTGAATTAAAAGGTGATGTCTATACATGCATGGGCTGCCGAAGTTTTCTGACCGTTGATAGATTTACAGATAAAGTAGGGAATATTGCACACGCAAAGAACTTTGATCCAAGCAAACACAAATATTATGGACGATTTAATCAAGGTGTTGTAACAATTTCTCTTCCAGATATTGCTTTCTCATCTGACGGAGATTTTGATAAGTTTTGGGAAATCTTTGAAGAAAGAACGGAATTATGCCATAAAGCATTAAGAGCAAGACATGAGCGATTACTTGGTACGTCTTCTGATGTAGCACCTATTCTATGGCAGCATGGAGCATATGCTAGATTAAAGAAACATGAGAAAATCGACAGACTTCTTTATGATGGTTATTCTACAATATCACTTGGTTATGCTGGTTTATATGAATGTGTAAAATTTATGACTGGTCACTCTCATTCGGATGAAGGAATTGGCGAAGAGTTTGGATTAAAGGTTATGCAGGCGTTAAATGATAAATGCAATCAGTGGAAACAAGCTGAAAACATTGACTATAGTTTGTACGGAACACCGCTGGAAAGCACAACTTACAAATTTGCAAAGTGCCTAAAATCTCGTTTCGGTAGCGATATCTTTAAAAAATTAGATGGGTTTGATAGAAATTATATTACTAATTCATATCACATTCCTGTCTTTGAACATATCACGGCATTTGAAAAGTTAAGAATCGAATCAAAATTCCAAAAATTAAGTCCAGGAGGAGCAATTTCATATATCGAAGTACCAAGTATGAGTCATAATATTCCTGCTATATTAGAAGTTATTAAGTTTATTTATAACAATATCATGTATGCAGAAATTAACACAAAGAGTTGTTATTGTGAAAAATGTGGCTTTGATGGTGATATTCCTCTTGTATCAGACGAAAATAATAGACTTAAATGGGAATGTCCTAGCTGTGGGAACACTGACAATACAACAATGGATATAGCATTTAGAGTTTGCGGTTATATTGGTACTGCAAAAAATGGTGGTAATCAGGGTAGGTATGGTGATATTCATGATCGTGTTTATCATTTGGACGACATGGAATATACGGAGGATTAAATATGAGATATTCAAGTATACGTAATCTTGATATTTCTAATGGAGAGGGAGTTGGAGTCTCCCTCTTCGTTCAAGGATGTCCGTTCCATTGTTTCAATTGTTTCAATTCTGAAACATGGGATTTTAATGGTGGTAAAGAATGGACAGAAGAAATAAAAGATAAATTTATGAAAATAATTGATAGACCATATATTAAACGAGTATCATTCCTTGGTGGTGAGTGCCTAGCTGAACAGAATTTAGATGGGGTTTTAGATTTAATTAAGGAAATCCGTATTTCTTTTCCTAAGAAAACTATCTGGTTATATACAGGATATGAATTATCAGAGATTGTAAAGCAAGAACAATACGAGAAAGTTAGTGGAATACCTAGTGTTTGGTCAAAACGATGGGAAATAATTTCCAATGTAGATGTGCTCGTTGACGGAGAATATATAGATGAGCAAAAAGACCTCACGCTCAAGTGGAGAGGTTCAAAGAATCAAAGGGTAATTGATGCAAAACAATCTCTCGCTCAGAACAAAGTAGTTTTATATTGTGATTAAATTAAAAGGAGGTATAACCTTATGGCAGTAGCAATTATAACATTTTTTCTTGGTTGCATTCTCGGTATAACCGTTGCATCATTATGTAGTGCAGCCAAAACAGGTGATGATCTTATATCATCATACACAGAAGAAGGTGAAGAAAAATATCATATCTAATAGAGAAGTTTAAAGGCATTTATCGGATCAAAGCACCAATAGATATAAATACAAATGATTTCCCACGCAAAATTAATGGACAATATGAAGATATAGATCTATATATCGACTGTCAGTTTGGCAATAAAGTATTCTACCAAGGCAATAGCACTTTATTAGCATATATTCCATCAATCGGACGTGGCAGAAATATTATTCAAAAGATTCAAGAAACAAATCCATCAATTATATATAATATAGAAGAAACAGATGAAGAAATCCTATTTGAATTCAAATATGTCAATTCTGACAAGATTATTCCATTGTTAAAACCTAGAACCAATGGTGCAAATATATCACCATTCTCAAGCAAGAATTTACCACGAAATAATGAATATAGATTACCAGATGAAGCATTGAATAACTATAAAGAAATAATCCAAAATATACCCCCAAACAAGCTTCTCAGTATTAATGTTATACAGAATTCTTTTATTAAGTCGTTGGTATCAAAGAAACATCCATTATCCGAAATAAAAGCTGATATGAGATTAAAAGGATTACGTGGTAAGGAATACATACATTCTATTGGCAAGTGGGATAAATATATTAAATATTTAAAGGAGAACTTATAATATGGAAACAATTAAGATCAAGTATTTTGACGATGAGATAGATAAAATTGAAAAGATTAGCAAAGGGGATTTAATTGATCTTCGTGCTGCCGAAACAGTAGAAATGAAAAAGGGTGAATTCCGGCTAATTTCTCTTGGCGTAGGCATGAAGTTACCTAAAGGTTACAAAGCAAATGTGTACCCAAGAAGTAGTACATATAAGAATTTTGGCATTATTCTAGCAAATAATGTTGGTCAAATAGATAATAGTTACAGCGGAGAGAATGATTGTTGGAAATTCCCAGCTATTGCTATGAGAGATACCATAATTCATAAAAACGATCGAATTTGTCAGTTTGAGATTCAGAAGATTCAGCCTGAGATTGAATTCGTAGAAGTTGATCACTTGGATGATGAATCAAGAGGTGGAATTGGGTCTACTGGAACAAATTAAAGAGGTGAGCATATATAGAACAAACAGTGGAAATTAAGGATAAGATTAATCTTACCATTAAAGAAGCATCGATATACTCTAATATTGGAGAAACTACAATTAGAAAACTATTATCCGCAACGGCATGTCCTTTCTTATTAAAAGTGGGTAATAAACAGTTAATTAAAAGAAATGAATTCGAGAAATATTTAAATAGTAAGCATTTTATATGAGATTGATATAACAATAAGAATCTTTGTGTGGTATAATACATACACGCAGAGATTCTTTGCCTTATATAAAGGAGGAATTACGATTGGGCAAAGATCTAAAAGGAAAAGAATTAGGGCAAGGTATTGTCCAAAAAAAGAGTGGTAGATACGAAGCAAGATACGTTGATCGTTTTGGCAAAAGAATATCGATTTCAGGCAACGATTTAAAAGATGTCAAAAAGCGATACAATGAAGCCTTATATGAAGATGATAAACAAATAAACATTAGAGAAAGTGTCACACTAGATGAGTGGTATAAAGAATGGATGAATGTTTATAAGTTTGATGTGATACGTGAAAATACAAAGAAATATTACAACACAGTATACAAAAAGCATATATCACCTTATCTTGGAATGTTCAATTTAGCAGATATCACTCAATATCAAATTAAAAAGAGGCTCAAAGAGTTAAAAGAGAATGGATACAAATTTGAAACTTGTAATAAAGTAAAAATCTTACTGGTTGATATTTTTAATAAAGCTCTTATTAACGAATATGTGCGAAGAAATCCAGCGAAAGGAATTACTTTAAAAAGAGATGAGAAAAAAGATATTAGAGTATTAACCAGAGAAGAACAAGTAACCTTCTTCGATTGTTGTAAAGGCACATTCTACGACAATCTATTCGTGACTGCCGTATCAACAGGAATGCGAATTGGAGAACTTGCAGCGTTAAAATGGGAAGATATTGATTGGGATCATATGGTCATCAATGTCAGAAAAACGCTTGTATACCAACAATACGAAGGTGATGCCAAAAAGGATTTTCATTTTGAAGACCCTAAGACAAATACAAGTACAAGAAAGATACCAATTAATAGACAATGTGAATTAGCCTTAAAGAAGCAGTTCATGCAAAAAAGAGCCGTAGCATCCAAACAGCCAATTACTAAAACTGTTAGGGAAGATTGTGCAGATTTGTTATTCACAACAAGATTTAACACACCTTTAAATTCTCAAATCGTATGTGATGCAATCAACAAAATTATTGAAGAGATTAATCTAACAAAAGACTATTTAGATGAAATGGAATCATTTTCTGCACACTGTTTTCGCCACACATTTGCTACACGTTGCTTTGAAGCTGGTATCGCACCAAAGACAGTACAAAAATATCTGGGACATGCTACATTACAAATGACAATGGATCTCTATACATCTGTTATGCCACAACATATGGAGACAGAGATGAATAAATTTGCGGATGTACTTGACACCATATCACAATCGGGTGATAATCTTGTCGAAGAACAATACAAAAATACCGTCCATAATGCTAAAATAACTGTTTTTCGTGGAGACTCAATGGTGGTATAACTGGTGTTAGTGGAGACAAATGTTCACAGAATGGCTTAAAATAAGCATTTGTTAAGTGCCGATTTTAACCTCAAGAGTTTCTTATTATGTCTACCAGATAACCCCATATCTGTGGACAGAGAAGAAAGAAAACAAATAATATCTCCACAGCTAAAGACATTGTTATATTTTTTGATTTTCGTATTGCTTTTCGGGCAGATGGAGATTACACGGAGATTTTACATGATTATATGGAGATGAAACAGATGAAAAAACAAATGAGACTATTGCTGTGTTGCCTTATATTTGTATTGATGGCATCCGGTGTGTCATTTACCGCAGAAGCAGCAACACCAAAGAAAACGAAACTGACGCAGGATGAGGAAACACATACATTTTCAAATGCAAAGGATGGATCATTCCGGTATGATTATGCTGTAAAGTCTGATTATTACAGAGGCGTGGCGGTCGATGAGAGTACAAAGATCCGTTATATGCTGATCGATTACGGTGACAGATTATGGGCAGTTGTAGCAGATGGAGACAGTGAGTGGACCGGTTCCTATGATACTTCTTCTTATCTTGCCAATATGTCCACAAGCTTTAAGCCATCTACAACGAAGACGGTACTTCAGATCAAGAAGAATAAGACGGGAAATACATATCTGGAAAATGGCTTTTATTATGCAGATGATTATTCGATCCTGACAACCGGATTTTCCATGGATACTTATTATATCAATGGCGCAAAGGCAAAGGGCGTAAAAGAGATCGACGGTGTTTATTACTTCTTCCAGAAGGGAAAGCAGGTGACAAAGACCGGTTGGTACCAATCCGGTAAGACATATGTCTATGTATCAAAGAAGCAGGTGAAATATCGTTTTAACGGTCTCGTTTGTTATCAGTACAAGGCAAGTGGTAAGAAGCGCGTTACAAACAAGTTTCTTACGATCAATGATGTAGAGTATCGATTTGATAAAGCCGGGAATCTGGAACAGGGCTTTCAGGAAATAGCCGGAGAGTACTATTATTTTCAGGATGGACGCGCAAGAACCAACTATTATAAAAAAGTTGGAAAATACGGCTATTATTTTGGAGCGGACGGAAAAGCGGTAAGAAATACATGGGTGAAGCTTAAGAAGATAGATCGCTATTTTGCGGCAAGTGGACATAATACCAGAATCTTCTATGCGGCTGATTATACAAAGGCAGATAAAGCCGGAAGATATATGCTTTATAAGAACAAGAAATGGTCATATGCGGCAGATGGAATCCATAAGATCAATGGGGTATATTATTACTTTAAGAAGTCGAAGCTTGGAACAACGTCCTGTTGGTATGATAAGAATGACACAACCTCTTATTATATGAAGAAAGGCACGGTTCTTTACAAACGTGTTTACAAAGATAATACATATAGATTTTATCAACTGATAAATAACAAATGGAAGAAAGCAAAGAATATCTGGACTCCTGCAAAGAAAGGCGAGATTCATTATTATAATGAAGATGGTGTGTTGCAGTACAAGTATTTTACCGAAAAATATAAGACCGGTGCTTATCAGAAAACAATGTGGTGTCATAACACAGATACAAACAGATGGCAGAAAATGAAGAATATGCTCGTGTCATACAAAACAGATTATTACTATGCCGGTTTGGACGGCAAGCTGTTAACAGGGGAAGGCTGGCATACGATAGATGACTGGTCAGCAGTGTATACAGATGCTGCAGGCAAAGTGGCCAAGTATATATATTATGATGCGGAGCAGGATTGTTCTGTCTATAAGCAGGGAATATATCTTAATGAACCTGTGACCGGGCTTGTAACAGTACAGATAAATGGTAAAGATGTATACTATCTGATCGGTGAAAGCGGAACCGCAACGACCGGTAGTCAGGAGATCGGTAATTATATCTATGATTTTGATCGTTATGGAAGAGCATATACAAGACGGCTTGAGGGCACACTCTATTGGAATACCGATGAATGGATGGCACGAGTGATCAATACATATCTCGGTAAGACAAATATCCCATGTAATGTATTTGCCGATCAGGCATATGCACTTGCCGGCGGAGATAATCCTGTTTTTAAGTTGGCTGTGAAATATACAGATGAGGTGACAGGTGGTATTATTCTGGATCGTATGTATACAGGAACGGAATGGGGCGGTACTGCGACGATTTCAGCTAAGCTGACACTTTCAGATGGTACGAATTGGTTAGAACCTGATTCAGTTGTACTGAATTCGAATGTAACACCATTTTCATATGATGCACTTACTCCGGGAGATATGATCATATATTATAAGGGTAAGAGTAAAGAAGCTAGCCATGTATCGTTATATCTTGGTAAATTTGAAAATGCACAGGCAGTAAAGGATTATCTTGTGAAGATAGGAATATCCAAGAAGAAAGCAGAAGCTTGTGTAAAAGACTGGGGTACTTATTATGGAAATGACGGAACCTACTGGTGTATCCATGGCGGCATGGGAAAGACGAGTCAGGTGTATATCAGTAACAGCGTCTATTGCATACCAGCTTCAAACAATACAAATACATATGCAAGAAAGATCGTAAATGTTATTGATTAAAGAATATATGTAGTTTTATGTTATATTTTAGAAAAAGCATTAGATGACAGATTTGTTGATGTTGTGTATAACAGACAACATCGGAAGTCTGTATCTAATGCTTTTTATTAGATTGGAATTATAAAGTACAGACAAAAGGGGAGGGACATTTACTCCTCGGAAGATAATTCTTCCCATTGTTCATACAATGTGTTCAGCTCTTCTTCTACGGAGTTTCGTTCTTTCGTCAGATCATTTAACAGTGCAACATTTGTTGCATTTTCAGGAACCAGAAATTCTTCATCAATTTCAGCCAGATGATTTTCAAGCTGTTCGATCTTGTCTTCCAGTTTTTTCAGATCATTTGCTTTTTTACGAAGTCTTGCCTGTTCGGCTTTGTTTTCCTTCCAGGAGAGCTTTGCCTGAGATTCCGGCTGCTTTTCTTGAGAGACAGTATCAGAAACCGGTGCAAATGCCTGCTTTCCGGTGGAAGCCGGCTGGACTCTGTGACTTTCGTAGTAATCATAGTTTCCGATATAATTCGTCAACTTCTTGTCCTTTAATTCGATGATCCTTGTTGCTGTCTGATTGATAAAATATCGATCATGAGATACATAAAGGACTGTTCCCGTATAGCTTCGTATCGCTTCTTCAAGGATCTCCTTGGATGTGATATCCAGATGGTTGGTCGGCTCATCGAGAATCAGGAAGTTTGCAGATGAGAGCATCATTTTAGCAAGGGATACACGACCTTTTTCGCCACCGCTCAAGTCAGCGATCCGCTTGAATACATCCTCTCCGGTAAACAGAAAGGCGGCAAGAACATTTCTGATCCTGGTATTGGTCAGGTCAGGGTAGGCGTTGCTGATCTCGTCAAATACAGTATTGTTCATATTCAGGACCTGATGCTCCTGATCGTAGTAACCGATCTTGACACGGGAGCCTAAGATTACGGTTCCGGCATCCTTTGGAACAAGCTTGTTGATGATCTTTAAGATCGTAGTCTTACCGGTTCCGTTTCCGCCGATCAGGGCGACATGCTCACCTCGTTTGATCTCCATATTCAGATCGGAGAACAGATTATACTGTTCAAATGCTTTGGACAGTCCTTCGATCGTAAGTACATCTTCACCGCTGATAACGGATGGTTCCAGTGTCAGCCGCATCTCGCTGTTTAATTCGGTTGGCTTGTCCAGACGTTCCACACGGTCTAACATCTTTTCACGGCTTTCTGCCCGCTTGATCGATTTTTCACGGTTGAACTGCTTGAGCTTTGTAATAACTTCTTCCTGATGTCTGATATCTGCCTGCTGGTTTAAGTAGGCTTTCATCATATTTGCCCGGATCTCAGCACGTTTTTGAGAGAAGTAGGTATAGTTTCCGTTATATACGGTGCTATGACCACGATCGAGTTCTACGACCTTTGATACGATCTTATCCAGAAAATAACGGTCGTGGGAGACGAGGATCACACTTCCCTGATAGCCTGTCAGAAAGGTTTCAAGCCAGCTGATCGAATCCATATCCAGATGGTTGGTCGGCTCGTCCAAGATGATGATGTCCGGTTTTGTAAGCAGAAGTCTGCCGAGAGAGAGACGGGTTTTCTGTCCGCCCGATAAGGTATCGGTATGACGATCGAAATCTTCTTTGGAGAAGCCAAGTCCCCTTAATACTCCGGTGATCTCGCTTTCATAGGCGTATCCGTTTTTATATTCAAATTCATGGGTATAACGATTATAGGTCGAGAGAGCAGCGTTCAGTTCATTACCGGTCAGTGTTGTCATATCCTGTTCCAGTTTGCGGATCTTATCCTGAAGCTCGATCACGGGCTTCATGGCATCCTCCATCACGCCGTATACCGTATCGTCATAGAAAATATCCTGATGCTGGGAGAGGTAGCCGATCGTACGGTCTTTAGATAACACAATCTGCCCGGAGTCTGCTTCTTCTTCCTGCATAATGATCTTTAATAATGTTGTTTTGCCTGCACCATTGATACCAACAATCGCCATTTTCTCCTTATCTTCAAGATGAAAGGATACATTATCGAGAATTACGTTGGTTCCGAATGCTTTACTTATATTTTGACAATCGAGAATCAT